TATATATCTATTATCTATTATCTATATTACCATACTATATATTGTATATATATCTATCTATATATCTTGTATACATGTACTAGATATAGTATATAGATATAGTGTATATGTATATTGGTATAGTGGCGGTAAACTCTACACGCTACAACCTCACACGATCCAGACCATACGAAAAAACTTTAAAAAACACTTGACACATTTATTATTGCGTGATAATATACAATCACAACAAACAAACAGACACAGCAAAACGGAGGAAGAAAAAATGTTAGCATACGTTGATGCAATCGTGAGAGAAAACACAATAACAGTTGATGGTTACACAACCAATAAAACAGAGCGTGGTGTTATCAAAGATGCAGCGAGAGCTATTGAAAAATATGACAAGGAAGAAGCAAAAGCATTATTGAGCTTTTTAGAATGGGGAATTGATGAATACAATACACCTTTTGTAAAAGCTGCGAATAGTGACGGCGGTTATTTCTTTGAGTATGAAGAAGTACCATGCGCCACAAAATACAACGAAGAGACAGACGAGGCAGAATATAAAGAAAGATATCACAACTATTTTTGTATTAGATTTGTACGATAAACAAACAAAAATAAATGATAGCACTTGACAAAATAAAAAACAGGTGTTATCATTCAATTACAAACAAACACAACTTAAAATACACGGAGGTATTAAAAATGATGCAGTGGAAAAATAATAAAGGTTATACAGTGAGAGAGACAGAGAGATATATCAGAACTTATTTTGTTGATACTAAATACAATAGAATAATGCTGATAGAAGATAAAGAAGATCATGATATGGATAGAATAAAGATTGTTAGATTTGGAACTAAAGAAAAAGATGCTGATATCATAGTTGTTTATAGATATGATGATCCGGCTTTTGTAGAGTCAGTTATAAATGGTTTTATGAAATAAAAAGCGTAAAGAGTCCAGGCAGTAAAAAGCCTGGATTTTTTTATTTTAAAACCACAATCAAACAAAAATAAAAAATATTTATAAAAAGACTTGACAACTTTATTATTGCATGATAATATACAAGTACAAACAACAAACACAACTTAGAAAAATAAACGGAGGTAACGACATGAAATACTTTACAAATTGCGAAACATTAGAGGAACTGAGAAAAGAATATAAAAGACTTGTAAAAGAAAATCATCCAGATAACGGCGGTTCTGAGGATGCTATAAAAGTTATCAATGTAGAATATGAAACAGCATTGAACAACTTAAAAAATGCAGATGAAAACGAAAACGCTTGGAAATATGACCAGGAAAAAGACGAGCTTTTCCGTGATGCATTAAACAAGATCATCAACTTAGAAGATGTTAAAATTGAAATTATAGGTTGTTGGATCTGGGTTACTGGCAATACATACAATGTAAAAGAACTTTTAAAGGCTGCCGGTTTCAAATATTGTGGAAAGAAAAAAGCGTGGAGCTGGCACGCTGGCGAAAGATACTATAAAAAATCTAAAAGGGCTTTAAGCATGGACGAATTGCGCAACCTTTACGGATCAGAAGAAATAGAAAAAAGACATGCTGACAGAATCGCATAGAAACATAAAGCCGGGAGCAATCCCGGCACACTATAAAATAGCTTGAAAGTTGGGAAAGAAAAATTTTTAAAAGAATTTTCAAAAAGGTATTGACAACAAGCAATAATAAATGTATAATACAAACATAAACAAACAACACACAACTTTAAATTATCGGAGGTAAAAATCATGATGAACGCAAGATTAAAAAATGTATTTTCTTTAAGTAGCAAGGTAACAGTTTATGTACCGGCAACGGTTGATATCGACAAGGAAATCGACAACAAGAAATTTGTTGATAGAGCTGCAACACTTCTTTCTGATTGTTTCGGTGGCGCAACCTCAACAGATGCCCTGGGTTACTGGACAAGCCCAACAGCCGGACTTGTAAAAGAGAAAACAACAATGGTTTTCGCTTATGCAAGTGAAAAAGATTTAAGAAACAAGCTGGATCAAGTAATTGATTTATGCGAGGATCTTAAAAAAGAAATGACGCAAGACGCTATAGCGTTAGAGATTAACGGCGAAATGTTTTTCATTTAGTAAAAACAAACCATAATAAATGGGGCAAACCATAAATGGTAAGCCCCTATAAATTGGAGGGCGTGCAATGTATCAGGAATTTAACGAAATCTATTTGAAATATAAAAAGTTTTTACCTCAGAAATTAGCTTTTAAAATGGCATATAAAGCCATTCAAGGGAGGAAATAACATGGTAGTAAAAAATGTTATTAAAGGGCATATGGCACACGATGAAATTGAAAGATTGACTATTATTGATCCTGGTACGGACGATATAGCAATATACGCCGGAACGCTTGAAAAATATATGAACCCATGCGACACGATGAAAAATTATAAAAAAGAAGTGGATAACATGGAAGTTGTAAAGAGTTCTGTAAATTGTGGAAATCAGTTATTTATTATTGTTAAAGGTGGGAAATAATATGTATACAATTCAGGCAACGGACGGAGCAAGAACGCAAGAAAAGCGGTTAAATTGTACAGAGTCGGAAGCAAGAAAGAGAATGCAAGAATATTTTGAAAATGATTATTTAGGTCTTGACTATTTTTTATATGATGCGAACGACAACGAAATAATGAGATTAGAACAATAACGGGAGGCGTGACAATGTTAAAAGAAAATGATCTTGTAAAAGTGCATTTATACGGATGCAGCAACAAAGAAATCAAAACGGGGAACTATAACAAGGTTTTCCGGGTATATCGCAAAAATGGCGTTTTAGGCATTGACTGGAATACATCCAGAAGCCTATACACGAACCACGGCGATATATTTACACCTTTTCGATGTTTTGCGTCTTGTGTAGAGTTTGAGAAGGTAGAAACGGGCGAAAAGTTTTATTTTGATAATATTATCAATGGAATTTCAAAAATTGCGTAAAAGTCGAAAATTAGAGGATCGTTCCGGCGGTTCTCTTTTTTATTACATTAAAATAAAGATTTTTAAAATAATACTTGACAAACAAACAATAATAAAGTATAATACAATTAACAACAAACAACACAACTTTAAATTTAAAAATACGGAGGATCAAGAAAAATGAGAGATGTAAATGTGATCGCTATTGAATGCATGAGAGAACTTGAAAATATCGGGATCAAGTGTGGAAACGTCATTAAAATTGACGTAAACACAAGATCAAAAAAGCGTTGGGGACAATGCCGGAAGATTGGAAACAATTATATTATTGAAGTCAATCAAATTCTTCTTAGAGAAGATACAGACATTGACGGATTGAAAAACACTATAATTCATGAGCTTTTGCATACTTGTAAAGGATGTATGAAGCATACCGGCGAATGGAAACAGTTAGCCGAAAAAGTCAATAGATATTATGGTTATAATATTAAACGTTGTGATAGTGCTGATGAAAAAGGAATCAGTGAAGAACAGAAAGAAAAGATTCAGACAGAAAGAGCAGCAGCAAGAAAAGTTAAATATATTTTTAAATGTACGTGCTGCGGTCAAAAGGTTGAAAGATGTAGAGAAAGCAAATTTACAAAATACCCGGAATTATATAGATGTGCCGTGTGTCATGGAAAATTTGAAAGAATATTTTAAAGAAGCGTAAATAAAGGAGAAAATGCAATGAATAAAATTATGGGATATAATATGGGAATCGTTGATGAATGGGAAAACGTTTTTGAATTGGCTATGATCGTGCCAGGTTTCGCATATTATGCAAATTATGAAGAATCAGACGAAAACGGTAATACAATAGTTGTAAATGATAAAAACGAAATTTTATCGAATAATGTTTTTGCAAATAATGATTTTATGCAAGCATTGGAGCAAGTGAACGCCGGAAAGCTACAAGCGTTATATATTAGCGATAAAATGAAAGAAAATATTGATTTATTGCGTGAGTCTGGTTATTTTGATTCATAATCAATCAAAAATAAATGAAAAACGCTATTGACAAACAATCGAAAATAATGTATTGTATTTATAACAACAAACACAACTTTAAATCATGGAGGTTTTAGAAATGGCAAAATTAACAAGAGATCAGTTAGAAAAATTCAATGGAAAATGCAAAAACGGCTTTTCTTTAGATTTGTTCTTCTTTTACACCTGGGGCGAAAAGAGATGCAAGAAAATCGTGAAAATTGGCGATGATTCAATTATTTATGAGGTAATCGTTGAATTTTATGATAAATATGAAAGTTTCAAGAAAGCCGGAAGCGTGCCGACACTTATTATTAACAAGTGTGTACCGACTGGTACAGATGGCGTTTATAGTGTTCATGAGATCCACCGGGAGGAAGTCGGGGAAATGGCAACAAGAAAGACCGTTAAAATCCTTCAGGAGCTTACAGAAGGATATACAGACGAAAAACTTGTTGATATGATTAAAATGCTGATTGCAGCATAAAAAATGGAGGTTTTGACCATGAAAAAGAAGATTTTGACAATATTATCAGTATTTAGCATTGTTGCAAGTTTAACCGCTTGCAATAGTGCAACGGAAGCCGTAAAAGAGCCGGAAACAGCGAAAAACTGGGAAGTTAGCACATATTATATGAACGGGTATTATAATCCAGAAACAAAAGAACTAACAACCGTAGATGCTGCCGGAAATTGTGATATTTGGGATAATATCGAAATTTTGGATTTATACAAGGATGCAGACTATTGGAAGGATATAGACGAAAACAACGAGGTTTTTGTGTGGGTAAAAATCAGCACAAACGGCACAAAGTCAATAAATGATGATGAGGCGGTTGTTTTTCCTGGAAATTACAGTGTTTTCAAGGATCACGCAAAAATATTTATATTGGATGGCGAAATCATTGTGAAGGAGAAATAAAAATGTTTGGTTTACTGTTTACTTTAATTTTCGGGATCAGTGATGAAATCAAAATCAGAAAAGATATAAAAAATGAGCGTGTAGAGTCAGCAAAACGATGTGCCGACTTTAAACGCCGGATGAACCAGTGGGAAGAACTAAAAAAGAAAGATTATAGAAGATAGGGAGGATCATATCATGAAGAAAATGAATAATATTGTTATTGTGGCGTTGTGTGTGGCTATTTTAGGCGTTTTATTGATGGGATGCGGTAAAATATCAAGCAATAATAAAAAAACCGTTAAAAACGAAAATACGGCGTTTTCTGAGGTATTAGAAGCGGAAGAACTGGAAGCGGAGCAGCCGGAAGCCGTAAAAGACGAAATAGTATTAAAATGCGAAGAAATAGAGAAAGAAATCATTGAGGAATACGGAGATTTTGAAATGTTTTCGACTTCTGAGTTGACCGGCGAAATGTTAGAAAATCGTATGAACGGCGATAAAGTTATCGTTGAGCGTACAAAAGGCATTGTATTAGATGACGAATTAAACGGATCAGCGGAAGATCACTATATCAGTTATAGAAGCGTAGAAGGGGCGCAGCCTGGGGACGAAATTATAACATATTTAGTATATAATCCGGCAACAAGCTATATAGATGATATTATTGAACGTTATGACGTTATTGTTAAGTAAATGCAGAAAAAAAGGGAGATCCGGCGTAAAAGTCGGATTTTCTTTTTTGTAAACAAACAAAAATAAATGCAAAATACTATTGACAAACAAACTAAAATAATGTATTATAATATTAACAACAAACAACACAACTTATAATTTACGGAGGAAACGAAAATGGTAGAAAAATCAAAAGTGATCGGAATTATGTTGCAGCATTCAGATGGCGATAAAGAATATTATGAGCCGGAACTGTTAAAAGAAGATATCGAGGCAATTTTCAAGATTCTTGAAAAATACGGCGATGATAATGATTCTGTTAGAGGCGATTTAAAAGTTATCAACCAGGAAGAAAACACAGAAGACATTGACAGCGATTTTGAGCATACATCAAAAGAAATGGCAGATAAATTGATGGAATTCAACCGAGACTTTTCGGACGATTCGGAAACTATCGCAGAAGAAGCGGAGTATTTAATAGGTGTATTTGATAAGTTGAAAAAGTCGGAAGATTTTAATATTCTGGCACATCATTTAGATACAATGTTTATGGATGGTGTTTTTAAATAAACTATAATAAATATCGGAGGTATATGAAAATGAAAGTTAAATATATTGGTTTCGGTGGCTATATGGAAGTCCCTTGTTATCAGGACGAAAACGGTAAAATCTATTTTGATGAAAATAACGGGCGTAACGGTTTAAACCTTTATACTGGTGCTTATATGGATTGTGGCGAAATTTGCGGAGAACCTTGCAGCAGAGTAACAGAGCCGGTAGAGTGCGAAAATCCTTTTGTGAGAAGTCCAAAAGAAAGAGAATACATGTTATTAAACAGATTGCAACTTGATTGCAAGTATTATATCAATTGTGCTGGAAAATGCAGATCATCAAGTCTCTGGGCTGATATTGATACCATTATAAAAGAAATGGAAAATATCATGGATTCATTTACAGAAGAAGAGAAGCCGGAATGGTTGACAGATGCGGATTTTGAAGCACTTAAAAACGAGATAAAGGAGATTCAGGAGTATGAAGCGGAAAACGTACAATAATGTATTGAAAGCCGGTAAATTGATCCAAGCAAAAGGATATACCGAAAAAGAATCATTAGAAATCGCAGTACAGAAGTTTGACGAACTGGCAAGCCTTAAAAATGGTATGTCAGTAGAATGGTTGATTGACAGAATGGCAACAAAAACAGAAAGAGAGAGCGAAAGCATGAAGTTATCAGAATCAGACAAGAACTATTTCAAAAAGTGCGGATATCTTGACCAGGATATCCCACAAATTGAAAAAGCTATTGAAGTGATGCAGTATGAAGACGAAAACGACAAGAAAGTATCAAGAAAATACGTTCTTGATAATATGGATCGTGAAACCTGGTTATCTGGTATCGGGCGTGCAGCTTTTCATTGGAGTGCAACAAGAGAGACAAAAGACGGTAAAACAATCTTTTTTGATGCAAGAAAACTGTTTAAATAGGGGGCGAAAATCATGTTGAAGTTTGAAAATACAACAACAAAAGAGAGTTTTGAAAAATCCGTTAAATGGAGCAAAAACAAAATTGAAGAGATGGAGAAACCGCACGAAAATCAAAGATTGTGGAGAATTTCAGATTGTTTCGGAAACATCTGGAATGTGCTATTTACTGGCAATGTTGACGAGTACCGTATTTCATATAAAGATGAATTTTCGGTTGATATCTTGATGCCTGGTAATATGGTAGAAATTCATAGAGCTATTAAAGACGGGCGAAATCTTAAAGCAGACAGAAATTTAAAACAGTTCATGCAGTTGGCTTTATTGGTAAGTTGTTATAAAAAATTTGGATTGATACTGTAGAAAGGGCAATATTATGACATATATAGAATTTTTAAGAAATATTGATAAATATGTCGGGTACGTGGTAGAGTTTAAATCCCGTTTTAAGTCCAATGGACAAGAATATACATTTCAACGATATGTTTGGGATAACAAGGAATTTGGAGCATTGAAGCCGGATTCTTTAATTGATATTGTAAGTGTAAAGCCACTTTACAAGAAAGCAACGAAAAGGACAGAGACAGGAATCAATTATATATAAATGGAGGTAAATAAAATGTTAGTTTCATCAAAGAAAATCGAGAAAATGTTGCGTGATCGTGATAGACTTGAAAGAATGGCAAAAATTGAATACCAGGAAGCAAAGGATCTTTTTAGCGTTGGAAATATGGAATTCGCTATTGAATTGCAGCTTGCTAATCAGCATTTAGGAGCATCAAGAGAAATTACAAGAACATTGAAAAATATTGGATATGAAGAATGTAAACGAATGTCAGAAAAAGAGAAACAGTTGCTTATTGCTGGCATTAAACAAAAATTGTGTGGCATTGGCGTTATTGGTATAGGTGTAATTTTTATATCTTCCGGGATGCCGGTTGTATTTATTGCATTGTCAGCAATTGGAAGCACTTTATGTGTTTCAAAAGAAAATGTTGTAACTGTATGTAAAAATGGGCTTGCGTTATTAACAAACGTAAATAAATGATATTGACAATAATAGAAATAGTGGTATAATCGTTTTAAGGATGGATATACCACTTATTCTATATTCAGGAGGTAAAAAATTATGAAGTTATTAAATAGTAAAGTTATGTCATTTGAGGAAGATTGTGTTGAGTACGAAAACGAGCAAGAATATTTAGAAGATCTTGACAAGCGCAGAAAAGCCGGATGGACTCAATTAAAGACACCAGATTTTGAAAATGGAGTTATGAAACGTGTCAGCAAACAGTTACCAAACGGGCATTTTACGCAGCGATATAAGCGTTTTAATGGTATCAAGCTGGATATTTAGGAGGAATATTATAATATGAAGTTTACATATACAGGGAAAGCACTGGAAACAAAATTGATGATTGAAGAAGGACGAAAAGTATATACAATAAATAAGTTATATAAGCATTCTAGGGGCTTTTATTGGAAAGTAAATAGAATGGGCTATATTCACATCATTATGCCGGTCAGAATGTCTTTAAACGGCGAAATCAATCATTATGAAATTGAAGATAGATTATTGACAAATGACAATACATTAAGAGTAATAAAATCATATGGGAATTATGATACTATCCTGGATTGTATAAAGGATATTGAAAAAGATTTGTAGGTAGGTGGCAGAATGGAAACAGTGATGTTAAATGATGGAAGCATAGAAATAGTTGGAAGTCATAGAGATTTAGTTGATATTGTGCGTGATCGTTGCGGAGATGACATTGCTAAAATGGTAGAAAACCTTGATCCGGCAGCTTATGATAGCTTATATAGGGCAGATTGTACAGTTTTTGAAATAGCTAATATATTAGAAAATACTGATGAAAATGGTTTGTTATCGGAAGATCAGATTGATAGACTAAAAGATAAAGTTGAAACATTGGCAAGCGATATTTGCGATTGTATTTGAAAAAGATGTTGACAATCAATCAATAATAATGTATAGTATAAATATAAACAAACACAACTTATAAAGTACATTACGGAGGTATTGATTATGTCAAGTAATAACAACTATTATGAATTTAAGGATGCGAAAGTTGCAATTGCAATGGAGCTTGTAAAAAGAGGTTGGAAACTGTACGGTTTTCATGAGGATGAAAGTGACTGGATGACAGATTATTGGAGTCCGGCATGGTGGGAAGGAATTGCCACAAAAGATGGTTTTGTAGTAGTTGTTGATTGCCGTTGGAATGATAAAAGCGGTAAAGAAATCATTCAGCATATCTATAATAGTGAAGAAGTTATTCTTTCAGCGAAAACAAGAAGCCTGATTGAAAGACTTTCAGAAGTCAGACAGGATCGTGGAGCTTCCGCAGCGGAAGAACAGACAGCAAAAGCGAAAATTGAAAAGCTGAGAGCAAAAGCCAGCAACCAGACAGAAAAGATAAAAGTAACAGACCATTACCCGGAATATCAGCCGAACCCACCTAGAATGTCATGGCATGTTGAAAAAGATGGTGTTATCATCGCAAAAGGTAACGGAGTCGCAAAGTTTTCTGATATGAAATACTTTGATAAAGAAGGCTATGAAAAAGACTTAAAGGAATGTGACAAAGACAGCTATAGATATGAAAGAGCTGAAAAACTTCTGAAACTGGAAAAACAGTTTGAAAAGTTCATGAATAAAATTGACTCTGCTGCCGGTTGCATGATCGGTGGAAATGGTAAAGCATATGTATATACTAATGTTGAGACAGTGGAATATAAAATGGAAAATAAAGCCGTTGAATGCCCTGGATCATTAAGAGCTAATCAGTGTTTTATCGTGAAATCATGCTTTAATCATGGTATTAGCAAGGGTTATGTATATCAGTTAAACGAGCATGAAGGTGTGAACGGCGAAAAATATTATATCGCATACCGGCTTGACAAGAAACTGAAAAAGCAGTTGACGGGAAACGCTAATCCGGCGAACTGTTTCGGATATATTTCAGGATCTTACAAAGAAAGATTTTTGAAATGGATTGAAACTGGCGCACTTGCATGGTGTGAGATTCAGGAAGTTAAAACGCCGTATAAAGTGCAGAAATGTGTTAAAAAGAAAATCGGATAAAACAAACCATAATAAATGAAAGGGATATAAAAGAGTGGGAACAACACCCACTCTTTATATAGAGAGATGACAGCAAGAACAGCAAGGGTTTTATATGACACAACAAAAACAATCACTGTAGTAAGTGGCATTATAGGCGGTATATTAACTTTTATCGCTGCTGGTATTTCAGACAATTATACATTAGTGGGGCAAGCCGTTCCGGGAGATTATGATTTAAAGATAATGCATGTAGCGTTTCTTATTATGGCTATTGCCGTTTTAGGGATTTTTATAATGGATCATGCTTTATTTGATGCAATGTATGACTTGGAAAGAGTGCCGGTTAAATATAGTGAATATATTGGTTGTTGTTTAGAGCGTAACCAAATATTTGATAAACAGATAAAACAAGCACTTGACAGGTACTATAATTTGGATTGGGGCATGGTAGACCGTTGGGACTCGAAAATAAATGATGATGCGGTAGAAAACGGCTATGATCGTGTTCGTGGAATTTATCAGACTATATTCGGAAAAATATTCATTGTCACAGATTCGGAAAGATATGCAACAACTATATATTCTGAAAAAGAATATCTGAAAGAAATAAATTACTAAAGGAGATTAGAGAAATGGAAAAAGACAAGAGCATTCATAAAACAAGTACAGGAAAGTTATTTCAGTTGATAGATTTAGAAGGAAATCCGATGGACTATGAAAAGTGCAAGGGCATTTTTACACGGTCATATATGGCAGCATTAGAAGTTGGTCAGGCGTTGAGATCTTCCGATAACGGTATGATGTTAAAACGTATTCAGTAGGAGGGGGTTCAATGTCAGCAAGAATTTTAGTTGCCGGTAGATCTGAGATATGCAGAGAATTATTTGATGATCCAGAAGCATATGGTTCACATATAGCAGATAGATTATCATGTATCAATAAGCCAGTCGGTTGTTTATGGGGTTCTACATTACTTCATAATGAAGAATATCCGTCTGATTGGTTGCGATGGGTAGCAAGAGAAGAGTTTATGCTTAATAAGTATAGCAGTATGGCGGTCAGCTTTAAACTGAGCAGAAAAGCCAAAATTTGCACGATTGACACAGTAGAAGACTATCATAAGTTGATGCGAAAATATGCAAAACCTAAATACGAAAATAGTGAGTATAGCAGTTTATTTAAAGAAAAAGTAATTGACTGGAAAAAGTTATCGAAAGATTACGATGCTTTTCATTTGACAGAACGAGCATTTTGGGAAATGCGATTACCACTATCTAACATATTGAAGTGTGAGGATGGCAGCGAATTATGTAATTTCTATTCATACGATTGTGAAAGCTGGATTCTTTTCAATTTAGATTGTATTAACTGGGGATCAGTTATCAATCAAGATGTAAAAATAAAGCCTTTGTATGATAATTAAGTAGGAGGACGAACAGACTATGGAAAAATGTGCAATTTGGAAAGATCATAAAGTCGTTGGTTATATTGATTTAACCGAAGAACAGAAAAGGATCTTAAATAAAGTTCCTGGAATTGGTGTATATTTTGGATTTGATAGAACAACACGCCCTGAGAAGTATGCAGAAAGTTATAAACAAACGTAAATAAAGATTGACATTACACAACTTATAATGTATAATAAGATTATAAGTTAAGGGAGGAACAAACACATGAAAAATCAGTTAGAAAACAATGGATCATATTTAGGTTTTACAGACAATAAGACAGCTTTACAGAAAGCAAAGATTGAGAGCTGCTTGGATAAAGTATTTAGATACAGTAATGGTATTATGGCAAGAAAAGATGCTATGCTTTATGGTCTGAGAAATGGCAAAAAGCCGGAAGTTGCCGATGAAATAAGAAGGAACGGCACTGTTAAGAAATCATACCGTATGGCATGGGGCAACCTTTATAATGACATCACAAAAACAGAATATGATTTTTGTCTTTATCTGATTGAGCATGAGCTTGTTTCTGAGGAATCTGTAAATGCTTTTATTGAAGCAGAAAACCAGGAAAAAGAAAGAGCAGCGGAAGAACAGAGAAAAGCGGAAGAGGCAGCCAGAAAAGAAGAAGAGAGAGCCGAAGCTGAGAAAGAAGAATTTAAAATCTGGCTTGCAGAGGCTTCCAAAATGTATAACGGTACAACTAGAGGAAATTTAGTTGAACGTATTTATCTTGATGTATATGGCGAATTTCGTTTCCCTTTACGAGCTTTTGAATTGTTGGTTTGTATTGACAATATTGAAAAACCATTGTGCCGGGAAGAGTTAAAAGCACGTTTACATACAGATAATAAAGCAAGCCGAAAAGTATTTCAGTGTGTAACAGGTTTGAAGTTACCAAATACAAACAGAGATACAATGGTATTTTTGGATAATGCACAGAAGAGTGACTATCAGGGTGCGGTTGAGTATAAAACACGTAAGAAGTCAGAGAAACAGCCGGAAGCAGAAAAAGAAAAATTCTATGTGCTTATGAGTACAGAAAAAGGAAAAAAAGAATATGTACCGGCAATGGGTAGTAAAATCGAAAAACATGGTGTTGAAATGTTTATTCATGAAACGCCAGACGGTAAAATTGCTATTTCATCTATAAAATGTGGTTTACGGATGGCAACCGGCAAGAGCAAGACAGAAGCAATTAAGGAAATGAAAGAACTTTTTAAGAAAATGGATATTGATACCATAAACAGTAGAATTGATGAGATTACAAGTTATTATGGTGTTAGCCCATACTTAAAACAAGCATAAATAAATGGAGGAATACAAAATGGGAATTACGGATAAATTCGGAAACTTTCAAATTAAGAAATCTGACAGAATCAGCCAGGAAGATCAAGCCTGGTTGACTCACAGAGAGGAATTATATAAACGAGCGATTGCAGTTTACAAGTCTGTTTATGATATCTATAAGGCAGAAAATGAATCATATTCAGAAGAAGACCGCAAAAATTACAAGTATTCTTCTTTTTTAGTCGGGAATTTTGGTGTCCCAAAATTGCTTTCTGATGTTCAAAATAGTTATATAAGTGGAATTTTCAGTTACTTTTCAAATAAGTATAATGTGCAGCTTGAAAACAATTTTGATAGATATGATCTGGATAGAGAATATTACAGATACAATGACTCAGATCCTATTAAAGAGCTTGTTGTTGACTTAATCGACTATCATACAGTGCTTGATAAGATTTTTGACCAGTTAGGCGGTATGAGTTTTGAAGAAAAGGCTATCAAAGAAGTAAAAGATAAATTGAAAGAAAAATGTTACAACGGCTATCGTGATACATGGGAAATTAAAGTAAAAGGTAATAAATTCACATATACAGGCGGTTATTGTAGCAAAGATAAATATTTTGATTATTACAATTTCGGTAGTACAGAATGGTTACGTGCTTTTATTGATGCGTTGGCATTTAATACATATGGAGAAAAAACACAAGTTTATTCACTGAATCATCTATATAGCTCTTATTCTATAAGACTTGAAGAGGATGATTTTCAGAATGGATTTTCAGCACCAGAGGTCGGAGTCAAGCATGTTAAACTCTTCAAAAATGGAAGGATTGATGTTACTTTTACAGATGCAGAATTTTGCCGTAAATTCGCAAGAGAATGGTGTGGTTATACACTTATTTAGGAGGAATCATATGCACGACTATAAATGGCATAAGGTCAGTGAAATGCTGCCGGATAAATGTGGAATTTATGATGTTAAAATCAAGAATTGCTATGATGAAATTGTAGAAGTCAAAGCATTATATACATATACAGTAGATGAAGGTTTTACATTTTGCCGGTATGGTAGCACGATAACAAGTGTAATTGAATGGAGATATACAAGTCATGAAGTATAAATGTACAAATGAAGTAATCCCACAGGAAATGAGGGAAGATATCAACACAAAAATTGAATATATTGTGAATAATGATCTACCAGAAGCGGAAACAGGTATTTCAAAAGATGATATTTTCAATGCGTATACTGGATTAGGTGGGCTTCATGGTTTAGAGTTTGCTAACTATGATAGTTACTATGATTACCAGAGAGCGAAAGCCGACATTGAGCAAGGGCAGTTCTTTACTCCTTATAAGCTGGTTGAATGGATTTATAATTGTTTGCATATTTCAAATACTGATTTAGTAGCAGATCTTACTTGCGGACATGGTTCATTTATCAGTTGTGCGCCGGTTGAATCGAATTTTTACGGTTGCGAATTAGACGGGAAGCCGTACAGAGTGGCAAAATACCTTTATCCAGATGCAAAACTGGAAAATACAGATATTCGTTTTTATGAGCCGAAAATTACGTTTGATTATGTTCTGGGAAATCCACCGTATAATCTGAGATGGAGAAAAGATGACAGCAGCTATTTGTCAGAATATTATTATTGCCTGAAAGCTGCGGAACTGTTAAAACCAGCCGGAATTATGGCTATCATCGTGCCTATGTCGTTCTGTGCCGATGATTTTTCTGATGGTGGCATGATTGACGGAATGAATGAACATTTTAATTTTATCTGCCAGGTAGAACTTGACAAGAATACTTTTAAACATTTGGGTGTTGAGAACTACAAGACCAAAATAGTATTCTTTCAGAAAAAATCTGAATATACGAAAGAAGTTCCATATAGTACAGAGATACTTTCCGGCGTTACTTCCGATGAAGTATGGGAGCAGTATTTAAAGCCTATTACAGAAGAAAGAGAACAGATTAAAAACAAGATTTTTCTGGAAACTGTAAGAAATAGTAAAGACGATGAAACGTGGAGCTTTAAGGTTGAGAAACTTCTGTATGATATCAAACGAAATCCGAAAACATGCAGTCAGTATGCAGAATGTTGTGAATATGTTAATAGATATAAGACACAGAAAAAGCCGGATCATATCAAATGGGACGAATGGGAACAACTTAAAATCAAGCCGAAAGACGTTATTAAGCATTTAAAAATGGCGTTACGTTCACAGAATCCAGGATTTGATAGAACTGGTAGAATTATTAAAAACAATTATACATTTGAGTATAATGGCGATTCTACATCTATAAATGATGTTGTGTTGCAAGGCTTTTCAATGGGGCATTTTCAGTCAAAATGGATTGATAAGATCGTGAATAAAAAGCGAAAGATGTATGATATCCAGAATATGCCATTTTCTGAAATGCAACCAAACAAAAAAATAGCAAAGTGGCTTGATGAGTTCACATTGACGGATGATGAAAGAACTGTAAAGCTGAATGATGCTCAGAAAGCGGATCTGAATCTATTTATTCAGAAACCGTATAGCTTCATACAGTGGGAACAGGGAAGCGGTAAAACATTCGCCGGAATTGCAATAGGCAAATATCGTTTGCAGCACGATCATGTGAAAAATGTATTTATTGTGAGTACGGCAATCTCAATCAAGAACAACTGGCAGGATGTATTGGATCAGTACGGTATTGATTTTGTTATGATTGAAAGCCTTGCAGATATTCAAAATATCAAAGAAGGTCAGTTTGTAATTATCACTTTAAATATGATGTGTAAATATCATAAATTCATCAAGCAATATGTAAAATCAATCTGCCAGAAAGCCGTTTTGATTTTTGACGAGTCGGATAATATGAGTAATCAGGACAGTAAACGGACAAAAGCCGTATTAAATGCTTTTCGCCGGTTGAAGTATAAAACACTGATGACGGGTACAAGCACAAGGAATAATATCACTGAAATTTATCCTCAGTTTGAATTATTGTACAACAATTCTATCAATATGTTGTCTGAATGTGAGTATATTATGGAACGTAACAAAGATGGAGAACTGGAAGACCAGATAAATGAATATTATTTGCAGCCATATCCAGCATATCGTAAGGGTAGTAAGTTATTTGCAGCGAGTCATATTCCAGAAAAAATCACTGTATTTGGCGTATCTCAGTTCACACAAGATATTCTTAATGCAGACATTTTGAAACAGATGATTGATAAGACGATTATCACACGTACATTTGAAGAAATTACTGGCAAACAGCTTTATGAGATTAAACAGATTGCTTGTGAAATGGGAGAAGAAGAGAAACGTCTGTATAAGGTTGCATTGGATGAGTTCTATAAAATGGAATATCTGTTTACGAAAACTGGGAACAGCCGGAAAGATGCAATGTTGAAAATTTTGAATCAGTTGCTTGCACTTTTGAAGATTTGCGCTGCGCCTCAGACGTTGAGAGAGTACAATCAGTCGATAATGCCGGAAAAATTCAAAACTGTATTGTCACTTTTAGACGAATTTTCTGATGAAAGAGTTGCTATTGGTGTGCGTCATATTTCAGTAGTAAATGCATATGCAAAGGAAATCAGGAAAGCGTTTCCGGGTAGACCTGTATTTGTGATTACTGGAAATGAAACTACATTGAAACAGAGAAAGAAAATTGTCAAAGAGTTAAAAGAAACAACAAACGGAATTCTGATAAGTACACAGCAGAGCTTATCTGCAAGTATGAATATTGATTTTGTGAATAAGTGTATTATTCCAGAATTGCACTGGAACAACTCTAGCATGAGTCAGTATTATTTCCGCTTTATTCGTTATACTTCAACGGAATTCAAGCAAGTGTATTTTGTAACTTATGAGAATAGTATTGAAAGCAATCTGTTAAAAATGATTCTTGTAAAAGACAAATTGAATCTGTTTATGAAGGATCAGGATTTGACAGACGATGAATTATATGAACGTTTTGGAGTGAATAGTAATATGCTGCAGAACCTCATGTATAAAGAAAAAACGGAAGAAGGTTATGTAATAAGATGGGGAAATCAAAAAGTATCATAAAGAAACAACCATATATAAGGAAAGAAATATATTCCATTGATGAAGTATATAACGCTGTAAAAGACGGACTCTTTGAAGAGAAAAAGGCATTCGTTGATATGGATGGAGATATGATTAAAGCAAATAGTCAGAGATACCAGACATTTTTCACAAAAGGAATTAAGTGTTGCCGGTGTGGAATCGAAGGTAGATATTTTGCAAAAGAGAAAAATCCGAATGCAAGAAGATATCATTTGAATCTGTATGCGGTAGATCAAGATGGGGAAGAAGTGATGATGACAAAAGATCATATCATTCCAGTTTCCAAAGGTGGCAAGAATACGCTTGAAAATTACCAGACAATGTGCAGAAAATGCAACGTGCAAAAGGGGAATAAATTGGTTTGACATATGATAGAGAAAATATGCGATGGATAGAATACACAAAACTGTCTAATGGGCAATCGGCGGTAATCTGTTTTGACAAGAACTATAGGCATGAAATAGGAAGCGGATATGATTATGCAGTTGCTTTTGCCATTGCTAATAAAAAGAAAGTTTTAAGGCAGTGGCTCAATAGTGACGGTTACGGCGATTTAGATATGACAACAACTGGGAAATGTGGTGTTGAGGGATTATTGTGGGCTTTTAAAATGGTTCGTGAATTTATAGGAACACATATGTATGAAAATGATAGAATCATTGTATATGGTTCAGATGCAAGAAGACAAAAGGTATATAGACATTTTCTCACTACTAGATTAGGGTTTGAAGAAATACTTGATCCATACTGGGGAAGATGCCTTGCAAAAAACTTATAAACAAACCAAAATAAATGTTGACATAATAATAAAAATGTGGTATCTTATATATAAAGAAAAACACAACTAATAAAAATTAACGGAGGTATTAAAAATGAAGAAATCAACAATCCCTTACACAGTTATGCAGTTAAAGAAAATGTATGAGAAATCTGGAATTCTGGATTTTGATTGCCCTATTCAGAGAAGATATGGAATGTGGGACGATTATAAAAAGAGTCTGTTACCACATTCAATGCTTGTCGGGTTTGTCATCCCACCACTGTATTTTACAAAAGAAAACAAAGGCACAAGAGATAAAAAGAACAGACCAGTATCTAATTATTCTTGCATTGACGGTCAGCATAGACTTCGCAGCTTATTCAGTTTCATCAATGATGAGTATGCGTTGCATCCAGAAACGCCGGAAGTTGAAATTGATGGAGAAACTTATGAAATCGCTGGATTAAAATTCTCAGAGCTGCCGGAAGAAATTCAGCAAATGATTAACGGATATGTTTTCACGAATTATAACTTAGAAGAATGCACAGATGAAGAAATCGAGGAAATGTTCTTTAGACTGAATAACGGATCTGGATTAAGTAAAACTCAGATTGCCAATGTAAAACTGGGTATGAATCTGGCAAAATTTGTTAAAGAGATTCTTGCCGGAAAGTTCTTTGAAGATGTTTGTCATTTTACGCCAGCTCAGTATCGTAGAGCAGCAGACGAAAAGACACTTTTACAAGCTATGATGCTGTTAGATGTAAAAGACGGAGATTACGAACTTACTTCTATCTCAGAAGGTCAGGTAACAAAGTATGCGGAAAAACTGCATGATTCTTATACAGATGAAAAGCGTGAACGTCTTCTTAAAATTGTTAAGTATCTGGAAGACGGATTCGACCAGAAAGAAAAATTTATGAAGGTTGTAAATATTCCGATTTTCATGTATATGGCAGATGAGGCAATCAACAACGATATCAAAGCAGAAGATTTCTACAAATGGTTTGAGGTTTTCGCAGACAAATATAACCCGGATTGTGCTTATGCACAGTATTGTTCTACTGGATCTGTCAAGAAAGAAAAAGTGGAGGGAAGAATTTCTGTTATGAGCAAAGATTTCAGAGATTGTTTCAAACTTAATGATAGCAATAATGAGGCAGAAGAAACAGAAATGGAGAGATCTGATGAATCCGGCGAACAGGTTGCAGAGTCCAAAACTCCACTGACTGACGATTTCATGGATGATTTAGATAATGAACTTCCATTTTGCTAAAAAAAGATTTGAGCGGTGTATGGTAGGTAAATCCTGCCACGCCGTAAAAATAAATTATAATCAAACATAAATAAAGGAGAATACACAATGAAATTATTTAAAAACAAGAAAACAGGGAAAATGTATGTAACACTTTCAGAGGAAAAAGATTGCTTAGTGGGATTTGATGGAGTTCCGTATACAGGAGCTTCGGACGATGTTGAGGAAGTTTCGACAACAGCATCAGCACAGGATTTTCGCAGATTACATGAAGAGGCAAATGGTTTTTCTATTGGTTGTAGTGTAAATGTAGAAGATCCTACAAAAGTGACAATAGAAATTACGCATAGTGCAACAAATGAAAATAAAAGAAAATACAAAGTGGGGGATAAGTTTTCGTTTTCTTTAAAAAATGGAGAAAGTGTGACAGCACTTGCGGTTAAGGAAGAAACGGATGGAATGGTCTTCATCTTTGAAGATTGTTTAAGCAAAGCATACCCTATGAATGACAATCTGATGGATATGCTCAATAATGAGTTGTATAAATTATTTCCTGATAAGATTCGAGATGCTATGGTTTCTTTTGATGGCAATAGCATGATTAGAATTCCAACCGAAAAAGAAATTTTTGGTGTTAATAAATATGGCGAGAAAGAATCTGATGATGTAAAGCAGTTTGAGCCGATGAAAAATAGAAGAAACAGAATTGCATTTAGGAACAATGAATTTGAATGGTACTGGTTGAAAAACCGTGGTGTGGAGGGTGCGACTACCTTCGCTTATGTGAACGACGGCGGTGATGCGAGCTACGGCGTCGCCTCTTATTCTCTTGGTGTTCGCCCGCTTTTCAAAATCAGATTTGTAGAAATCTGAAATCTTTAATCTTACCGCCATTTATGGCGGTATGTTAAAGGCTGTAATTAAAAGAATAGGAGCGTAAAAGGAAATGAAAAAAATTCGTAAAATGATTTGCATTGCAGCTATTACATTGATGGCTTGTTTCGCTTGTACGGCTTGTGGGACTACATACCAGGAAGCGGTATCAGAAGAATACGCCACAGATGATAGTATATGTGGAAACTATTTCACAACTATCACGGAATGGGATGATACCACGGCATATTACAAAATCGCATATGCAAAAGATACTAAAGTGAAATACCTAATTATTGTATCTGGCTATAAATTTGGAATAACACCATTGTATAACGCCGATGGTACATTACAGGTGTATGAAGAATAAATAAAATCAGTTTTTTATTGCAAAATAAATACAATATATAGTTTTAAATGCCGTACAAATACTATATATAGTACAAAGAGAGAGGCGATTACAATGACATTTACAGAACTTATGTTACAAAAGTTTCCAAACGCAGATTTGCGGAATTTATTTATTGATTGTTGTCCTTGTAACTTTGGCATTGAAACAGAAATGACAAGGCTTTGCGATAATGGTCACGGATGTTTTGAGGATTGTAAAATCTGTTGGAATAGTCAAATAGTTGGGGATTATATTACAACCAAAAAGAAAAATAATAATGAAACTTTGGTGGCAGTATGAGCGAAAGGAGAGCGAGAAAATGAAGTTAGGAAGAATCGTAACAAGTTTATTAGAGAACGATCTATATAAATTCAGTATGGGACAGGCAATTTATCATCAGTTCTCAGACTACAAGACAACATGGAGTTTCAAATGCCGGAACAAAGACGTACATTTCACAAAAGAAATGGTGGAAGAAATCAGAGAGCAGATTAAAGCATATTGTAAGCTGCGGTTTACAGAAGACGAACTGAGTTATCTGGACGGTATCAAGTGGATTAAAGGATCTTACATTGATTTCCTAAGACTCTGGAAACCACGATATGAAGATTTCACAATCACGGATGATGCAGAATGTGGACTTGTCATTGAAACTGCCGGTACATGGTTAAATACTTCTATGTACGAAATCCCGACACTTGCTATTGTAAATGAAGTGTATTTTAGAATGCAGTATGATTATAGCGAGCTGTTAAGCAGCTTCAAGGAAAGACTGGATAACAAGTATGTAAATCTTCGCAATGGTCATTGGTATTGTGGCACATTTTCAGAGTTTGGGCTTCGCCGGAGATTATCTGCAGAAGCACAGGAACTTGTTGTTGAGAAGTTCTCACACCTGAATGATACGGCGCATTGTGCATCAAGATTTATTGGCACTTCAAACGTATTTCTTGCGAAAAAATACGGAGTTACACCAGTTGGCACAATGGCACATGAATGGATTATGTGTGTAGGACAGGGAAATCACAAGCACAATCCGGCATATTCTAATTGGTATGCACTTGACGCATGGGTTAAGGAATATGGAGTTTTGAACGGTACAGCACTGACAGATACAATTACAACCGACTGTTTCTTGGAAGATTTCCAGCTTACATTCGCAACACTGTTTTCTGGTGTTCGTCATGATTCGGGTGATCCGTTGGTATGGGGCGAGAAGATGATTAAGCACTACGAGAAACTTGGAATTGATACAAAGACGAAAACGTTGCTTTTCTCTGATTCACTGGATTTTGAGAGAGCAGATAAGATTTGCCGACATTTCTCAAAGAAAGCAAAGGTCGCATTCGGAATTGGCACATACTTATCAAATGATACTTGCGTAAATCCGCTCAATATCGTCATGAAGACTACAAAATGCAACGGTCAGGATGTGGCTAAAATTTCCGATGTTGAAGGAAAGGGAATGTGTAAGAATCCAGAGTATGTGGATTATTTGAAAAGATCAATTGATTGGAGAATGAATCAAAAAAAGATTTTACTTAACCGTTTCGTTGGATATTTGGAAGATAATGGGGAAATTGCTTATTATAGCTGTAATAGTGGAAAAAGAATATAAGAAGGGAATAGTTGATAATGAGTTTTAATGCGAAAGAAGTAAAAGATAAGTGCGTAGAGTGGATCAGAGAATGGTTCAAAGAAAACGGGGATCGTTGCAAAGCTGTAATTGGAATCAGTGGAGGTGTTGATTCTTCCGTAGTAGCTGCATTATGTGTAGAAGCACTAGGGAAAGAGAGAGTATACGGCGTGTTAATGCCACAGAATAGCCAGGATGACATTGATTATTCTTATGAGTTATGTGAACATCTGGGAATTGAACATTGTGTTATTGATATTGGTAATACTGTAGAGGATATGTTGACTCTTATGTACATTAAAAGTGGAATTAAAGTTTCTAATCAGACAGAAATAAATATTCCGGCTAGAGTAAGAATGGTAATGTTGTATGCAATTTCTCAGTCGATTGACGGGCGTGTTGCAAATACATGTAATTTGTCTGAAAATTATGTTGGTTACAGTACAAAATATGGAGATGCAGCAGGAGATTTTTCGCCACTAGAAGATTTAACAAAGACAGAAGTGAAAGCGATTGGAAAAGAGCTTGGATTGCCGGAACGACTGGTTAATAAAGTCCCCACAGATGGTTTGTGCGGAAAAACTGATGAAGAAAATTTTGGATTTTCGTATGATATGTTGGACGAATATATTAGGACAGGAAAGATTGATAATCTTCCAAAACAGCGTAATATCGAATGTTTACATATGATGAATGAATTTAAGATGAAACCAATGGCACATTTTGAATATATGGAAGAAAATTGAAAGGAATACAATTATGGGTAAGACAATAGCAGCAGAAAAACTTACAAATGAAAAGTTTCTGAATCTGTATAAAGTTCATGCAGAAACAGAGTCAGGAGATCAGATTGGATATTTGGTTGCTTCCAGAGCAAAAGAAGTTGATGGACTAAAAGCGATAAATCATGATGACAAAGTGGATGCTGTGGCAATTTGCGCATTGACAGAAGACGATAAAATGGTGCTGATTCGCCAGTACAGATATGCAATCGGTAGCTATATCTATGAACTTCCGGCTGGACTTGTTGACGATGGAGAAAGCGTTTGTGATGCAGCAATAAGAGAAATGCATGAGGAAACAGGGCTGACACTTGAAATCACAGATTTGCCGATTGGAAATAAGGGCGGTTATTCAAGTGCCGGAATGACTGACGAAACTTGCACACTTGTAGTAGGCAAGGTAATTGGCGAAATTTCCGATAAATATAAAGAAGCGTCAGAAGAAATCGAAGTATTACTTGTAGATAAAAAAGAAGCAGCACGTATCTTAAAAGAAGAAAACGTATGTATCAGATTAGCTCTTATGCTTATGATGTTTATACATGAGTAGGAGGGCGTTATGACAATACATAAGAAAGGAAAAGAGTGTGACTATGAGAAGAAACGCACGATTGCCCACATAATTGTTATTCTGGTTGCTTTGGTGTTACTTGCTATTATTTCAGTAGTGGCAGCGAAAAAGTCCAGCCAAATAGAAAAGAGTGTCACAAAATCAGATCCAGAGCCACTTGTCATTGAAAAATCAATCCCAAAAGATAACGATTCATCATTTGAGTCGGATTCTGAGAGTGTGAAGAAATTTCAAGACAAATATTCTATGGACTGGGGTTTTGTAGATACTCAGTATCTATTAAAAATAGCAGAATATCATGGTGGAACAAAAGAAGAACGTGCATATACAATTCTTGTAACACTAAATAAAGTATTTGAAGAACGTAGATCCATACAAGATATAGTTCTTGAAGAGCTGTATGATAATGATGGACTGGAATCAGATGACTTTGAAAAAATTGTTGCAACAGATGCAACGAAAGAAGCATTAAAGATGATAGTGTATGATCGGTTCGATAATAGTGCTGGATCTACAGAATACAAAGAATTTTATAATTAAACCATAATAAATGGTTGACAAATTAAGAAAAGATGATATACTATAATCAGAAACGAGGTGATATGAAATGTCAGGCACAAACTTGAATCGGATTAAAAACAAGCGTATGCAGAAAAATAACACTTCTGGTGTTACCGGCGTTTCTTTTCATTCAGGAATGGGACAATGGTATGCAAGAATCTCTTTTAAAGGGAAAACGTATAGCTTGGGTTATTTTGATGAACTCGATGATGCGGTTAAAGCCAGGAGAGATGCGGAAAAGAAGTTGCATGATGGTTTCATATCTCAAATAAGCCATAATAAAGTTATAGAAGTGTAAAGGAGAAAAAGATGATTAAACAGTTAATCCAGACAGAAATAAAAGTATTAAGTTCAAATACTGTTATTGATTGTGGCAACGGTGATGTTGCTATCGGTGTGGCAGATGTCAAAGATTCACCGAAAGTGCTTATTACATTTTCAGATATTCCGCAGCAGGAAGTCGGATCAAATGTAAAGAACAAAGATGTCATCGGTACGCCGGTTGTAGTATCTTTTGATTCTGTCGAGAGTATCAAGGTTTTAAACAAATTCGTACAGGTTGCAATGAATAAACTGAAAAAGAAGGAAGAGACAGCAAAGAGAGCAGCTTTACCGCATTTTGTCGTAAAGACTGGAAGTATTATGATTCCGAGTTCTTTTAAATGTACAAATCCGAATGCAGAGAAGATCATGGGTTGCCAGCAGTATTTCAATGAAAATGGAAAGCTGGACGAAGCCATTGACGTAACAAGCACCCTTACACTTACAGATGGATATGTGAGATATCTGGTTGCGAAATACAATAAACTGGAAAAGGTAGAAGTTGTTGCAGCAAACGGCATTGATATCAAGATTGGAAATCAGGTCATCAAATTCACATCAGACGATATCAGACTTTCTTATGGTCTGGGAAAAGATGATGAAACAGGCGAAAAGAAGTTTTACTTATCTATTATAAATGGTGGCAAGAGATATGAAATTCCAGCAGAGGACAATGTAGAAGCTGCCACAATGGTTAAGAAGATCACAAATGTATTCGATGCAAAAATCGGAATTGCAGCAGTTAGTACAATGAACTTTGGATTAAAAGAAAGACTTGAAGAAGCGGGTATTACTGTTGCATACGCATAACAAACGAAAATAAAGGACAAAACATTATGATTTACAATATAGTTGGAGATTTATTAAAACAGGATAAAGTAGATATAATTTGTCATCAGACAAACTGTAAAGGTGTGATGGGTGCAGGAATTGCATTTCAGATTAAAAGAACTTATCCAGAAGTATTCAAAAAGTACAAAGAGTTTTGCGATGAATATGAAAATATTTTACTTGGAAGAACATTATTCGTAAATTGTAATGACGGAAAAGTTGTTGCAAATCTGTTTGGTCAAGATGGCTATGGCAGAGGATTCTGCCAGACAGATTATGTGGCACTTGAAAAGGCGATTGCTACGGTGGCAAAACCGCAGCCAAATATAAAAAGAGTGTCGGATTTCCGTACAAAATTGGTTGCGATTTAGCCGGTGGCGATTGGTCAATAGTAAGCAAAATCATAGAAAAATATTTTATGGATTCTGAGGTGGATTGCTACATCTGTTCGCTAACACAGGAACAGGAGCATGAATGTTAAATAAGAAAGAATTTATAAATGTGGTCAGTGGCACTACTGGAAAATCTAAAAAAGAGGTTGAAAGTGCCGTTGACCTTGTGCTTGAAGGTATCAAGTATGCCTACAAGTATTATGATGGTGTAAAGTTCGTTGGTTTTGGTACTTTTAAGAAAAAGACAACGAAATCACGAATGGGTACAGATCCAAACACACTTGAACGAATTAAAATCGAGTCAAATGTGTTACCGAAATTCATTCCGGGAGCAGAACTGAGAGGAATCTTTGCTTAGTTCCCGGAAATTCAAAAGAAAGTGCAGATAAATTATGAGAGCATTCAGGAGTGGAAAAAGAGACTTTGTAAAAGACGAGATAGTGTTTGTTGTTGATAAGCTGGACAATTTTATGAATATATTGGTTGGGAAAATCAATACATACGCTGGTTATGGAAAATACTATGTTGATTTATATACGGTTACGGAGAAAAAGGAAGATACTGATCCGAATCTTAATATCAGCATTGGGGATGATGTCGGTATCAGAGAATGGATCAATAGAGGATATTTAGTATTACGGTCAAGCGTTGAATATTACCACAAAAAACATCCAGGTTCTCCACTGTATATTGTTGAGCGAAAAGACAATATTTTTCATTCTTGGAAGAATTCAATAGATGAGTTTAACCGAAGAAAAGAAGAAAAGAGAGCCGAAGAAGAACGGCGCAGCAATATGACAGAATATCAGCTTTGTAGAGAAGACAATGCTGTATATTTGAAAAAGTGTGGTCTTTCCGATGAGGAAATTTCTGAATGTCTTAATTTGATTGATGAAAATGACTCACTACCAGATATGGAAGATATTGATATCAGACGTTTTGGGAATGAGGTTCAGTGGAAATATCGTAGTAAATGGGAAAAGTTAATTGAACTTAACCGACCAGAGGAAGAAAAGCATAGTGAAAAATACTATGCAAATATATACCATGTGTGGGATATGGATCAAGAACCTGTTTTTAGAGGGTATACCAATGAATCACCGGAGTCTTTGTTTGAGAAGTACAGTGATTATAAAGAGTATTGCTTCCATGTTGCCAACAAGGAATGGAGCATCGAAAAAGGTCTTGAAATTCCAGTGGGATATGGTAGTTGTGTTGTAGCAGATGAAAATGGAGAGTTAAAACCGGCACTTGTTACAGAGTATTTGACAGAACATGGTTCTTTTGAGTTGGTTGATGGAAAACTCAGACACTTTGATATTTGCATTGATTCTAAGCATAGTGTGAACACTTTTTGGATTTCTGTATATTCAAAAACTAAACTGAGTAACCAGGAGATCCGTGAATGGTTCTCAAAGAGAATCGAAAAAGTAACGGGGAAATATGAGGATCTTTTCAAAGAGAAAATCAATGAACTGGACATCAGAAAAGCATAAGGGGATGAAATTGGATTCGATTGGGCATGGAACGGATATAATTCGCAGGAGTGACTACCTAATAGTCAAACTTAAAATAAACGCTGAAGAATTAAGAATGGTAGCGTAAGCTATATCAGTCTGTGAGATTGGGATATTGGTAACAGGCTGTATTAAGAGCTAATATCCAAAAGGAGAATGTTTTCTCTGTAAGTTGACTCTTCAAAAAACAACAGAGTGGTGGACGTTGTAAGAAACCTTTACAAACCCAAAAACGGAGTAGTTACCTGATTCACTGGGACAACCGTTTTAAAATAAAATGCCCGAATGAATGGTATTGCGTAAAAGATTATATAATTAGTACGTGTTTAAGACGGGGGTTCGACTCCCCCCATCTCCACTGTAATAGCTGGTTATTGTTGTTACGGCTATTACTAAAACCTTTCTATCTAAATGGGGCGATGTAAAAATCGTCCCAAATAAAAAATCACACAACTTTAAACAAACAATAATAAAGAAAATGCTTGCAAAAGCTATAAAAGTATGATAGTATATATATTGTAAAGAAAAGCTAAAACAAATACGAAGGAGTGAAAAGATGTATTCGATTAACAGACAGGAAACAATTAACCCAGACTTTGATATGATTAACAGAATTGTGGACAAGCTCAATTCAAAGTTTGATCCAAACGATGCATACCATCACAGTAATGCAGAATCAGAAATGTTTGAGTTCCAGATGAAGATAGATGATAAACGCCGGGAAGCATGGCAGATCGTATTCATGGGGCATCATACAGTAGCAAGTGGTAGCTTTTTTGGATTTGATTATTCAGATTGCCAGGAAGAAGAGTATATTACACTGGAAGGAAAAAATGAAAGAAAAATTTATATGCTTGCAGTGTCAAATACGGTTAATGTAATCACAAAATTCATTGAATTTATTTCAATGTCTGACACCTCTTATCAGAACAAAAAGAAATGGATTGACACATTAAAGAAAGGTCTTGAAGACGAAGAGTAAGCCATAATAGCAGAAAGGAGCAGCATTATGGAAGGATATATTATTGATGGAACATCTGCAAGAATCATCAATTTCCCGACAGTAGAGAAGACTTTAGAAGTAGTTGAAAAACCTGAAAAGAAGGGTAACTACAAGAAAAATTATAAAGTTGGCGAAAAACAGGAAGTATATCCGTTCCGTACTCAGGAAGATCTGGAACTGATGTATAACCATTTCGTAGAGAAAAAACAGTATCGCAATGCTTTAATGTTCATTATTGGAATCAATGTAGGACTTAGAGCAAGTGATTTGTTGGAATTGAAATGGAGTCAGATTTTCGATGAAGATGGTAGTATTGCGAATGGAATTACAGTCAAAGAAGATAAGACTGAGAAGTTCCGTACATTTTATCTTAATGAATCATGTAAAACTGCCATTATTGAATATTATAACGGTTTAAAGAAGAAACCGGCAAAAAGCGAATATGTTTTCAGTAGTCGAAAAGGAGATGGACATATAGAAGTTCGTCCGGCTGGTCTTATTCTGAAAAATGCTGCAAAAGCTGTAGGTATCAAGTATAATGTCGGCACTCATTCAATGAGAAAGACTTTTGGTTATTGGCAGTTAAAAGCTCATAAAGATGACGCTTTGTTTTTATGCCATTTACAAGAAATGTTCAATCATTCAAGTCCGCAGATTACATTAAGGTATTGTGGTTTGGCAGAAGAGGAAATGGAACAGTATTATAATGATGTGAATTTGTTATAATATAAACAGACATAAATAAAGGAGAAACAATGGTTACATGTAAAGATTACGCTCGGTTTGTAAAGAATAAACTGAAAACGAAGATTAAGGGAATGGAGAAAAAGCCAGTTTTGGCGATTATTCAAGTCGGTGACAATCAGGCTTCTAATTCTTACGTGAAAGGCAAGATTAAAGATTGTGAAGAAGTTGGGATTAGATGCATTGTAAGCAAACTTGATAAAGACATTGAAGAGCATGAGTTACTTTATCACATTGAATTGACCACATGTGCAGCAGACGGTATTATCGTTCAGTTGCCATTACCAAAACATATCAATGTTGAGCATGTGAAAAATGCCATCCCAAAAGAGAAAGATGTTGATGGTTTTCGCCTGGACAGCAAATTTGATTGTTGCACGCCAAAAGGAATTATTGATTGGCTTTATTTCAATGGCTATGACGTATGCGGTAAAAATGTTGTTGTTCTTGGCAGAAGCGAAATTGTTGGAAAGCCACTTGTAAATATGCTTATTGATCGTGGTGCAACGGTTACATGCTGCAATAGCCATACGGATTATGGATATGAAATGCAGATAACAAATAACGATGCAGATGTGATTGTATCAGTTATAGGAAAAGCAAAGTTCCTTGACTGGTCAGATATTGGTTCAGATTGTGAGATTGTCGTTGATGTTGGAATCAACAGAGATGATGCCGGAAGATTGTGTGGAGATGTAAATAGGGAATCAGTTGAAAAATTTCGCCCAGATACATATATTACTCCTGTTCCTGGTGGCGTAGGATTACTCACAAGAGTCTCACTTTTGAAGAATGTGGTTGAAGCTCATGAAAATGGATATACGGAAAATGCAGTAGAAGATGCAATTTTGCTTTTACGGAAAAATGATTATTTCGTGAGAAAGATCCCAAAGAATTTATGCGAAACTGCAAAGAGATGTAGTGAAACAGGATGTGGAGAATGCTTAGACTGTAGTTGCTTTGCATGTATGATCGGCAATGAGTAACAGATATACAAGACTTGAAGAAAAATGCCCATTACTGGGAGATTATTGTAATCTGGAAGAAAAGGATTGTGATAACTGCATCAATCAGGAAAAGGCATGGCAAGATATACAGTGTTACATTGAATGTCACGATTATGGCATATCTTGTGGTTTTCTTGAAAAGTATTACAAGATGTTCTATTTGCCGGGATTGTATGTAAATCCTATAATCCTTGATATTATTGAAAATAACAAAGAAGCATGTAAACTATTGTTTGAAAAATAGAGGTAAGAAAATGGTCGGGTATAGTTACGACAAAGAAAATAAGCAAAGAGATTACACCTATATGGCAAGAGAAAAGAAATCAAGGAACATTGTTTGTGGGTATGTCGCAATTCATAAACCGTGGTATGAGCCAGAAAGTAACTGGAAGTATTACATGTTTTATGACAGCTATCGTCCAGGCGGTTTCTGTGGTGGTGCTATAAATGAAGGACTCAAAAAAGTTGAAGTTGATCCGAAGACAATCGTGCCATATACTCAGGTTGCGGAGATTATAAGCGTTCTGCAGTCCGGCGATACCGTACATATAGAAGGTAAAGATTTGCCGGAAATGATGACTACAGCAATGATTACAAGTGTTGATGACATGTACAGATATTACAACCGTGAAGACATTGATTATGTGGTCGAAAGATTTGGAGAATCAGCCAAAGAGAAAGAATTCATAAATGTCAGAAAAACAGGGCATTTTCAGGATTTCGTTGATGGAATAATCGAAAAACAGAAAACCGCAAAAAGAAGTGAATTGCTTGCAGCTATAACAGATTTTTGGAATGCGTGGAAATCTATTTACAGTGAAGTTATCATTGGCACTGGTGGAGAATATGACTATGAGTATATCGAAGAAGAAAATGGTAAGTTTACCAGTTCTTTGTTAGATGGAGAATATGACAGTTTTGATGAAATTGTCAAAGATTTCTGTAAAGTTGTTGATCCAGATGATGTTGCCGGGTTTAATTATGGCAAGAGAAGGGTAAAAGAGCAATGCGAGAAGCAAAAGTGCTAAATAAGTACAATTTAACATTAAAAATCGTCAGAAAACTTGAAGTTGGCGATGAATCAAAAATCTGTGAACCTCTGTTTTGGCGAAACAATGCAGTCAATGCATGGTGTATCAGCCGGAGCATTGGAACAGATGCAGACAGAAAGTTTTGTAACGACAATGAGATATGGATAGGAATTTATGATGAACCATATTATCGTAGGAGAGTTCATATTCATGTGAATTGTTGGGGCGGTATGGGAAAATATGAATTTTGCGATTTCTACAATTATAAGGAAATTGAGAATGAAAGAGATTTGCAGACTCAGGAAAAACTTCTGGAAGTTCTCAATATGCTTATAGATGAAGGAATCTTAAAAATTCCCATAAACAAACTATAATAAATGCAGGGAAGTGATAAAAATGAATAGTGAAGAGTTCATACAGACATGCAGCTCAATGGGATATTCGTCAAAGAAACTGGCGAAGAAATACGTTGAGAAAAACCAGAAAGATACTTATGACATGGACGATATTATAAATGTACATAGAAAAAGCGGTAACTTCAAGGGTAATCATGCATGTGGATTAAGCAATATTCCAAACGGAAAGACAACGGCATTTCAGAATGCATAGGAGGATAGAATGGATTATTTAAAGTGTCATAAGAACTTCAAAAAGAAGTTGGAGAAAGAACTGGATAAGATGATCGCCGGAGAAAAGAAAAGTCTGGATGTTAAGAATATTCCGTCTGATAAATTCTGCGATGCTACTGGTTGCGAAGCCAATGATTTTAACGGCTGGCAGTGTGATTGGTGGGGACATTTCCAGTATAAAGGATATAAGTTCGGCGTTTGTGGTTGCGCCTGGGATGGAACGGTTGGAGTGAATTTAGAAAGGTAGGTATGTATGTCAGCATTTGAAAAGATGTTCGGAGATTATCTCAATGCATACAAAAATACATCTCAGTATAGAGATGATAGCATGTTGGATATTGCACTCAGAAAATCAGAGTTTGAGAAAAACTTAGATGAAATGTGGGCGATTTATTCAAAAGGATGTACTCAACAGATTATTGAGTATAACAAGGGTGTTGAGCAGATTAAGAGTGTAGGATTCAAGGTATATAGAAATTCTGTTGGAAAACACAAGATTGTAATACCTAAGTGATGGGGTAGAAATGAGAATGTATAGCATGATGCTTGTGACAGAAAATTATAGAAAGAATAGCCTTGTAAATCAAGGCTAGATACCGATATAAAATATCGTGGCTGATTCAGCTAGGGAAACCTACACATATGTTAAGAGAATATATGTGAGCCAAAGAGTGAGGGATTTTCCACTCACTAAAGCCTATGTAAATTGAATATAGATTTGAGGTTTTAGAACCCTCATAAATTACATGGGTACTGAACGTTGGTGCAGTTATAAGAATGTTCTGGTTTGTTTTAGAACCTTATAAAACTACAATGAAGTAAATTTTAGGACAAATAGATATAAACAAAGGACAACAAATAAAATGAGTAAAGATAAATATGTAATAACTAGAAAAATTAAATTATTACCAGTTGGAGGTGATGATGAAGTTGATCGAGTATATGATTTTATTAGAAATGGACAATATTCACAATATCAGGCATTGAATTTACTTATGGGGCAGCTTGCAAGTAAGTATTACGACTGCAAAAAAGATTTGAGTAGTGCTGAATTTAAAGATGCACAAAAATCAATTTTGTCAAATTCAAATCAGAATTTATGTGATATTGAATTTGCTAAAGGCTGCGACACGAAATCGGCGGTAGTTCAAAAGGTTAGACAGGATTTCTCAACGGCAATTAAAAATGGATTACCTCGTGGAGAGCGCAATATTACAAATTATAAACGGACAGTTCCTCTTATTACAAGAGGTCGTGATCTTGTTTTTGTTCATGGATATGAAAATTACACTGAATTTTTGGATAATCTTTATACAGACAGAAATTTAAAAGTGTTTATCAAATGGGTTAATAAAATTCAGTTTAAGATTGTGTTTGGAAACCCATATAAATCAGCAGAATTAAGAAGCGTTGTACAGAATATTTTTGAAGAAAGATACAAAATAAATGGTTCGAGTATCTGCATTGATGATGATGACATCATTTTAAATTTATCGCTAACAATGCCAAAGGAGATTAAGGAACTTGACGAGAACAAGGTGGTTGGCGTTGATTTGGGTATTGCGATTCCAGCAGTGTGTGCATTAAACACAAACAGTTATTCCAGGAAGTCGATTGGTAGTGCAGATGATTTTTTACGGGTAAGAACTAAAATTCGGGCACAGAGAAGAAGATTGCAGAAAAGTCTTAGTCAAACATCTGGTGGACATGGTAGGAAGAAGAAACTTAGAGCTTTAGATAAATTCTCGGAGTATGAGAAACATTGGGTTCAAAACTATAATCATTATGTAAGCAAACAAGTTGTTGATTTCGCAATAAAAAACAATGCAAAGTATATTAACCTTGAAGATCTTGAAGGATATGGCGAAGAAGAAAAGAATAAATTCATTCTAAGTAATTGGTCGTATTATCAGCTTCAACAGTACATTGCATATAAAGCTGAAAAATATGGAATTGAAGTTAGAAAAATAAATCCGTATCATACATCTCAAGTTTGTAGTTGTTGTGGTCATTGGGAAAGTGGTCAAAGAGTAAATCAGAAAACTTTTATTTGTAAAAATCCGGAATGTGAAAATTTTGGAGAAGAAGTGAACGCAGATTTTAATGCTGCTAGAAATATTGCACTTTCTACGAACTGGTCAGATATGGACGAGAAGAAAAATAAGAAAAAATAAAAAGAAATAATTTTTATTTAACGGTAGACCTTTATGCCGAAAAGTGAGGAGGAAATCCCACTCACTAAAGGTATAGTAAATTACATATGTTGTATGATTTGAGGTTTTAGATGTATGTAATTTAACATATATCAAAATGAGCTTCCAAGTCCTTGAAATAAATAGATTAGAATTTGAAGAAAATAGCCCAGAACAAAGGAGGTAGTAGAATGAGAATACATAAAGGAGATATTGTAAGACATTTTAAAAGAGAAACTCTTACAGAAGAACAAGTAAAAAATAACAATAAATTATATCTGTACAAGGTTTTGGATTTTGCAAGACATACAGAAACCGGCGAATTACTTGTGATTTATGAAGCATTGTATGATGGTAGAGAAATCGGCTGCGATGTTAATTATGGAGATAAATTCGCACGACCATTAGATATGTTCATGAGTGAAGTGGATCATGAAAAATACCCAGATATCAAATGCAAATACAGATTTGAAGAAGTTTGGGGAAAGTAAGTAACAAAAGCTTGTAACTTTATAAACTAAATTAAATACAAGATTGACAAAAGAACAAATGTTCCGTATAATAATACAGAACACTTGTTCTAACCCATAAGGTGCTGTAACCACCTAACCCAACCCAGTCTTCCATTTTTTATTTATGTGATTTAACGTGGTTGATATAATGGACTCTCTAAGTATACAATGGTTGGGAATATTTGGCAAGAATTAAGTGTTCTTTTGTCGTGCAAGAAAGGAGAGTCCATATGAATGACAATGAAAAGATTTTTGTTAATGCTGCCCGTGCAACAATTATTGGTACATGTGCTGGAGTTATTAGCACCATCGTTGGAATCATAGCATTGATAGTTGCATTATAAATAAAAGGAGAATCATATAATGAAGAAACAAGATTTAGTAAGAGAAGAAATGGTAAAAGCAATGAAGGAGAAAAATAAGCAGAAAAAGGAAACACTTTCTCTTTTGCTGGCAGCATTGAAAAATGCGGAAATTGACAAAATGGGAATTTTATCTGAATCTGAAGAAGATGCAGTAGTCCAGAAGGAAATCAAACAGACAAAAGAAACCCTGGATCTTGCACCGGCAGATAGAACAGATATCATTCAGGAGTGTAAATATCGTATTGAAGTGCTTAGTCAGTTCGCACCGAAGATGATGACAGAAGAAGAGATTGAGGCTACAATCGCTGGTGTGCTGAGTGATTTAGGTATCGAGAATCCGACCAAAAAAAGAAAAGGGTAAAATCATGAAGACACTTATGCCGATGGTTAAGGGTAAAGCTGACGGAAAACTGGTAAATCAGATTTTGGAAAAGAAGCTGGTGTAATCATGAATGTTGGTATGATTATAGGCATCACTCTAATGGTATTCATGAATCTTGATATCATTGGTTATATGATTGCAGACTGGGTAAAACCATTGCAGAAAATCTATTGTAAAATTGGATGGCATTGTCATATGAAAGATTATGAGCCAATTAGTTTTGATGGCGCATCGGTACATTGTAAGTGTAAATGGTGCGGATATAAGGGAATGGTAGACAGTCAAGGTAACTTATTTTAAAAGGAGAACAATAGATGAGGATTTTTAATCTACCGAGAGCTGGTGGAAAAACAATGCGTATGCTTTATGCAAGTGAATTTCAAAGAATACCGATTCTTTGCAGAGATCAGGCGTATAAAGCAGGACTTATGTATAAAGCTGAATTTCTGGGTATAGATATTCCAGAACCAATTACAGTACATGATTTAATGTGTGAATCAGAAGGGAAAGATTTTCGAGGAGTTCTTGTTGACGAAGCACTGATAGTTTTACGTGAAATTATTCGACAAGTAACGCATGGCAGAGTTTCAGAAGTAATTGGTATAGCTTTTTCTGATGAAGCAAATGAACATAAAATTCAGAGGTTATAAAAATGAGTTCAGTACAGAGTTATTATGTAATTGCCGGAATGAATTTATCCGCATTTAAAACAGACAAATATAAAGGTTGGCAATGGTCAGAAGCATGGGAGAACTACACATGCAATCAGTCAAAAGGGAAAATCCAGTTATTTGATGATCCAACATATCTGTATATTGGATATATTCTAGCAGCAGTGGATGAATACGGTTTCAATACCGCTATGATAAAGCCGGAAGAGATTAAAGAACACCGGCAGCAAGTAATTGAGGAAATAAAGCGACTGGTAAAAATCGGGGTTATATCTGAAAAGGTATTAGAATCTATTGATTACGGTCTGATTGTTTTTGCAGATTACAGATAGGAGTATTATGAAAATAGTAAATAATTGCATTGATTGCGTATATGATTTTCAAATGAGAGAATCATGTCGTGATAAACTTGTACATGCAATGCCAACAGATTTAATAGCAAGAATGACTTCTGTTTTGGTTATCAAACCGTATGGGGATAAATTCTATGTTGTAAAATCAAGATACGAGAGGGAACTTCTTTATAACAAATTACTTAAAGAAAATTTTAAGGTAATTTCCAATTCGGATTTTGAAGGTTGTAAGGATTGGATTGAATTTGCGGAAAGAGTAAGAGAGCTAATCAATCCAGGAGAATGTGTCATATATAAGATGAACAACAAGAAGTTCGATGAAAATTATAATCTGGTGCGGAATACAAATTACAGTACAAACATCTATTCGTTGTATAAGAGGGTTATGAAACGTGATCCGAGAGCCATTGATGAAATCGAATCTCTTGAAGAAGCAAAAGAAATTATAGGTATGATGCTTGGAAACCACTATATGCATAATACGGCATATGAAATGCTCAAAATTTTTGGAGGGAAACAACGATGATTTATATTACGGGAGATATTCATGGAAGCCCGGAACGTCTGGGTGTACATTCCTTTTATGAACAAAAGGAAATGACGAGAGATGATATCGTGATTATTTGCGGAGATTTTGGTATGGTCTGGGAAGAAAGTGGAGAATCTGCATCCGAGCGGTACTGGCTGAAATGGCTAGAAGATAAGCCGTTTACAACCGTGTTCGTGTGCGGAAACCATGAAAATTTTGACAGACTATATCAGTACCCAGTGAAAGAGTGGCATGGTGGTAAAGTCCATGAAATTCGCCCACATGTATTACATTTAATGCGTGGAGAAGTCTTTGATATTGAAGGATTGAAATTTTTCGCATTTGGTGGGGCAAGTAGCCATGATATCAGAGATGGTATTATTGATCCGGCAGAAGATGAAAACTGGCGTGAGACAGCTAAAGAATGGTATAAAGCCGGGAAGATGTATCGAATCAAAGGGATTTCATGGTGGGAACAGGAGCTTCCGACACAAAAGGAGATGGATAATGGTATTAAGAACCTTGAACGTGTTGGAAATAAAGTAGATTACATTATCACTCATTCGCCATCTGCAAGTGTGATTGCACTGTTAGGGCATGGATTGTATGAACAAGATGTACTTACAAGATACTTGGAAGATATTCGATCTAAGGTAGAGTATAAGAAACATTTCTGCGGTCATATGCATGTAGATAAGGCAGTTAATGAAAAAGACATTATTCTGTATGAACAGATCATCCGGCTTGCTTGACAAATTTGGAATCTATGCTATAATATTAACATGCAAAAATAAAGGTTGACAGTCAACAAATAATATGATATCTTATAGGAGAAGCAAATAGTGAATATAGTATTGATTATTATTTTGTTCGGCTTTATATATGGAAGCAGCTATTTCAGATTTCATGAACCATACGGATTGAATAATACATATAATGCTTTAGGTTATTATATGTTATCAGTAAAATGGTGGAATATTGAATTCAACTGGTGTACATACAAAAACAAATGGCAAGTTGATATTAAGCTGAGATTTATAAGAAAATGGAAGCCGAGAAGATATAAAGAGGTATATGTGATATTTAATAGTGCAGGAGTAAGAACCTACACTTTAAATATATATTAAACAAACAATAATAAAGGAGAAAGACAAATGAGAACAGGATTAACAAGCTCTCAGGTAACAAAGAACAGAGAAAAATATGGTTCAAATAAGTTACCAGAAAAGAAACTAAAAACAAGATTTCAGTTCTTCATGGAAACATTTGAAGATAGACTGAACCAGATTCTTTTAGCAATGATGATTGTGTTTACGGTTTTAGCCGTATTCGGGCAAGAATCATATTCAGAGCCGATAGGTGTTGCGGTAGTATTACTTGCAATTGCATTTATTGGAATGAATATAGGATTGAAAAGCCAGAAAAGTGCAAAAGAATTGAAAGACAGAACTTCGATTCATTATTGTAATGTAATCCGTGATGGAAAGGTTGAGCATATCAACTCAAATGATTTGGTTGTTGGCGATCTTGTAATTATTCAGTCTGGCGAAGCAATTTATGCAGACGGATATTTAGTAGAAGGAAATGTAAAAGTTGATAACTCCGTTTTAAATGGGGAATCAGATCCTTGTAAAAAGACACCGTGGGAAAATGAAGATTCATCCCCAATTATTATAGGTGGGAAACGACATGCAAATTCAAATGATTATGTAGATTCGTATTCATTATTTGCTGGCACAACAGTAACAGACGGAGAGGGAAAGATGGTCGTTACAAACGTAGGTGTTAATACTGTAAACGGTCAGACAATTTCCACAATTGATGAAATTGAAGAAACAAAGACATCACTAGAGATTCAGTTAGATGATCTTGCTGGACAGATTAGTAAATTTGGATATATTGGAGCAACTATCATCGTTGCTGCACTGATTGTAACGAACATCATTCAGATTGGTGGTATTGCTGAATACCTTAATATTGGTTGGATTGGTATTTTAAAAAATGTCCTTACAATAGCAGTTACGGCACTTACAATTATTGTTGCAGCAGTTCCAGAAGGACTTCCGCTGATTATTAACCTTATTACAGCACAAAATGCGAAGGTAATGATTAAACATAACGTGCTTGCGAAACATACAAATAAGATCCCGGAAGCTGGGAATATTCAGTTGCTTTGCACAGATAAGACAGGAACTCTTACGGTAGGTAAACTTGTGCCGGTTGAAAATGTGATGGGTGATAAAAATGAAGTACCGAAAGATTCAGTAATTGAAAATATGTTTAAGTTAAACGTAGCGTTAAATAGTAGTGCTATGTATGATGAGAATAAAAACATTGTTGGTGGTAATGCTACAGAACGTGCATTGCTTACAATGATTTCAGATAGAGAGTATAAAGAATTTACGGATTCTGTAGAAGTCACAAACAGAAAAATTTTCAATAGTGCAAATAAGTTTAGTGCTGTTGAAACGAGTGGAAAAGATGGAAAGATTACTTATTACAAGGGTGCGCCTGAAAAATTGATTGATGCAGCAGTTTCTTATGAAACAACAAATGGAATCAAACCAGTTGAAAAGGAAAAATTAAAAGAGATTGTTAAATCATATGCTACAAAAGCTATGAGAGTAATTGCAACTGGATATAGTAAATCTGCATTACCAGAGGAAGGATTCCCGGATGATTTAGTTCTTGTTTCTTTGGTTGCTATTCGTGATGATGTCCGTCCAGAAGTACCGGAAGCAGTTGCAAAAATGCATGAAGCTGGTGTACAGGTAATGATGGTAACGGGAGATGTCATTGATACAGCAAAAGCTATCGCAAAAGACGCTGGACTGATTACAAGCGAATCTGATATTGCAATGTCAGCTATTGACTTTGATGCACTGTCAGACGAAGAAGCAAAAGCAAAACTTCCTTATATTAAGGTTATTGCAAGAGCTACACCAAACACAAAACTCAGAATCGTGCGTTTGGCACAAGAACTTGGTCTTTGTGTAGGTATGACTGGCGATGGAACAAATGATGCACCAGCACTGAAAGCTGCAGATGTTGGATTCTCAATGGGATCTGGAACAGACGTATGTAAAGAAGCTGGAGATATTATTATCACAGATGACAACTTTGTATCTATCACAGATGCGGTTCTTCTTGGAAGAACATTCATGCACAACGTTATGAAGTTCCTGAAATTTCAGTTGCCTATCAATGTAGGTCTGGTAATTCTCAGTATTTTATATCCGATTATCATGGCTGTAGAGGCTGTGGCAGCGGTACAGATTCTTGTAATCAATATTGTAATGGACTCTCTTAATTCTCTTTCGTTTGGTGGAGAACCAGCAAAAGATGAGTATATGAAAGAAAAGCCTATTCCAAAAGGATCAAAACTTCTTTCAAGAGAAACTATTGGACAGATTGCAGTATCAGTTGTAGCATTTATCGGAATTTTTGGAATTACATTGCTGCCACCAATTCAGAAAGTATTTGGAAGTGATGAAACCGTTTATGCAACAGTAAGGTTTGCGCTACTTGTTATGATGGCAACATTTAATGGATTTAATATCAGAACAGATGGTTTTAATCTGTTTAAAGGCATCAGCAATAATATACTCTTCATTGAGATTGCGGTGGCAATTTTCGCTTTGACATTCGTTCTTGCACAGTTTGGTGGAGAAATTATGGGATGTACAGCACTGACAGCTACACAGTGGGCTATCACAGTAGGATTAGCATTTATGATTATCCCAATTGATCTGGTAAGAAAAGCCGTTATCAGAGTAAAAAGAAAGTAGGTAATAATATGGTCATGAGAGATAGAGAATACAAAACGGTTGAAAATATTGTATTGATTTGTTATACAGTTGGATTAGTCCTTACATGCGTAACAAAATTTATACCATTTATATTTTTAACGGTTGCAGCACATCCTATTTCACTTGCTATATTAAACAATAATAAATGTGGGAACAGAACAAAAAACTGTTCCCCGAAAACAAAAAAGTTCAATAAGAAGGAGAGAACATTATGGTAAGTTTGGTAAAAGGACAGAAAGTTGATCTTACAAAAGGGAACGCAGGGTTAAAGAAAATTCTTGTCGGTTTAGGATGGGACACAAATAAGTACGATGGAGATGATTTCGATTTAGACGCATCTGCATTTCTGCTTGATAAAAATGGAAAAGTGACAACTGATAAAGACTTTGTATTCTTCAACAATCTGGTACATCCGAGTGGAGCAGTAAAACATATGGGAGATAACCTTACTGGATCTGGCGATGGAGATGATGAACAGATTATTGTTGACCTGGCAAAGATCCCGGAAAATATCGAAAAGATTGCATTTACAGTAACAATTTATGAAGCAGACAGTAGAATGCAGAATTTCGGTATGGTGTCTAATGCGTATATTCGTATGTCAAACGAGGAAACAGGCGAAGAAATGATTAGATACGATCTTGGAGAAGATTATTCTACAGAAACATCTATGGTTCTTGGAGAGTTGTATCGTCATAATGGCGAGTGGAAATTCAATGCGATTGGTGCTGGTTATGCTGGCGGTTTAACTGCACTTTGCAATGGATATGGATTATAAAGGGAGGAAACGAAAATGGCAATTAGTTTAACAAAAGGTGAAAAGGTAAATCTTTCAAAAGTGGTGGAGAAACTGGCGAATGTAACCGTTGGTCTTGGTTGGGATGCAGCGGAATACGGAGATAGTATTGATTGTGATTCTTCTGTATTTGTACTTAAAAATGTAGTTGGAAAGTCTGGAATGTTCGGCTTATTTAAGAAAGAAGAGAAAGCAAGATTAGTAAATGATGAGGATATCATTTACTATGGTCACAAAAAACATTCAAATGGTTGTATCAAACATCATGGAGATAATTTGGTTGGTGGCAGTGTAGGTGATGATGAGCAGATTTCAATAAATTTGAAAGAAATGCCGGAAGATGTTACTAGACTGGCTGTTGTAATCAATATCTATAATTGTAGAAATAGAGGGCAACATTTTGGCATGATTAAAAACTGTTTTGCACGTATTGTAGATGATGCGACCAAAGAAGAAATCTGCCGATATAATTTATCAAATGACTATAACGGTTGTACAGCACTGATTGTGGCTGAGTTCTACAGAGAAGATGGAGAATGGCATTTTGAAGCTGTTGGAAAAGGCACACATGATGGCAGTATTTCAGAACTTGCAAGAAGATACAAATAGAGTGGAGGAAAAGTAGATGTCAGTAAGTTTGAATAAAGGCGATAGAGTCGAGCTTTCAAAGGATAGCAGAGTGAATGCAGTTTCCGTGTGTTTAGGTTGGGACACAGCTAAATACGATGATGATGGAGATTTTGATTTGGATGCGTCTGCATTTGTTATCGGTAGAAATGGCATGACAAGAAGAGATGAGGATTTCATTTTTTACAATAATCTGCAGCATCCTAGTGGTGGTATCACTCACAGTGGAGATAACCTTACCGGCGGTGGAGATGGGGATGATGAAGTAATCAAAGTCGTTCTTAATAAACTTCCAAAATATGCCGAAAAGGTTGTGTTCTGTGTAACAATTCACGAAGCAGAGAGAAGAATGCAGAACTTTGGAATGGTCGAAAACTCTTTCATTAGGGTGGTTGATGACAATACTGGTAGTGAGATTACACGTTACGACTTAAAAGAGAAATTCGGAGATTCTACTGCAATTATCGCAGGTGAAATCTACAGAGATGGATCTGGTTGGAAATTCCACGCTGTAGGGGATGGATTCAATGGTGGACTTTTCGACTTATGTGAAAAATTTGGAATTGAGGTAAAGTAAAATGACAGTAGGTACAAGTAATTTAGTGATATTCGTTATTGCTATTATCCTGGTTGTTGGAATTATTGCACTGATTTTGAATAAGACATTTTTCAAACAGCTTGTGATTAAATACAGAGGAAGAACAGAAGAGATTGCAAGACAGGATGCAGCGACACCACAAGGTGCAACGGATTATTTCAATAATGCAATCAGAGAAAAAGAAACTTTATATGGTGATGCAGAACGTTCATATGTTGAGATTGCTGGAAAATTAGACGAGTCCGAAAAGGAACAGTATCATTTGAAGAAAGAACTCATGAAGATTGATAAATCTATCAATGATTGTCTGGACGCAAATGACGAAAACGGTGCTAGACAGTATGCAATGAAGAAAATCACAGTTCAGCAGAAAATTGATACTCTGAAAGATACAATCGAAGAGTTTAAGAAAGCGAAAGATCAGCAGGATGAAATCAGAAAAGCGGTGAAACAGGAACTTGACGAACTCAAAGAAGAGAAAGAAAGAACCGTTTATCAGATGGAAGCAGATCAGCAGATTATTCAGCTTCATGAAGGTATGAATGCAAGTGCAAGTTCAAGTGAAAGCGATCACATGTTGGAAAGAGTGCGTGAAGGTGCTAAAAAGACCAGAGAACGTGCAGCCGGAGCGCAAATTGCCTATGATACAAGTGCAAAAGCACAGGATCGTAGACTGGAAGCTCAGGCAAGAAACAGAGAGGCTGATGAACTTCTGGCAGAAATGAAAAGAAAAAGAGGTAACAACTAATGATTGTACTTAATATTGGAGTTTTCTGCTTGTGTATAGTTGTTCCGTTTGTAACTGGCTACTGCGTGGGACGCAAGAAAAGAAAGTAGTATGAAGTAGTAGTTGGTGAAATATCCAACTACTATTTTTAAAATGAGGTAAATAAATGAGAGTAATTGATCCGAATTTGGACGGAATCACTCATATCAATGTGTATAGTGGCAGTAGGACAGAACTTGGTAGAATGCTGAGTAATTTCTGTCGGGAAGAGATATACACAAAAGATGGGCGGTTTATGTCAGTTGAAGCGTATTGGTTTTGGCTAGGTATTTCGCCGGATTGTAAAGAAAGAGAATGTATGCGTGATTTATTCGGTTATCAGGCAAAGGCAAAAGGTACATATTTTAGAGAAGTATATCCCGGAGAGCAGATAGAAGATTTCCAGGACAGAATCATTCGGGCGATATGGTACAAAGCCAAAAGACATACAGACTTATTTTTGCCGGAATATGAAAATCTGCCACTGAAACATTACTATGTCAACAGAAACGGATCAGTGAGAGATGTGTATGGCAAATACTGGTGGATGATAGAAGCTGAAGAGAAAATGAAGAAATACATTTATGAGGTTAAGAAACAGCTATGAAGAAATTGAAAGTAGTTGCGTTATTAGTAGTTATGATGTGCGAATTGGTTGGGTGTAAGGAAGACGTAGAAGTACATACAGAATATGTCAAAGCACAGCCGTTACAATTATATACAGAGAAAGTCGTGCAAGAAACTGTAGAACAAGCAAAAGTAAGTGCTGAGATTGCTATAGAGGAAGCGGAGAAGGAATTTTCGCCATATTATGTTGTGGTTAGTTCTTTGAATATCAGGCAAGCACCAGATACAAATTCTTCATTGGTTGGTAGCTTGGTATTTGGCGATTGTGTAAATGCGTATGTAGATGGAGAATGGGCAGAACTAGATAACGGTACATATGTAAGTGCAGAGTGTTTGACAAGTGAATTGCCATATACAGCTTATGCAGCACCATATACAAGCGGAATGAAAAGCTATATGCCGTATAGTGTTGGAGATAGAAGTATTTTCGCACAATCAAGTAATCAGTACAAATTACAAGAATTATGCAACACTGGGAATTACGGCATCCGGCAATATAAGGGCAGATATTGTGTGGCGATTGGTAGTTATTTTGGAACTGCAATCGGACAGTATTTTGACTTGATTTTAGAGAATGGCGTTTCAATACCTTGTATTATGGCAGATCAGAAAGCAGATTGCCATACAGATGACAGTAATATTGTTACGGTTGCCAATGGCTGTATGACAGAATTTGTGGTTGATTTTTCCAACCTCAATAGTGATGCAAAAAGAATGGGGGATATATCCTACTGTTCCGAAGATTGGAAATCAAGAGTCGTAGAAGTAAGAGTGTATGATATGAATGCACTTTCTGAATAGGAGAATTGAAGTGGACAAAGAAGATATTAAGAAATTATGTGAAGAACGTGGAATTATATATAAAGCGGATTTCATGGATGGATTAAGCGAAAAGCAGTTTGATGAGGGATGTATCAAGCTCTATATACCGGCAGATGGAAACGGTGGTTGTGGAGAAGGAATCTGGGGTTGGATTGCGCCGGAAGATAAAGAGAAGTATATGGACGATAATTTCTACGGAGAGATTAAAGCTGTACTTTGCAATAATCCAATTAACTATTTTGGAATCCTGTTTTGGGGTTGTGAAATCCCGATTATTTGCCAGGGAGAAGATAGACCAATACTTTCGGAAGGCTACATTAAAAATGTGTTACTTCCAATCGTAAACAAGCAAAAATAATGAATGGAGAACATGATGAGTGAATTAGATATGAACTGGGAGCTTTTGGCGAATAAGGATTATGCGTTTCTGACGGAAAGCCCCCTCTTAGGTAATAATATTCTTCTTTTGACTTTGGGCGGTTCTCACGCATATGGAACAAATGTGGAAACGTCAGATATTGATGTTAGAGGAATTACTTATAATCCAATTGATTCTTTGCTTGGAAACAGAGTTTTTGAGCAGTACGAAGACGAGACAACAGATACCGTTGTGTATGGATTGAATAAAATGTTCAGGTTGTTATTGGAGTGTAACCCAAACACTATTGAGCAGCTTGGTTCTAAGCCGGAGCATTATATCATTCTCAATGATGATGGTAAAAAGTTGATTGAAAACAGAAAAATCTTTCTTTCTAAAAGAGCGATTTATACTTTTGGCGGTTACGCAAATTCACAGTTACGCCGGTTGCAGAATGCGTTGGCAAGAGACAGCTATCCACAGGCAGAGAAAGAAAAACATATTCTTGGATCAATTAGAAGTGCAATGAATAGCATTATTGAAAAATTCCATACAGTCAATGGAAAGCTGATTGAATATAATTTCGCCAATGACAACGGAAAAATGATTCATGCATATAAGGAATACAACCAGAAAATGCAGGAAATGGAACAGTTCAAAAACTTTGAATATGGATCACTTAACCTTTACCCGGATGAATCTGATAGAGAAGGAATGGACGTTGAAATCTATATGGACGCTTGCTTACATCATTATCCGCTGAGAGATTACAAGGGTATCTGGAACGGTATGAATACTATCGTAAAGGATTATGAGAAACTGGGTAAACGAAATACGAAGAAAGATGACATGCATCTTAATAAGCACGCACAGCATTTAGTCAGACTGTATCTTATGTGTATTGATATCCTTACAAAAGAAGAAATCATTACATATCGTGCCGATGAACATGATCTGCTTATGAGCATTAGAAACGGGGAGTTTCAGAAGCCGGAAGGTGGTTATCGACCAGAATTCTTTGAGTTAGTTGATGACTTGGAAAAGAAAATGAAAGATGCAGCAGAAAATACAAGTCTGCCGGATTGCCCAGATACAGAAGCAGCTTATGAAATGCTTGTGGAAATGAACAAAAATCATATTCTGAAGATGGAGGATTATTATGACGGAAGCACATATTAAAGAAGCAAAAAAAATGTTAGGTTGGTTCTTCGATAGATGCGGTAAAGTTCCGCACTATAAGGGAATGATGTACGTGAAAAACACCGATAACTTAAAGGTATTACTTGATTCTGTTGTTGGTCGGATTGAGAAAGAAAACTCACAGCAGATTGAGAAAATCTATAATGAAGAAAATTCATATACGGTACATTTCAAGAACGGAAGTCATTTCTCTTTTGTGGTTGTTGATACAGTGGTAGTAGTTGGAGAACATTGCCATGTACTGTTTGTGGACAGTAAAATCAGAGAGCTTGAATTAAGAAGCCTTGCGCCGGTAATTGATCCGTGTACAATGCCGGAAGGAAATGTAATGCTTAACCCGAAACCACTTTATTTGAGTATGGATTAAGGAGAAAGCAATGCAGATAGATAGAATTAAATATACAATGAAACATAGAAAAGCGTTCCGGGCAGTTGAAAAACAATTGCTCGGACACAATACAATTCGTGGTTATTTGCATGACTTGGATAAAGTGTTTCTGTATATGATTATGGACTATAAGCGTGCCCATAAGATACATAGAAGCCATTCCAAACACCATACTTTGAAAGCAAAGACACATGCGGATTATGTACAAATGGTTATAGACTGGGAATGTGCCAGACTCACAAAGCCGGACAAACAGATGAATGCCAGAGAAACACTGGATAAGCTATATCCTAAGTTAAAAGATAAGGTTTTGCCGGTAATTGAAGAACTGGGATTATAACAAGATAAAAAGTAAATTTTATTTAGAAATAAGTGCTATATATGGTATTTAGAGATAGTTATTATACTAGATATAGTATATATGTGGAGGAATGATTATGGTATTACCGATTGTGGTAAATACAGATAGGAAAATTGCCATTGATAAATCAGAATATAATCATGGCATGGAAAATGGGTTATTTCTGACAGAAGATGGTTCGCTTGGAATAAAAAGAAAAAATGGTGAGTGCTTTGATTTGTATGGAAAAGAACTGAATGTATCTGGGGTGATGGGATATAAATGTTATGTAGAAGGTGGAATTAAAGGTATTGGTATTGAAGGGCAAACTAAAGAGTCATGGAGTGGCGATAAAATGTCAACACATTCTGGGTATGGAGTAATGACTATAACACGCCAGCAAGTGAATCCACCTACAGCATTATTCGGTAGCTCGATTAAACATGGAAATGTTATCAATGTTACTATTTCTCATGCGGATTTAAAACGTGGAATAAATCATGACTGGTATCATGCTAATGGAAGAATCTGTGAAATTGAATTATCTTTATCTCAATTTGCAGATATGATTACATCTATTGGAAATGGCGATGGTGTTCCTTGTACTATCCATTTTACAGAACGTGACGGATATATTCCACGAATTGATTATGAAAGCAAGATTGAACAGCATCGTAGTGAATTCAAGGATCAGTTGTCAGATGTTAAAAGTTCGATTAAAAATGCGTATGATATAGCTGAAGAATTATTTTCATCGAAGAAAACATTGAATAAAGCAGATAAGCAGAAAATTTTAGATGTATTGGCAAAAGCAAATAGAGATATTGGTTGTAATGCCGAATATGCTCTTGATTGTTTCAATGAACAGATGGAAAAATCAGTAACAGAAGCTAGGGGCGAAATCGAAGCATTTATGCAGAATCAGATTCAAAATATAGCAATAAAAGCTATTGCAACGAATGTTGATGAAAACGGATTGCCGGATTTTAATAAGATGATTGCAATAGAATAGGAGAAGTATGAGTGTAATAATTGGAAATAGAAATTATATAAGAAATGCAGTCATTGGAGATAATGGAGAATCTATACAAAATATTGAAAATGACGGAATTATTATTGATGGGAAAAAGATTCCACCATGCCCAACGCCGATGAACAACTGTACGATTATTGATAACCATGTATTCATAGATGGATATGAATGGAAAAATAGTAAATGGAAGAAAACTCTTAGAGCTTTATATCATAAATATTTTTAACATGATGGAGGAAGATATGAATAAACCATATGATGTAGGATTTATTTGCGGACGTTTCCAAACGTTCCACAAAGGACATGAAAAATTAGTTGAAACTGGGTTAATGCTTTGTGACAGACTTTTGATTTTTATTGGAAGTTCTCAGGAAGACGGAACAGAAAGAAATCCGTTCAACATTACAACCAGAGAAAAAATGTTAAAAGAGATATATGGTGGGCGTGGCGATATCATGATTTACGGTTTACCAGACCTAACCACCGAAAATGATATTACTCCGGCGTGGGGAAGTTATCTACTGGATAAGGTAGACAGATATATTTATAAGAAGCCGGATATTATGATTTATGGAAATGACGAGAGTAGATCTGCCTGGTTCTCCAAAGAAGACCTAAAAGGAATGACAGAGCTTATTATCAATCGTTCTGATTTGCCGATTTCTGCCACAATGGTAAGAGACTATATGGTTCACGATCAGAGAAAAGAATGGATGCAGCTTGTAAATCCAAAACTTCATAAGATGTATGATGAATTGCGTATGCAGCTTATGTCTGTTGAATACTACAAAAAAGTAGCGGAGGTATAAAATTGAAAATTTGTCAAAAATTTCATTTAAAACAGATGTATCATGAGATAACATTTTATGCTTATGATATAGAGAAGATTGAGAAAATAACACCATATAACTTATCAAGAATATATGTGCCGGAATGTATAGATAGAGCCAATAAAAGGTGTGATTTTTGGAAAGTAAAAGAAGTTTGTTGTCAATGTTGCGTTTCACATTTGCAAGAATTACTTTTAGATGGTTGGTATGTAGGGGATAAAAATGGATTTTTGACAGATGATTCATATTATGCTTTGTTACAGACAGGGATTAGAGTTCCTGTAAATAAAGAAATATATAGGGAATGGAAAAAAGGTTGGTCTTCCAAACCATCAACACAAGACGATAAAGTGTATGAGTTAGGAGTAGATTATGAAAAGAAATAGCCAGTTTTGGCATTTAAAATTTGCTGATGATTACGATAAATCAAAAGAAACATTCCGGGAATACAGATGTAATCGTGAGTTATATTATGACCATGACAAGAAAATGTGGGTACATCGTGCGGAATATACAGGCAGTTGGTATCCAGCAACATTTCCTTGTGGAAGTTATAAAGCTGCATTACGACATTTGAGAAAGCATGATGAGATACCAAAGGGCACACGATTTGTTTTAGTTAGTCGTTTTGTTGGTGGTGATAGGGTTTTAATGAAGAGGTAGAAAATGAGAACGAATGATATTTTATTAGATGGATTTAATGATATCCGCACACTTCAAAGATATCTTTATATGTCAGATGAACATTATATTGAGATAGAAAATGTCATTGGAGTGAAACTGAGAATTAGAATGGGAGAAAACTTACATTATTATTGTAAGAACATGAATTTTCCAGATTTGCCAGATGCATGTTTTTCGGAGTCAATGACGAATAAAACTATGTTGGGTATTATTGACCAGTTGAATGAGAATCCGGCAACTGAATACCCAAACAGTTTTAAGAATAGATGGGATGAGATAGTATCAATAACATCTGCAAACGTAGCTCAGAACGAATATAAATGGGCGAATGGAAGATACAGAGGGAGTGTGTAAAATGCAATTTGAATACAGAGGCTATATAGGTGTTATTGGATATAGGAATTATTATATAAGAGATATGAATGGGAAAACACATATACAGGCGTTGTGTGACAAAAAGCCAACGGAAGAAACCGTTAAGAGTGCTCTAGACAGATTTATCAAAGGAAAAGAAGAAGGAAGAACGTATTCATAGGAGTTATAAAACATGGTAAAAGATATTAAAATGCCAGAAAATGTAAAAATGATTCTTGATAAATTATCAAGTAAAGGGTATGAAGCTGTTATAATTGGCGGTTGTATGCGTGATTCTATCATGGGAATTGAACCTCATGACTGGGACATTGCTACGTCTGCCCAACCAGAAGAAATAATGGAATGTTTCAAACACTACAATCTGATGAAAGCTGGATTAAAACATGGAACAGTAACCGTTATCATTGACCATGAACCATATGAGATTACTACATACAGAATTGACGGGGAGTATTCCGATCATCGAAGACCTGATTCTGTTGATTTCACATGTGATTTAGCAGAAGATATTATGCGCCGAGATTTCACAATCAATGCTATTGCGTATGACGGAGAAAATATTATTGACTTGCATGACGGCATTGGAGATTTGCAGAAAGGAATTATCCGTTGTGTTGGTAATGCAAATGCAAGATTCAGAGAAGATCCGCTTAGAATTCTCCGGGCGATTCGATTTGCTGCAAGATTTGGCTTTGAGATTGAGGAATTAACTAAAAAAGCAATGTTTGACAATTGTGATATGTTGCGACTCATTGCAACGGAGAGAAGACAGAGTGAATTTACAAAAACACTTTGCAGTGAGCATGTCAGTGTCATCGAGGATTATGCTAAAATACTGAAATATGGTTTACCATGTATTGACAGCATTAAGGATTTTGATAAGGCAGTACGTGCAATAGAAATGTGCCAGGATATCAGTGAAAAATTGGCAATTTTGATTGACGGATTATCTTTATCAGAGTATAATAAAGCTGTTAAAGCAATTTTGACAGGAATGAGATATCCGAATAAAGTAATTGCATCTGTTCAGAATATTTTTGTTGCAAAGAAAATGGTAATCACTAACTCAGATGCGTGTATCAAAAATATGTTGTACAAGTTCTCACTGGAAGATGTGAAACATATTTTAAGATATAAACACGCTAAAATAAATGCAAGCGATAATATAAATGAAGAAACAATTGCAAAAGTAGAGAACATGATTGAACGTGCAGAAGAATTGGCTAAATCAGATGAATGCTATAACTTAAAAGGTCTTGCAATTAACGGAAATGATTTAAAACGCCTGGGAGTGAAAGATCTTGACATTAAGTGGATGTTAGATGGACTGTTAAAATTAGTAACCACAAATCAAGTAGAAAATTCGAGGGACGTATTGATCGAGGTGGCAAAAATTTCCATGTTATAATTTGGTTTATTATTATTGACTTTAGTAAGGTTGATATGTATAATAAGAACATACGTTCTAAGTGGAACTTTCGCTACCTGGATGTCGGAAAGGGGAAAAAATATAATGTTTTTTATTTACGAAAAGAATGAGTACCATGTAAATGTGAAAGATGAATTTGCAAAAGCTACGTCTGGTGATTATATAGACATGCTTGATGCATTTGGCATTGTGTTACATAGTTTATCTGACAATCCAGAATTCGGCAATTCTACTGTTATGTTAATGATGTATAATAATGGAAGAATTACCATTGAAATTGTTGATGCAAAGGAAGATGATTGTAAAATCATTGATCCAACATATACACAGGAGGAATATAGAGAAATAGAAGAATATTTAAAACTCGAATAATTGAATATCTACTATCAGATAAAAATAAAGTATTACCAGAAAAACTTGACATCTCTGTTTTCTGGTGGTATTATTAAAGTACAAACAAAATATGGAAAGGGGACGCACATATGAAAGCATCTGATAGTAGAGAGCATCTAATTACTAAAATTGAGAATTTAGTTTTAAACTCAAGTCCAGATAAAATAAACAAAATTGAAGAAGAAGTTAGACATGACGGTAAAATCTCATTAGGCAGTTTTCTTAGAATAGTATCAGGAAGAGCTAATTTAGATGAGCTGAGTGATGCCGAATTATATTGGCTGACTTTTGCCATATCTAAAGTATCAAAAAATTTCGGTGTGCCGGAAGATTATTTTGAAGACGTAGAAATTCAGAATTATAAATATTATGATCCGCAAACAGATAATAATAAAAAAATTGGTTATCCGTTAGTTTTTAGAAATGTTTCAAAATTGGCAGATAACCAGTATATGTTTCCATTAAGTGTCAGAGAAATTAAAGAATTAAAAAGCGCAAATCTTTTGCAGATTATTCCAGAGTTGCAGCGTAATCATAAAAAGGATAAATATGGAGATTTAAAAACAAAGGTTAATCGCCAAACAGCGCAACAGATTTCTAGCCTTATCAATGAGGGAAGTTTTTTCTATAACGGAATTCGTTTCAATTTAATGGATGACGGTGATAGTGATATTCCAGTTTATGACGAAGAAGCAAAAACATTAACTGTTTCAAATGGTATTATTATTGTTCCAGATGGAAACCATAGAACAATAAGTTGTGAATTAGCAACTAAACATTTAGATGATTGTTTTGGTGTATTTTTCACATATTTCTCACCACAGAAGACGAGAGAATTGCTTAATCAGGAATGGACAACAGTGCCGATTCCAAAACGACATAGAGAGGCAATGAAGCCTACAGTTGCAAATAAGATTGTAGATTCAATTATGAGAAGCAGCGATGCCGATGAAATTTATGTAAAAGGTATCGTAAAAGATGGAATGGAACTCCGGGCAAATAATGGATTTATCCTTTATATTGAACTGGCAACGGCAATTTCAAGATACTATGATACAGATAATCTTACATTCAAAGCGCAGCAAGATGAATTAAGAGACTGGCTGATTACTTACATGAATTATCTTACAATGTTATTGCACGATGATTTTATGAATTATAAGAAAGCGAAGAGAGCCTCTTGGTCTGTACACTATATGGCATGGCATTATTATATAATGATTAGCAGATATATAAAAGGCGATGACAACTGGCGTGAAGAGTTAAAGAAAATTATAGCTGAAACCGACTTTTCAGATCAAGAAATTAGAGAATTCTTTGTTAAAAATAATCGCAGGAAAGTATATGAATTCTGCAATGAGAAGGAGGAACAGTTATGTACAACTCTGAACAAAAACAAACTTTCTTAAATACTATTACAAATGATAATTCATATAGATCATTCCAAAGAGTTTTCAAAGCTGTACAGGATATGGAAGAAAAATTTGGAAAAGATATTTGTGAGATGAATGTTGATGAACTTCTAACTGTTCTGGATTTCAAAACGGGAGTGCGAATTACAAATACCGAACAAACAATGAGCTTATTGCGTTCATATGTTGATTGGTGTATTCAAAATGGTAAGACAACTAGCGAAAATAATTTTGATAAAATCAGTTCTTCCGAAGTAGATAAGACTAGAACTTGTCGGGCGAGATATGTCAAATCGCCGGTAGAATTTGAGGAAATGATTAAAATTGCATTTGGTATGAATGTCGATTATAATGAAAGCACTGAAATACCAAATGAGTTAATGGTAAGGTTATGTTATGTTGGCTTAGAGAATGAAGAGATTGTACTTTTGGAAAAGGCTAATGTAGATTACGAAGCAAAGACGATTAAAAGCCCACTTTATGATTGTGTTTATCATGTTTCCGATAGAATTCTGAAACTTTGTAGATTTTGTGCGGAGCAAGAAGAAGTATTGCTTATGGCAAAGTTCGGTATGCGAAAAGAAAGAGTATGCAGCAACAAGTATTTATTTAGAAATCGACTGGGTACATTACGTGGGAAATCAGAAGATTCTCCACTGAATAAATTAGTTATCCCTAGAAAAGTAAAGGCATTTAGCGATGCGTATGTTGAAAGTACAGGAAATTATAAAGCTATATCTTGTGATAAATTACGTGAGAGCAAGATGCTTTATAATATCTATGAATCTGGTGAAACTTTTGATGCATATTTTAACCAAGTAATTCTTCCAGATATTAAAATGCGCAACCCGGAATATACAGAGCGAAAAATCCAGGAGAGAAGACGTATTCTTAAAGGTATGTATGATTTATATAAGGAAACTTTCTATTAAGGAAAGGCGAGACTGGGATCTCGCCAAAACCTTGCGATAAACAACCGAAAATAAATGAAAAAACTTTTAAAAACCTATTGACATTTTCCTGAAATATGGTATTATATAATTGTTCAAAGGAACAGAGAAAAACACTGGAAAAGCTAATAAGGTAGCTTAAGAAAATAGGTTCGATTCCTAATCCATGTGATCGACATTTCGGGGCTTATCTCCGTGAAAAAGTTGTGTTTGTTTGTAGAACGGACAACTCCGAAATGTCTTTAAAAATAATATAAACAAGCAATAATAAATGAGCTGATGTAGTTCAACTGGTAGAACATTTGATTATGAAAAATGCACTTAGAATTATAAAAAACATCTTTTCTTTCGTACCATAAGTGCTAACAGCAATAGTAAAGCCACTCAAACAGTTGTTGGTTCGAGTCCAACCGTCAGCATTCGGCAGAAATGCCATAAATGTATGAGAAAGACACATGCAGCAAATTCAAAAAGGATAAAGCAAAACTCTACAAGTTTAGTGAAGTGGTTCAAATCCACAAAAATGAAGTGTCTTGAAAATGTGAATATGGGAGTGATCCGGCGGTGCTTTTTAAGGCGCATCGGGTGGAGAGCGCATACAGCAATTTTACATAAAAGGAAACTCTTCAAAAGTTTTAGTTACGGTTCGACTCCGTACACTCCCACAATTCCACCAATTAAAAATGGGTAAGTGGCGAAATTGGCACACGCAACGGCAATTTTTATACACATGTGTTTAGTTGACAAACACATACAGCAATTTATTTAAGTAGAAGAAATCAGGAAGCCGTGTCTTGCAGGTTCGAGTCCTGTCTTACCCGTTAGCACCATGAAGTATGCAACTTTGTTTAGTTGGAAGTAAAAGAATATCGCAACACAAAAATCGTATGTTTTGTGCAACTAAATGTAGCGAAAAGGTATTATGAAAGGCTAATCCATTGGAGGTCGTGCATGGCTTCGCTTTATGGTGCAACCAGGATCATTAGCTCAGTTGGCAGAGCATTCCGCTCATAACGGAACGGTCACTGGTTCGAGTCCAGTATGATCCATTTACAATTTAATATTTGCCACCGTAGCTCAACTGGATAGAGCAACGTAAATCGAAAAACGTGTCTAGTATTAGACACAGACAGCAATTTTTCAAGATAGCATGTTAAGCCGTAGGTTATAGGTTCGACTCCTATCGGTGGCGTTGGCGAGAGTATGCAAGAGGCTTAAGCAAATGATACAAAAATGTGCTTAGTTCTAGCACACACAGCAAAATTCTCAGAAGAAAACATTGATTCAAAATTGTAAGTTGAATTCGTGGGTTCAAATCCCACCTCTCGCCCTGGTGAAATGGTAATGAATTAGAATGGTAGCAATTCATATAGTTCCCCAGTAAAAACAAGGTTGCCACTGATTCTTGCCACACCATAAGCGTATGTAGCTCAGTAGGTTAGAGCGTCCACAAAAATTTTATAGAGCCTTGTATAAGGCTTGAACCGCAAATATTTTTAAAGAATTTGAAATTGAGGAAGGTGGAAGGTCACAAGTTCAAGTCTTGTCATACGCACTTATTCTAATTTTTATATACTTACAGCATAATCAATCAATAATAAAGTGTGTAGGAATTATGAAATATAATTCAAAATTAGGAGGAATTGAACATGGGTTTCATGAATTCAATGAAAAGTACGTTGAATGAAGATTTCAACGAAAGCTACACAGAAAACGGCGCACTTGGATATAGAACAACAGGTAAACACTTGCTTGATTTGAATTTCAAGGTCGCATCTCTGAGAAAAGCCGATGCAGAAACAATCATTTCTGGATTCGATAAAGCGTTTTCAGAAGACCATATTCACGCACTTAAATGGTTATTCTATTTACGTGATGCGAGAGAAGGTCTGGGGGAACGTAGATCATTCAGAATCATCATGTCTCATTTGGCAAATGTTGAGCCAGAAATCAGTAAAGTGCTGATTGGTTTAATCGCTGAATACGGACGTTATGACGATCTTCTTTCTTTGGTTGGAACAGAGTGTGAGAAAAATGCACTTGAAGTTATTAAAAACCAGTTGATGAAAGACCTGGAAGAGAAGAAAGCGAATAAGCCGGTATCATTACTTGCTAAGTGGATGCCAAGCTGCAATGCAACTTCTTATAAAACAAAAGAAAATGCAACAGTTGTTCGCAAGTACCTGGGATTCACAGAAAGACAATATCGTAAGATTCTTTCAGGACTGAGAGAATACATTGATGTTGTTGAAAGAAAGATGTCTGCTAAGAAATGGGGCGAAATCAATTACGAAGCCGTTCCGTCAAAAGCAAATCTTATTTACAACAATGCATTCCTCAAAAACGATGAGGAACGCAGACGAGAGTATCTGGATAAGCTGGAAAATGGAGAGGCGAAAATCAACTCTTCTACAAACTTCCCACATGATATCGTACATAGTTATCTGAAAGGTCGTAGCTATTACAGATCCAATATAAAAGAGGACAAAGCTCTGGAAGCATTATGGAAAGCACTTCCTGATACAGTACAGGGTGATGGAAATACCCTTGTTGTCAGAGATGGTTCTGGAAGTATGATGTGCAGTGTTGATCCAAACAGCAGCATTACTGCACTGGAAGTCGCAACAGCACTTGCTATTTACTTCTCTGAGAGATGTTCTGGCGAATTCAAAGATAACTTTATCACATTCAGTTCAAGACCTGAGTTGATTGACCTTTCAGCGTGTAGTTCACTGGCAGAAAAAATCAGAAGATGTTATGCAGAAAATGACTGTTCTAACACAGACATTGAAAAAACATTTGATCTTATTCTGCAGACAGCTATCAATACTAATATGAAACAGGAAGACATGCCAAAGAATATCCTGATTATCAGTGATATGGAATTTGACCAGGCAACCTATTCATATGGATGGGGAGGTAGCACAAGCACAGTAAATGAAACACTGTTCAAGACAATTGGCAGAAAATTTGAGAAAGCTGGATATCAGCTTCCGAGACTTGTGTTCTGGAATGTAAACTCACGTACCGGCACAATCCCTGTCAAGGAAAACGCTTTGGGTGTTGCTCTTGTAAGTGGATTCTCAGTCAATGTTGCGAAAATGGTATTAAGCGGAGAACTTGATCCGTATAAATGTCTGATTGAGCAGCTTGACACAGAGAGATATGCACCGATTGAGGCAGCAATCAAAGATTTAAAATAAAACAACTTCATACGTGGCAAAACAACCAAAGTAAAAAGTACAGAAATGCCTTGTAAGACACGTACAGCAAATAATAATGCAATCAACTTTTAATTGATAACCGCAAACTAAGTGTCTTGAAGAACGTATATTCCATAATGGTTAGATGGAGTGGCAGTGGTTGTAAGCACTTCTTCTAACCTTTTTGAATAGATATTTTTCAACACAGAGGTTATACATGAGAAAGTTAGCAACAATTCGTGAAATCGCAGAAATCAAGCCGATTCCTGATGCTGACAGAATCGAAGTAGCAAGAATTGATGGTTGGGAAGTTGTCGTGTCAAAGAAAGACAATTTTCATGTTGGCGATAGAGTGGTATATGTCGAGATTGACAGTAAGATGCCGGAAACGCCAGAGTATGAGTTCTTGAAATCAAGAAAGTATGTTGTAAAGACTATCGTGATGAGAGGACAGGTTTCACAAGGATTAGTGATGCCGTTATCTGTACTCCCGATAGGCGAATACAAACTTGGTCAGGATGTTACGGGTATCATAGGTATTACTAAGTATGATCCGCAGCTTGAAGAAGAAAATGCGATTTTCGAGGAAAACAGAAAGAAAACAAGGAATCCAGTTGTGAAATTTTTAATGAGATATGCGTGGTTCAGAAAACTTTATCTCAAAAAGAATACACACACAGAGTTTCCGAACTTCATCAAAAAGACAGATGAAGAGAGAATTCAGAATATGCCTGAGTTATACGAAAGGCTGAAGAATGAACAAACCAATCTGATAGTGACAGAAAAAGTTGACGGATGTTCCGGCACTTATTTTTTACGCAAAATTCCGAGAAAATTCGGAAAAGCGAAGTACGAATTCGGAGTTTGCAGCAGAAATAGGAGATTGCCACAGCCGGATAACAGCTACTATTGGAAAATCGCCAACAAATATAAAATTCGCAGCGTTCTTGAAAAATTGATAGACGATGAGGATTATATAGTATTACAAGGCGAAATTACTGGTGTAAAAATCCAGGGAAACAAATATCATGAGAAAGATTGCCAGTTATGGGCATTCAACCTTATAACCCCCTCAAAGAAATATAATACCATTGAGATGCAGGACATTCTCATTAAGCATGGTATTCACACAGTACCAATTGTTGAGATTGGTTACAATGTAAAAGGTGATATACAAGATATTGTAAAGTATGTGAAAGGCAAGTCACAAATTGTAGATAGGGAAAGAGAAGGATGTGTTTTTAGAAACACTGATAAGAATATCAGTTTCAAATGTATCAACCCAAACTTCTTAATCAAGAACAATGAGTAGCCTTGAAAATATAATATCTTTTGCAATATGTCTTCTTGTTTTGGTTGTGTGTTTACGATTCTTAATTGTAGAAACACGGGAAGCAAGAAAATTTTATGGGAAGGGAAACGAGAATGGATCGGAGCAGTATTGGTACGAGAATGAAATCTTATGAAGATGCTCAGAAAACGTACCTAACAAGAAGAATGCCGGTAATGATTAGAGTGGATGGAAATGCCTTTCATACATTCACCAGAGGGTTTGAAAGACCTTTTGATAGCATTATGGCAGAGTCAATGCAGCGCACAATGAAATACATGTGCGAAAACATTTCTGGATGTGTCTTAGGATATACACAGAGCGATGAAATTACATTACTTCTGATTGACTATAAGAAAAAGAATCAAGGAGCATGGTTTGGATATGTAAAGCGAAAGGTAGAAACCATCGCAGCAAGTATGGCAACAATGGCTTTTAATGAGGCTTTTTCAGATGTAATTGCAGAAAAGATATCAGAAGACATTATGAAAGCTCAGAATGATGAAGAAGCTGAAAATGTAAAGGATTATTATTTCAAATATGTGAAAAAATGTGGAAGGGCAATGTTTGATGCCAGAGCATTTAATATCCCAGAATTTGAAGTAGTCAATGAATTTATTTGGAGGCAGCAGGATTGTACAAGAAATTCAATTCAGTCAGTTGGTCATGCAAATTTTTCAGATAAGAAAATGCATAAGAAAAATATGAGTCAGATTCAAGACATGCTCATGTTGAAGAAAGGAATCAACTGGAATGATTTTCCGACTTTTCTGAAAAGAGGATCTTGTTGTATCAAAGAAGATTATTTCATTCCAGAAAATGAGCTTCCAGAAAATCACAGAAACAATTTATCCCCACGGACATTAGATCCAGAAGAAGATGAATATGGTGTGTGGAGATCACGTTGGGTTATCGACAAAGAAATTCCAATTTTCACACAGAACAAAAACTATGTTAATGATTTGTTTTTAAACAAGCATTAAACAAACAATAATAAAGGAGAAAACAAAACAAGATGAAAACAAGTTATTCAGAAATCGTAAATGAAAACTACATCGGCAAAACTGAAAATCCCATTCCGATGAATGAAATTCTGAAAAAAGCAAACGAAGAAAAGTTAGAGCCATCTTCAAGCAGTCTTGAAAAAGTGCTGTTTTTGGGAATTGATGTGCAGCAGGACTTCATGGATAACGGAGCGTTAGGTGTTCCCGGCGCACATGAAGATGTTGCTAGAATGACTAAGTTCATTTATAACAACATGGAGAAAATCACGCACATCTCAGTATCTATTGATACTCACATTCCACACCAGATTTTCCATCCGTGTTGGTGGATTGATGAAAACGGCAATAATCCAGCACCTTATACTGTTATTACATTAGCAGATTTGGATTCTGGAAAATGGCGTCCGATTGTTGAACCAATTAAGAGCCGTGAGTATGTAGAGAATCTGGAAAAGAACTCTAAAAAGAAACTTTGCATTTGGACATATCATTGCTTACAGGGTACAGAAGGTGCAGCATTGGAAAATCAGTTTGCAAACATGATTTACTTCCACAGTGTAGCAAGAAAATATGCACTGAACCCTATCGTAAAAGGTCAAGATCCACTGTCGGAGATGTACGGTATTATCAAGCCGGAATATGACAGAAGAGGATATGTGAACCAGGCACTATTAAACAAGTTCGCAAAATTTGACAAAATCATCATCGGCGGTGAAGCAAGAGATTATTGCGTATACGAATCTCTCTGTCAGATGCTTGAATTTTACAAAGATGACACTGATATGCTGAAAAAGTTCTACATTCTGGAAGATTGTATGTCTGCAATTGGTGACAAAGCCGAAGTTGACAAGATGTATGCAGATCTTCAGAAGAAGTATAAATTTAACATTGTACGCAGCACTGAATTCAAACTGTAAGGAGTAGAAAGATGGAAGAAATTATTATTGATGGATTAGATGAAATCGAAATGCAGAACACAGCCGTTGATGATATCGACAGTGAAAATGTCAATCTGATTTTCATTGGAATTGACAAATCTGGATCAATGTCTTCATACAGAAGTGATATGGTTTCTTGCCTGAAAGAGTTCAAACAGGCATTAACCGACTCTAAAGAGGCAGATGAAATCCTGGTAGCAAGAGCAGACTTTAACAGCTCAATCAACGTGGGTGGTTATAAGAAAATCACAGAGTTTGATACAAGCTACGATGCCAGTGGTATGACAGCACTGTACAATGTCATCGAAGATGGTACACAGAAACTTACTGACTACATGGAATATCTGAAACAGCAGGGAGTACGTGTAAAAGCGGTATTTGCAATTTTCAGTGATGGCGAAGATACAGTTTCCAATGATCCGAGTGAAGCAAAACGCCGGATTCAGGATTTGAACAATAAAGAAATTACAACAGCATTCATCAGTTTTGGTGGTACAGCTACAGGTATTGCAAAGAGCCTGGGATTCAGAAACATTCTGGATGTATCAAGTTCTGCATCTGAGCTGAGAAAAGCGTTCGATTGTCTGAGCAAATCTGTAATCGAAAGCTCAAAGAGCGTTGTAGCCGATGGAGATAACTTCTTCATTTAAGAATAACAGAATTTGCCCCATTCATTAAGGGTGGGGCAGTACATGGAGAAAAATATGCTTGTAAACAAAATAGGTTACGATCATTTATCTATCGGAATGAACTGCCAGGATTACGGGTTTGAATTGCCAGATTATAAAGTGAAAGTTGTGGCAGACGGTTGTTCTGAAGGATTACATTCAGAAGTAGGAGCGAAGACATTTTGCCACCTGTTGTCAAAAGGATATGATATCGAACAGGCTTTTTCTTCTTTGGTTGCTGTATATGGACAGACAATTGAGGATATGAAGAATTTCTTGTGCTTTACATATCTTTCGGTAACAGAAAGCAATGAGTATTTCATTACATCAAATTGTGGTGACGGTTTTCTTATTTTGGAAGATAACGAAGGGAATATATCGTTTGTTGAATTAACCGATGGCGAATATCCGAAATACTATATCTACAACTATATTGACAAGAAATATCTTAGTCATTATGCAGATGGTGTTTCTGTAGAAAATAAGTTATTCAGTAAAGAAGAATATAAGAATGTAGGTATTGCTTCCGATGGATTGAGATTTATTGTAAATGCAGATGAAGATATCAAACAGGAATTTATTGAATGTTTGAAGTCTGGGAAAGCAGTGAAAATAAAAAGATTTATTAACCGTAACCAGAAATTATTCAGAGATGATATTACAATTGTTTTTTAAGAAAGGGATATATAATGGGAAAAATTACTGAGAAATCAACAAAAGCACAGATTATGGACGCATATACTCAGGCATTAGCTGAGTTGGAGAAACTTAAAGCTATGAGCGATTCGCCGGTTGAAAATGCAAAGAAAGAGGCACTAGAAGCATCTATGCAGAATGCAGAAGTAGCAGCAAGCAATGAAGTATTTTCAGATACTATTGTAAAACAGTACAATGACCTGAAAATTGCGATTGACGAATATCAGAAAGAGTTAGAAGGACTCTACGGTATCAAAGCTGAAGCTGACGGTCTGGCAGCAGCTATCAATGCTCATAGAGCGAAAGTAGCTGAAATGAACGATGAGTACAAACAGAAGAAAGCGGATCTCGATGCAGAACTGGCACATAAGACAGCAGAAGTAGAAGAGAAAATTGCAGATTTGGAAAAGAGTGTTCAGAAAGCTAAGAAACAGGCTGATGAAGAAGTAAAAGAGTACAATACCGATATCAACAAGAAACGTAATCGTGAGAAAGATGAGTATGACTACAATCTGAAGATGGATCGTAAGGCAGATGCCGACACTTGGGCAGAAGAAAAAGAAAAGCGTGAAGCAGAAATTCAGGCAAAAGATGATGCCGTAACAGAGCGTGAAGAAGCGATTGCTGCGAAAGAAGAAGAAATCCAGGCTATGAAAGCACAGATTGAAGCATTCCCGGATAAACTGGCAGAAGCTAAAGAGGACGCAGCGAAAGAGGCAAAGGCTAAAGCAGACAAGAGTTTTGCATTTGAAAAACGTGCGTTAGAATCTGATAAGAAACATGCAGAGGAAATGGCAGATGCAAAAATCAAGAATCTGGAATCTCAGGTTGAAGCACTGACACAGAGCAATGCAGAACTTTCCAATAAACTTGATGCAGCATATGCTCAGATGAAAGACATGGCAACCGCTACTGTTCAGGCTGGCGCAACTGTAAAGGTCGTATCGAGCGACAAATAAAATAAAAGAAAGCCGATAGAGAAATGATTTTAAAAAGTAACATAACAAGATTGCCGGTATTAGCCGAAGGTGGAGAAGGAATTATATATGAATATGGAGATAAGCTGATAAAGGCTTATAAACCCCATGTGAATATGCCAACCAAAGAGAAAAAGATTAAACTCTTAATGGCGAAGAATTTACCGGCAGAAGTCATTTCTCCGATTGATATTGTCTATGATAGCCGGAATAAGTTCATCGGTTACATTATGGATAAAGTAGACGGAGAAGAATTCAAAAAGTTGTCAAATAAGAAATTCGTGAAAGCGAATGGAATCACAAAGAAAGAGATTCTTGCCATGCTTGACAGATTGTTTGATGTTTTGGCTGATTTGCATAAGCAGGGCATATACATTGGCGATTTAAACGATCAGAACATTTTGTTTGATAAGCACTATAATATCTCTATCATTGACTGCGATAGTTGGTCAATTGATTCTGAGAAATGTGATGTTGCTATGGATTTATTCAAAGATCCGTTACTGGTTTCAAATAACTTTGACCAGAAAACAGATACATATGCATTCAGTGTATTGAGTTGGAAATCTCTGACACGAATTCATCCGTTTGGTGGGACAATGCAGCCGGATATGAATATTATGGAACGTATGAAGAAAGGTATATCCGTGATAGATAATCCGGCGGTAAAGATTCCGAAAACAATCGGATCATGGGCTGGTCTATCGCCAGAACTTATCAGTGCGCTTAAAGCAGTTTTCGAGAATAAAAGCCGGGAACTTCACGGTGAAATTCATGAGTTGAGTTGTCATTTGAAATACTGTGATACAGATAAGGATTATTACTATGATAAGTACAATGTCTGCCCGGTATGTGATAATTCTGCAAGGATCAATAGAAAGCCGGTAAATCAGGGCGTACAGTCTGGATTACAGCTTATAGAACTGTTGGTTAAATCAAACATAAAAGCGGTTGTCGATGAGAATATGTACATTGATACCGATGATAATGTTGTAGATATCAAGAGTGGCAGAAAATATAAGCACAAAAACTTGATAAAATATCATTTTCATTCAGATGGATATTTGATTGAGGATGATAATAATACGATTACCATTCATAGCGAAAAGGATTATGAACTTGATAAGAAGTTTAAATCAAGAGTAGTTGTTGATGGAGATAAGATGTATTACATTTCAAAGCAGAATACCTTGACAGAAGTAACTATTACGAAGAATGGGAATAGCTTTAGAAATCTTTGCAAATGCAGCGATAGTTGTTATTTTGAAGTGAGCAATGGAAAATATTTCGTTGTCAACTATTATCAGAGTAAAATAATCTTTGATATTAACGGCACAAACCACATTTATAAATACAATGGAAGGGTTACAAACTATGGCATTCACTATGATGTTGTTGCCGATAAATGGTTAGTAGTTCTGGAAAACGAAACTGGAAGTTTTCTAACTCTTGTATTTAAAGAAAATGATATTCAATATGAATGTGATGAAATTAAGTATGAGTGTTCGCTTGGAAACATGTGCATAAGCAATAGTACAATCTTTTTCCCGATTGATGGAAAAATAAGAGGTTTTGCTTATGCAAAAGATATGTTCAAAGATTTTCAGTGTGGTGTTGTAGATTATGATAGCAAATTGATTAAGAGTGGCAAAAAATTCATTATCGTCAACGATGAAAATATATATGCTCTATCATAGGGATCTTGTATTGCCGACAGAAAAATATTATGTGTATATCCACAGAAATCCTTTAACACACAAAATATTTTATGTCGGTTCTGCAAAGGGAAACCCATTGAGAGCATATGAGTTTGAAAAGCACAGAAATCAATCTTGGAAGAATGAAGTAATATCATTCGGAGGAACATGTAATATCATAGTTGAGATAGTACAGTATTGTGAAGATCCGATTCAAGCACAAGAGGCTGAGTTTCGATTGATATACAAATTGAAAAAATGTGGCGAAGCATATTGTTGTAATGAAGGAGATACGTCTTTTAAGAGAAAATATCCAAAATTGCAGTACCATCTATTCATCGGGAGTACACATATAAAATTCACAAGAAAAATGGAATTGTTTTCATATTGTAAGGAAAAATATGGTCTTAGTAGAAATATAGTGAATCTTTTGATTGAAAACGATGGCGAATACAACGGTTCACACCAACGGGCGTGTGGGCTAAAAATCATAAGAGAAGGAAAGGAACACCAATAATGGGAGAATTATTGTTAAGATTATTAAAGGAGTCACCAGAGAGCTTTGTAGAACTTGCTCATGGTTATATTGAAAAATATAAACCGGCAGTTTACGAAGTGTGCAAAGAAGTTGTAGACGTAGCAAGAGATTATGCAAATAATACAGAGATTTGTGAGATTGCTGCAACCAGAAATAAAAACCAGTTTGACGCATATGTTAAAGCCGGTTTTACAGAAGATCAGGCGATTGCATTTATTCTGAATGATAATCTGCAGCTTGTTAAAAACATGGAAAAATTAAGTTCAAATTCTTCTGCAAAAGTTAATGCAAAGTAGTTGACAAATTTGGAAATCGTGGTACTATAAACAAGCAATAATAAATGACGAAAGGAATAAAGAAATGGACGAAAAGAATTACTTCCAGGAATTGTACGATGTGGACGTTCGTGAGAAGACAAAACAGAAGAACGGTTTGAACTACCTGTCATGGGCAGCAGCTTGGGCAGAAGTAAAAAAGAAATTCCCAGATGCAACATTCAAAATCTATGAGCAGACGATGGATGATAAGGGAAATACAAGACCGTGGTTTGATGACGGACGTACTGGTTGGGTTAAGACCGGCGTAACGATCAATGATATGGAACTGATTGAGGAACTTCCTATTATGGATTTCCGTAATAAATCTATTCCGGCAGATTCTATTACATCAACAGATGCTAACAAATCTATTCAGAGATCACTTACAAAAGCGTGTGCCCGTCACGGGTTAGGCTTATATATCTATGAGGGAGAAGATCTTCCTGAAGAAGAGAAGAAGAAAGAAGCGAAGAAACAGGCTGAAAAATCAGAGCTTGATAAAGTAAATCTTGAATGCTTCAATCTTGCAAAAGAGAAGTCAGCAACCCACAATGAAAAAGTAACAGAGCTTTGTAAAAAGTATGTTTCCAATGGAAACCCGAAGAGAATCACAAATATTGAGGATTCAAAAGCACTGTTAGAAGAGTTAAAAGCACTTAAATAAAAAAGGAGATATTACAGAATGAATAATGTAAATTTAGTAGGTCGTTTAGCAAGAGATCCAGAGGTTCGTTATTCCCAGGGCGGTAACGCAACATGTGTAGCAAGATATACGCTTGCCGTATCACGCCCATTTAAAAACGGAGAAGGTAAGCAGGAAGCAGATTTTATTTCTTGTGTTGCATTTGGTAAAGCCGGAGAGTTTGCAGAAAAGTATCTTACAAAAGGAATGATGATCGGTGTTACTGGTAGAATCCAGACAGGAAGCTACGATGATAAAGATGGTAAAAAAGTCTATACAACAGATGTAATCGTGGCAACTCAGGAATTCTGTGAGAAAAAAGGTAGCACAGATGGTGAAAATTCTTCTGCTGCACCTAAATCAAACAATAATAAAGGAAAGAAAGCGGATGACGGGTTTATGAATATCCCGGATGACGCTGATGACGAACTTCCATTTAACTAAACCGGAGGATATAAATGAGCGAAAATAAAGACAGGTTTGTTAGTCTTGTACGCTCAATAAACAGAGAAGGGATAAACGAATTAGTGGAATTCTTGGAAAAATCGGACTTTTATACAGCACCGGCGAGTACAAGATTCCACTGTTCAATCCCGGAAGGGTTATTGATACATAGCTTGAATGTGTATGACATGTTCGAGCAAAAACGCAAGACAGAACCATATAAAACAGTTTTAGGCAATATTTCAGATGATTCCAGCAAAATAATCACTCTTTTCCATGATATTTGCAAGACATACATGTATGAAACTGATTATAAAAACAAGAAAATTTACAGCGAAACAGGTTCTAAGAAGGACGAAAAAGGTAGATTCGACTGGCAAGCGGTAGAGTTCTACAAAGTAAATGATCTTGTTCCTTATGGTCACGGCGAAAAGAGCGTCATGATGCTTGAAGAGTTTATCAAGCTGCAACCAATTGAAAGATATGCAATCAGATGGCACATGGGATTCACAGAGCCTAAAGAAAATTGGAATACTCTTGGTTCAGCGATTGAAAAATATCCAGTGATTTTAGCTCTCCATGAATCTGATCTGGAAGCCACATATCTCTTAGAGAAAGATATGAAGTCAGAATAGCAACAGAGGGAGGGCAATAGCTTTCCCTCTTTTATTATAGAAAGGAACTTGAAAATGAAACATTATAAATGCGGATTTTCCCACTGCGCACATGCTGATGGAAAAGGGGCAGAAGATGAAGCTGTAAAAATTGGCACACGATACTGGCATAAAGATTGTTACGAAGTGTCTGAAACAATCAAAGATATCAGAGAAACTTATCTGGATAAGATTAGCAGCTCTGTGGTTGTCAGTGCCTTAAACAAGATTATCAATAATATTGTTTTTGGTAAGAAACTGGAAAATAAAAAACTCACAAAAGCACAGTCAAATTTGGAAGCAGCACGATATCTGCAGTTCTGTATTGACTATGCGTTAGAGCATAAAATTCCGATAACACATGCGCCTGGATTATATTATCTGATTGATAATGTAAGAGTCAAAAAGGCATATGAGAAGAAGAATGAACTGGAAATGCAGAAAGAGATGAAAAAGCAAATGGATGTTGAAATCGAATCAAAGCCGGTTGATACAACGGTTAAACCGACTACTAATTTTTCTGCTGGTAGTGGTAATTTTGGATTCGGAAACATTCTGGGAGGCATGAATGAATAGCGAATTAGAAAAACTGTCTGACACACAAGCAGAAGCCGGGATTATTGCCACGTTGGTATATCACCCAGATTTCATTTTGCATTCCGATGTTCTCAAGGCAGGGTATTTCTATCACAAAGATAATGGTTGCTTATACTGGGCGATTGATGAATTGATTAAAGCTGGTGTAGATAATATTGATGCATTCAACATTTCAAATATGTTGCAGTCAAACAATGCAGTTAAGAAAACACTTGAAAGTGTCAATATGCCAGATATGGACGAATTCATTGAACTCTGTAGCGATGCAGCCCGTCATACGATTGCAGAATATCAGCTTTTAGTTATCAGTGTTGTAACTCTTGCATTCAAAAGAGACTTATATAAATTACTCAGTAAATTACAGAGACAAATTCTTACGCAAGAACTTGATCTGAATCAGCTCAACAAAATTGTGTACGACAATTTGGAAGAATTGACTGGAAGATATATGTTTGACAATGATTTCTTAATGTTCGGAGAAAAAGTGCCGGAACTTTGGAAAGAAGTCTGCGAGCGTAGGAATAATGACGGGACGATTGGAGTACCGTCTAAATTTCCACATCTTGCAAGGTATTTTTCATACGAAAGTGGAGAGCTTGTTATGGTTTCTGGTCGTATGAAAATGGGTAAAAGTGCATTCATGCTCAATGAGGCAATGGATAAGATTCAGAGAGGAATCCCAACAATTTACTTTGATACTGAGATGAATGACAGACTCTTTTACCTTCGTATGTTAGCGAATCTGACTGGAATAGATCAGAAGAAAATAAAGAGTGGAAATCTTTTGCCGGAAGAACAGAAGATTATTGATGATACGAATGAATGGCTCAAAAAGCAGCCATTTGTGCATGAGTTTATTCCAAACGCCACAAATGAGGAACTGTTCAATAAGTGCCGGATGATGAAGTACAAAATGGGATTACAGTTTGTAATCTATGACTATTTCAAGAGTGCAGAAACAGACAGTAGCAATCAGTACAACGATTTGGGTGCGAAATGTGACTTCTTAAAGAACAGAATCGCCGGAGAATTAGATGTTGCTGTTTTGGCTGGTGCGCAGCTCAACCGTGAAGACAGAGTTGCCGATTCGGATAAACTGGAAAGATATGCGAGTGTCAGTGCAAAGTGGAGAAAGAAAACAGCCGATGAAATGGCTAATGACGGAAAAGAATGCGGAAATTATGCATTCCATATTGCCCTTAACAGACTTGGCGAAGGAATGTTTGAGGACGAATATATAGACTTCAAATTCTCAGGGGCACAAATGAGAATTGAAGAAGCAAAACAACATGAGGAACAGCAAGTTCCGTATTAGGAGCGAAACACATGAAAGAATACAGCGATGACCTGATCGAAGAAATAAAAGAGAATATTGACATCGTTGATTTCATCGGAGAGTATGTTGAGCTTACGAAGAAAGGAAGAGAGTATTTCGGTAAGTGTCCACTCCATGACGAGAGAACTGGTTCGTTCAGTGTTACACCAAACAAAAATATGTATTATTGCTTTGGTTGCAAAAAAGGTGGGGATGTAATTACTTTCTGTCAAGAGCATCTGAATATGTCATATGAGCGTGCAGTTTCGTATTTGTGTGGAATTGCCGGGCTAAGTGATGAAAAGACAGAAATATCAACTACAGTTAAATATCTCAAAAAAGCAGCCAGAAAGAAAAAGAGACAACAATTGCCGGTAACACATCCAATTCTGGACGAAAAAATCCTAAATGATTTTGAACACCGGCGAATAACAAAATGGATTGAAGAAGGAATACCACAAAGCATCATGGAAAAATACGGTGTTCGGTATGACAAAAGAGTCAATCGTATTGTATATCCTGTATATGATAATGACGGAAATTTGATAAATGTGAAGGGGAGAACTCTTTACGATGGTTATAAAGACTTTGATCCACCGATTCCAAAATATATGAACTATTATCCAGTTGGCGATTTAGATTATCTTCAAGGATTTTGTTTTAAGAAAGATATCATACAGCAGTACAAGGAAATTATTATTTTTGAATCATTAAAATCTGTAATGAAACTTGATAGTTATGGTCAGCCTAATTCAGTTTCATCAGAAACCAGTGAGCTTACGATTTTTCAAGTAAAAACGATTATCAGGCTTCATTGTGATGTGGTAATTGCTTTTGACAATGATGTTTCACTTGAAAAAATAATGGATAAAGAGACAATTCAGTTACTTATGAGATTTGTGAATGTATATGTTGTGATTGACAAAAAAGGATTATTAGGAAAAGTAAGTGATAAAAATTCGCCCGTAGATAAGGGAAAAGATATTTGGGATCGTCTATATCAAACCAAAATAAAGTTATGAGGTAAACAATGTCAGAATATAACTTTTTGATAGATAACATGATTTGGTCTTTTAGTAGACTGAATTCATTTTGCATCTGCAAATATGAATGGTATTTGCAGTATATAGAAGAGGCAGAAGGAACAAACAACTTCTATGCGGAGTTTGGGAAATTCTGTCATAAGATTCTTGAAATGTATGCAAAAGGTGAGCTTGGTTTATTTGAACTATCTGATTACTTCGTTGCACATTATGATGAAGAAGTAAAAGAGTTCGTGTATCACAAAACAGCAGACATCAGAGAGAATTACAAACAGAAAGCAATTGAATATTTCGATAACATTGATATAGATTTTGGTAAATACGAAATTCTTGGTATCGAAAAGAAATGCGATTTTGAAATCAATGGGTATAAATTCACTGGTTATATCGACTTACTTTTAAGGGAGAAAGATACAGGAAAAATTGTTCTCATTGACCATAAATCATCAAAATATCCCTATGGGAAGAAAGGAAAGTTACTGAAATCCGAAAAGGATAAATTTCAGCAGTACAAAAGGCAGCTATATCTCTATTCAATACAGGTATTCAATGAGTACGGTGTATTCCCAGACCGTATAGGTTGGAATTACTTTGGAGATAGAAAGTGGGATTTTCTTGATTTCAACAAAGAAGATTATGAAGAAGCTAAGAAATGGGCGATAGATACCCTGGAAGAAGTTAGAAATACAAGTGAATTTCCACCGACTGTAGATTTCTATTACTGCCACAATCTATGTAAATTCAGAAATTCATATTGCGAATATAAGAATTACTAGGAGGTAGGTATGGACAATTATGTAGTATATCATCTCCATAGTGATTTATCGAATGGAGTAACCAATGTAGATAGTGTTACAAAGTTTGGTGAATACATAGAGGCAGCAAAAAATCTGGGAATGAAAGCTATGGCTTTTAGCGAACACGGCAATATTTTTGAGTGGTTTCATAAAAAGGAAGCTATTGAAAATGCTGGAATGAAATATATTCATGCGGTGGAAGCCTACATAACCGAAGATAACAATTCTGACCACAAACGGACAGTATACAGTGCCATTGATTTATTTACTTCAAGTACAGCGAAAAAAGATGTGAGAATATCTTTTGAAAGCTACTACAAGAGAGAAGATGGTGTGTATCTGGCAAAAAGTATAGATGACGATAAGACATATCCGATAGATCCAGAAAGTATTAGAGAAGAAAAAGTTGTAAAGACGAGGGACAACTATCACTGTGTTTTAATCGCAAAAAATCATGCTGGTGTCAGAGAAATCAATAGATTAACTTCACAATCATTTTGCAGAACAGATAGTCATTTTTACTATATGCCGAGAATTTACCTTGATGATTTGTTAAATACTTCCGACAATGTGATAGTTACATCTGCTTGTCTTGGTGGTATCTTATCGAAAGGTACAGACAAAGTAAAAGAGAGGTTTTTGGAATTCTGCATAAAAAATAAGCATAGGTGCTACTTGGAAATTCAGCACCATAATGTTGAAGACCAAATAAATTATAATAAAGAATTGTATGCATTAAGCAGAGAGTACGGTATTCCGTTGATTGCCGGAACAGATACACATGCATTAAATAACACACATATGGAGGGCAGAAAGATTCTGCAGCTTAGTAAGGGTGTTCATTTTGCGGAAGAAGACGCATGGGATTTAACATTTAAGTCCTTTGAAGCATTGTGTGAAGCATATAAGAGACAGGATTCATTGCCAGAAGAAGTGTGGATGGAAGCCATTATGAATACAAACAGAATGGCAGATTGTGTTGAAACATTTGAGTTGGATAGAAACACAAAATATCCGAAAATATACGATCATCCACTCCAAACTTATAAACAGAAAATTAACCAGGCATATAAAGTACATCCATATGTTCGCAAGAGATATAAGCCGGAAGAAATCAATCCAATCATAAGAGATGAAGTCGATGTGTATGAAAAAACGAAGTCCATTGACTTTATGTTGCTGCAAACCTATTTGAGAGAATGGGAAACAAAACATGATATCTTCTGTGGATATGGTCGTGGATCTGTATCTGGAAGCGAAGTTGCATATATACTTGGAATCACTCAAATGGATAGTAAAAAATTCGGATTAAACTTCTTCCGTTTTATGAATCCAAGCCGTGTTACAAATGCTGATATTGATACAGATTATTCTTCCAGAGATAGAGATATCATTAAGCAATTCATTCTGAGAGATCACATGGATCTTCCGAACATTCGAGCGAGTGAGATTATTACGTTCAACACGATTGCATTAAAAGGGGCAATTAAGGACGTAGGACGAGCATTGAGAATGTCTATCGTAGAAACGTCTGCAATATCAGAGGCGGTATATCTGGAAGATGGCAAATGGATTATTGACGATGTATTCCGTGAACGATATCCAGACTTATTCAAATATGTAGATATTGTAAGTGGAACAATCGTTTCTATCGGATCACACCCGTCCGGCGTTTTGGTAAGTGATTTGAATATTGATGAAGAAGTTGGAATGTGCAGTTTATCAACTTCTGATTATCCAGTTTCCGTATTAAATATGAAGGAACTAGATGCACTCATGTATGTCAAGCTAGATATTCTTGGACTTGATAACATTGGTGTAATCAATGAAACCTGTAAACTTGCCGGGATTGAGCGAATGACACCAGATAACGTTGACCTTGATGACGAAGACGTATGGAGAGACATTAGGGAAGACACAACTTTGATATTCCAGTGGGAGTCAACTTCAGCACAGGCATATCTCAAACGTTTTATGTCAGATGAAACTATTGCAATTGCGAAAAGTAATAATAAAGACTTTTCCTATATCAAATGGTTTTCATTTGGAAATGGTCTGCTTAGACCTGGATGTGCAAGTTTCCGTGATGATGTTGCGGAAGGACATGTACTGGTTACTGGATTCAAAGAACTGGACGAATTCTTGTCAACAACTTCCGGGCGAATCACTATGCAGGAAGATATCATGAAATTCCTGGTAAACTTTTGTGGTTATTCAGATGCAGAGTCAGATACAGTCCGGCGAGGAATTGCAAAGAAATATGGAACTGAAAAATTCATTGATGAAATACATGACAGATTTATAAGCTATTCCAATGAAACATACGGTGCGCCGAAAGAGCAACTTGAAGAAATTTTCCCACCAATTAAACAGGGCATTCTTGATGCAACACGATACGCTTTCTCATGGAATCATTCAGACGCTTATTCATGCGTTGGATATATATGCGGATATTTGAGATATTATTACCCATTGGAATTCTTGACAGCAGCGTTGAATACATTCGAGGGCAAAGAAGAAAAGACACTAAATATCACCAATTATACTAAGAAAAAAGGTATTAAAGTTGAAGGTGTTAAATTCCGGCATTCCACAAGTCAGTACACATTTAATAAGGAAGAAAATGTGATTTACAAGGGAATTGCTTCTATAAAATATCTTAACTCAAAAGTAGCCGATGCTTTTCAGTCTATAAAAGATATGGAATTTCAGGACTTTATTCATTTGTTGGCTGTGGTAAAAGAAAAATCGTTGCCGGTCAATTCAAAACAGATGAAGATCCTGATACAGCTAAACTTCTTTGAAGAATTTGGAGAAGTAAAGTATCTGCTGAAACAGTATGATTACTTTGATTTGTTATATGGTAAAAAGCAGATGAAAAAGGATAAAGCTGATTCACTCGGTATTCCGTATGAAATTATCAGACGTAATTCTGAAAAAGAAAGCGAAAAAACATTCACAAAAGTAAATATGATGGGTGTTTTACATGATTATATAAGTGTGATGCCATATGATAGGACAACATTCGTTGATCGTGTAGGATATCAGCTTGAAAATTTAGGGTATATTGACATCGTGGATAATCAGTATAAAGGATATGTAGTCGTTCTGGAAACTGAAACTAAGTATACTCCGAAAGTTAAGGTATATGCGTTGGCAAATGGAAACACGTTGACAGTCAAAGTTGCCAAAAAGGACTTTAACAGAAATCCGCTGCAAAAAGGTGACATTATACATATCACCAACCAAAAGAAAAAAGCAAGAATGAAAATGTCGGCAGAAGGAAAGTTTGTGCCAGTTGAAGGTGAATTTGACTGGTGGGCTACAAAATATGAAATGGTAGGTAAGTAAAAATGATGTTAGGAAAGTATAAGTATACTGAAGCCGAAGAAAAAGAGCTTCTATCATCAATTGTCATTCTGGTTGATACGAAAGAAAAGGTAAACAACCATATTACTGATTACTTTGATACTCACGGTATTCCGTATAAGAAAAAAGCATTACAGAATGGCGATTACAGTTTTTACGTTCCGAAAAATGAGAAGTTATCAATCATGAGAGATACCTATTTCAATGACGAAATATTCATTGAGAGAAAGGCAAATCTTGAAGAATTATCTGCAAATCTTTCAGCCGAAAGAGCCAGATTTGAGAAAGAAATGGCAACAGCAAAAGCGAAGAAGAAGTATTTGCTTATTGAGAATGCCGGATATGAAGATGTGGTAAATGGAAATTATGACACCCAGTATAATAAGAAAAGTTATCTTGGAAGTCTTCACAGTTTTAACCACAAATATGATCTTCAGATTGTTTTCATGAAGGAACGTGCATACACGCCAATCTACATTTATGGAGTTATGCAGTATTATTTGAGAGGTCAAATCAGATAGTGTAAAAAACAAACAAGAATAAAGTGGGTGCGCAAAGTGCCCACTTATAGGAGGAAAAATGTCAAGACAAGATGATTTAAAAGAGATACGAGAATTGACCATTAAGTTGAATCAGTGGTGTTATGAGTATTATGCACTTTCAAAACCGTCTGTTTCTAATGATGTGTTCGATCAAAATTTTGACCGGCTCAAATATTTAGAAGATAAAACAGGGTTCTTTTTCTCTGGAAGTCCAGTAAGAACCGTTGGTTTTAGGGTAAGTTCGGAACTTCCTAAAATTAAGCATAGTTCTCCATTATTGAGCTTGGATAAGACGAAAGATAGAAAGGTTGCAATGGATTTCACTAAAAATCGGGAAGCACTTCTTATGTATAAGCTGGATGGATTAACAATTTGCCTAGAATATGAAGATGGTAAATTGGTGAGAGCAGCAACAAGAGGAAACGGCGAAGAAGGAAGCATTATTACCGATAATGCAAAAACGTTCGTAAATGTGCCACTTCAAATAGAGTATGAAGGGTACTTAAAAGTTACTGGTGAAGGAATTATTCATAGAGATGACTTTGAAGCCATAAATGCTCAGATTCCTAATGTGGATGATAGATATAAGACACCACGAAATTTAGCAAGTGGATCAGTACAGCAGCTTGATTCAGGTGTTTGTGCAAAGCGAAAAGTATATTTCTATGCGTTCAATGTTCTTGAAGGATTGGAAGAAATCAACTCTTTGGATGGTAGATTATCACGGATTAAAGAGTTTGGTTTCGATGTGTGCAAATACAGAATGTTTAATCCAAAAGATGTCGAATTTGAAGCATTTGATTCTATTATGGATAGTATGGTAATGGAAGCACAGAAAGAGAATATACCTATTGATGGTCTGGTTGTTATGTATGATGATATTGAATATGGGAAGAAACAAGGCAGAACAGGACACCATTATAGAAACGGTATCGCATTCAAATTTAAGGAAGAAGAGGAAGAAAGTGTAATCCATAGCATTGATTGGCAAGTCGGAAGAACAGGAAAAATTACGCCTGTTGCAGTTTTCGATACAGTTATTCTTGATGGCACAGACGTTAGTAGAGCATCATTACACAATCTCAGCATCATTAAAGAACTTGGGATTAGAAATGGCGCAAAAGTAACCATTGTCAAGAAGAACGAAATCATACCACAAATAATAAAATCCGTTGGTGGAACAGAAGATTTTGAAGTACCCAAAGTATGCCCTATTTGTGGCGGTGCTACAACTCAGTGTTCAGATGGTGGAAGCATATCATTATATTGTAGAAATATTGACTGTGCAGCACAAAATATCAGAAAAATCGCTTATTTTGCATCAAAAGAATGCATGAACATTGACGGTCTTTCTGAGAAAACGGTAGAAAAATTTGTTAATGCCGGAATCATCAAAAATATCTTAGATATCTATAAACTGGAAAACTACCATGATGAAATTGTAGGTTTTGAAGGTATGGGAGAGAAGTCATTTGCAAAACTGCTTTCTGCCATTGAGAAGAGTAAAAATGTAAAATTGGAAAATTTCATTGCCGGACTTGGAATACAGAATATTGCATTAAGCAAAGCAAAGATTATCAGTAGAAGATTTGACGGTGACTGGGATTCATTTGAAAGTGCGCTGAAATCAAGATTTGATTTTACGGAGTTGGAGTCATTCGGAACAGAGGTAAATAAATGCATCTATGAATTTTTCGATAATGTATTTTCAAGGAATGATATGTATTCCGAACTGGTATCATATATGCATTTTGTAAAAGAAGAGAAAAGTTCCGATATCTTTGTTGGAAATATCTTTGTAATTACTGGTAGCCTTAATATTTTCTCAAACAGAAAAGAGTTGCAAGAAAAGATTGAATCACTTGGAGGAAAGGTAGCCAGTGGAGTTTCAAAGAAAACAACATATTTAATCAATAATGATATTGAAAGTTCTTCGAGTAAAAATCGTGATGCCAAAAAGAATGGTGTGCCGATTATTACGGAAGAAGAATTTTTAAATATGATAAACAAATAAAAATAAAGGAGAAACAATATGAAGATTACAGAATTAGAAATCAACATTATGGCAGTGCCACAGGGATATTACTTAGCACAAGGAATTTCCAGAGATCTCAATTTCAAGGTCGGTCTTCCGGCAGTATTTGAGAAGACATACAACATGAAAGAAAAGTTGACCGATAAGTTCGATGAGATTGAATGCGGAGAAACATATCTTATTGATAATGTTTATTCTCTGGTTGTAAAAGATAGCAGCTATGACAACCCGGATAGAGATCTTCTTATGGAAGCACTGGTTAATCTGAAGGATCAGATGGAAGAAAACAAGACTACAAAACTTGCTATTCCACGACTTTGTTGTGGTAGAGGCGGTCTTGACTGGGATGATGTGAAAGCAATGATTGGATTTGTTTTTGGAGATGCGGATATCCAGATTCTTGTTTGTGTGCAGTAGGAGGTAACTATGGAAGAGAAATCACCAGTTTACCTTGTTATGGTAACAACAAACAATAATAATAAATATTATCGCATGATTCCGCATGGTGATACTTTCGAGGTTGAATATGGTCGTGTTGGTGCAAGTTGCCAACACGCTTCCTATTCAATGTCACAGTGGAATAAGAAATACAATGAGAAAATCAAAAAAGGATATGTGGATCAAACGCATCTTGTACAGGATTTAATTCAAAAAGAAAAGCCAAAAGGAAAAGACGGTTATAGGGAAATCGAAAATAATGTGATTGCAGAAATTGTCCAAAGACTTCAAGACATGGCTCATCAGAAAATCCAGGCAAACTATAAAGTTTCATCTCAGCAAGTAACACAAGCTATGGTTGACGAGGCACAGAAAGTAATTGATAAGCTCATGCAGCGAGAAGATGTAGAAGGCTTCAATAATACTCTGCTAGAGCTGTTTAGTGTAATCCCACGAAAAATGGGAAATGTCAACGATTATCTTTCCAGAAGCAAAGAAGATTTCGCACGCATTCTCAAAGATGAACAGGATCTACTTGATGTAATGAGAGGTCAGGTTGTTACACATACAGTACAGGATGAGCCGGACACCGATGATGTGGAAGAGAAACAAGAAACTATTCTTGAAGCAATGGGGCTTGAATTTGAGGAAACAACAGAAGAAGATGTACGAATGATTAAGAGTCTGCTTGGAGATTGCCGGGATAAGTTCTATAGAGCATGGCGTGTCAAGAATATTAAGACGCAAAAACGATTTGATGAGTTTGTCAACAAAGAACATATTTCAAAGAATAAGCTGTTATGGCATGGAAGCAGAAATGAGAACTGGTGGTCAATCATAAATACAGGTCTTGTGTTACGTCCGACAAATGCGGTTATCACTGGAAAGATGTTTGGATATGGTATTTACTATGCGCCAAAAGCAAGAAAATCACTTGGGTATACATCTATAAGCGGATCATACTGGGCGAGAGGAAATTCGAGTTCCGCATTTATGGCACTTATGGATGTGGCATATGGAAAACCATATGATGTACATTCCTTTGATAGTAAATATTATGATTTCAACTATGAACGGCTGCAGAAGACATGCCCAGGTGCGAATTGCTTACATGCCCATGCCGGAAGCATGTTGAGAAATGATGAAATTATCGTATATAAAGAAGAACAGTGTACAATCAAATATTTAGTTGAACTGAGATAAGGAGAAATGATTATGGTAGTAAAAAATTGTAGAGAATGCGAACACACAAATAACTGCAGATCATATTATAGCGGACTCGGCTGTAAAAAGCGTGATGAAATTCTCAAACATATTGCAGAACTAGAAGCTGAAAAGAAAGAAGGTAAAGCAAATGATTAAAATAGGATTGGTTTTAATTGGTGTAGTGGTAGTTGTAGGTTTGTATTCTTGTGTTGTGGCTGGTAAAAATACAGACAATGCGATGCATGATTACTTTGAAAAATATAAATAAAATATGTTTTTTATTGTGTTGAGAAATATCCCCACTTTCGGTTAATATATTGCTGCTATCAGGGCATAATCCCCCATTTTTAATAGTATTCTCTGCCATAATATAATGTATTCCTCCACTATTTGAACGTATTTGCATGAATTTATCTTAGAACCGCCGATATTTAGCTGATTTGCGGTATAAGATAAAAAACATATTCACACAGAAAGTAGTTTAAAATTACTTCAAGCACTTCCGTTGGATTTGAAGATTGCGAAGACTCAGAATAGAATCAGAGAGTGGTATAACTATTATGGTGGGGAAGTATATGTAAGTTTTTCTGGTGGGAAAGACAGTACAGTATTATTGGATATTGCAAGAGGATTATACCCAGATATAGAGGCGGTATATGTAGACACTGGACTTGAATATCCAGAACTGAGAGATTTTGTGAAAACGATTGATAATGTCACATGGTTAAAACCTAAAAAGAATTTCAAGAGAGTTATTCAAGAATATGGATATCCAATCGTCAGTAAAGAAGTGGCGAATAAAGTTCATGGTGCAAAGCCTGGAAATACAAGGTGGCAGCAGCTTCATGGCACATACATTGATAATAATACCGGCAAGTTATCTACGCATTATAATTATAAGAAATGGGAGTATCTGCTTGATGCTGACTTCAAGATATCAGATCAGTGTTGTGCAGTTATGAAAAAACGCCCATCTCTACAATACGAGAAGCAAACTGGTAAGAAACCAATCTTGGGACTCATGGCAGCAGAAAGTCAAAAGAGAAAAACAGATTATATGAAAACTGGTTGCAATGCTTTTGAGAAAGAGCGTCCACAGAGTCAACCTATGGGATTTTGGACTGAACAAGACGTTTTACAATATCTGTATGAAAAGAAAATTCCGTATGCATCAGTCTATGGTGATATAGTATTGGAAGATGGAAAATATCGCACGACTGGATGTAACAGAACTGGCTGTATTTTTTGTGGCTTTGGCTGCCACCTCGAAAAAGAACCAAACAGATTCCAGATGTTAAAACAAACACACCCGAAATTATGGGAGTATTGTATGAAACCGATTGAATCTGGTGGTTTGGGAATGAGAAATGTAATGGAATATATTAGTGTTCCTATAGAATAAACAAGCAAAAATAAATGTTGACATTTACAAGAATAATGATATAATGTAAAAGAAAAGTGAATAGAGTCTATTTTTCTTTTATGTTATAAACAAACAATAATAAAGGAAACAGCCAATAATGAAAAGAGAGGTATCTGTAAATGAATACAAGAAATAGATCTTGGCGAAGAAAGAAAAACTTTTCAAAAGGTCGTAGAAAGAAACATATTGCGATGGCGGTTTGCCGGAACTGGTGGTATGAACATGACGGGCAGTATATTAAGGGCAAAATCCATTGTTCATGTCCTTCATGTAGTCCAAAGACGAACAATCATGGACATGGAGCTGCAAGAAACTACACACATTCAGACCTTGCGAAAGTAGAATCTATGCAGTGTAAAGTTTCGGAATACAAGAATGGAGAAGAATGCTATGAAAATGATTAACACCAGTGAGTGTGAAAAATGTAAGCATGGAACTGTAGATGACACAAACAAAGCAAGAGTAAAAGTGCATTGTGATATCAAGAATAAGGATTATATCTATGGTGCATGTATTCCATGTGAAGATAAGGAGAACAAGTAGTGGAAGTATTAAAAGTAAGAAAAGGAGAAATCCTTGAAGCGGAAACTGACATTGAATATAAAAATAGTCTTGGTCAGGAAGCGGAAATTTCAAAAGGTGAAAAATCAGTTATTGGTTTTGACGGACTGATTCATTGTCTGAAGAAAAGAGTTGTCATTGTGCCGGACGATACGATGGAAGTAAGCGGATATTCGGCAACTGGTTTATCAGAATTTCTTACGGCTTGGCTTGATAAAAGCCTTGACTTAGAAAAGAACCTTGATAAATCAGAACATTCTCTTGATGATGTGAGAACATCTATTGAAATGGCACTTGTTGAAATTGGTATGGAGGCAGGAAATGGCGAAGTTAAGAAAGAAGATTAAAATTGGCAATGGTTGCATGACAGCAATCTTAATCGCTCTGTTGTTTGTAGTGATATATGCAGTTAGTTGGATTTGCACTTGTGGGATTATCAAGCTCATTACAATGTGCTTTGGTCTGACATTTTCATGGGCGATTGCAACAGGAATTTGGTTGGTCATTCTGTTATTGAAAGGCATTTTTAATGTAACAGTAAAGAATGAGAGTAAGCCAACAAGAAGATATTAAAGGAGAATGACAGGCAATGGCTATTATCGGTGCAATTTTAGGAGATATTGCAGGATCAAAATGGGAATTCAACAGACCAAAAGATTTGGATTACGAACATATTGAATTATTCCAAGATGACAGTTACTACACGGATGATACTGTTTTATCGGTAGCCACAAAGTATGCTCTTGAAAATGAAGTATCATTTAAAGATGCATACAATGAATTCGGCAATGATTACATTGATTGTGGATATGGTGACAAATTCTTTGAATGGTTGATTTTTAAAAGCAAGAAACCATATAAGAGTTGTGGCAATGGATCTGCAATGAGAGTATCGCCGGTTATTGACTTTGCAAAAAGTCGTGATGATATCATCAGATATGCCACTATGTCAGCGGAGTGTACTCATAATCATCAAGAAGGAATTAAGGGTGCAGTTGTAATGGCTACATGCGGTTGGATGGCGAAAAGTGGTGCATCTAAAAAGGAAATCGAAGAATATGCAAGCCGTGAATATCCGGCTGGAAGTTACTATAAATACCCAGTTTCAATGTCAATGAAAGAATTGAGAAAAGTATATAGATGGGACGAAACCTGTCAGGGCAGTGTTCCGGCAGCAATCAGATGTTTTCTTGACAGTGAAGATTATGAAAGTTTCATCAGAAATGTACTGAGCTTCAAGTGTGACTCAGATACATTAGGAGCTATCGGCGGTGGTATTGCGGAAGAGTTTTATAAAGGTACTGGATTTAACAATGATGAATTGCTGAAAAAGTATCTTGATGAAAGATTATATGGAATTGTGAAGGAGAGCAACTAATGGATTTAAGAGAAATGGAATTAAGAGATACTGTAGAAATGATGAATAGTGCTGATTACAAAGAAAGATTCAAAGCGGAATACTATCAGACAGCTATTCGTTATGGGAAACTGAAAGCAATGGTAGATAAGTACAATAACGGTACACTGGAATTTAAACCAACATGTCCTATGAGCATCTATGACATTCAGCTTAGAGCCATGCGTGATTATCTGACTATCCTTGAAGCTAGAGCAGCTATTGAAGGAGTAGAGTTAGATGGATAACATAGCAGGAAAGCAATTCATAGATCATCCAGATATGAATGGATTTTGTGATAAATGTAGAAATCACTATCTTTTAGATGGTGATGAATCAAGATGTAGGAGCATTAGTCTTGGAATGAGTTCAGCAATGTGTTGTCAAATTTCAAGATGTGACAAATACGAAGAGAAGAAATAAAAAATCTTTTTTATTTACTTCATTAAAAACCATTGATTTATAAGCCTTTCGTATATTGTTTTGTTGCATAGTTAGTATAAAATCTCTCATTTGACTTTCTGGAAATGCCTATATGACGGTATTTCAGAGAATCAAATGAAAAAGATTTTATATTAGATATTCTTGTGGCTTGTGAAGAGTCACAAGAAGATGCGAGAATCATATCCCATTTACCTCATAATGCTTTTAGTTGTGACATAATGGAATGCTCTGGAAATCACCCGGAGTGGCATATAAAAGATAACGTACTTCCGTTATTAAACGGAAACTGTAGCTTTAAAACAATGGACGGAAAAGAACATAATATTGATGGTAAATGGGATATGATTCTCGCATTCCCACCTTGCACGCATTTAGCTGTAAGTGGTGCAAAGCATTTTGAGAAGAAAAGAGCAGATGGAAGACAGCGAGATGGTATTGAATTCTTCTGCCAGTTTCTAACTGCTGATTGTGACAAAATTTCCATTGAAAATCCAATTGGGATAATCAGTGGAGATTACATAAAAAAGTGGTTTCCAGATTTAGCACAAAAATATGGTTTACCAATAAAACCTACACAAATAATTCAGCCGTATGAATTTGGACATCACACGAAAAAATCAACTTGTCTTTGGCTTAAAGGATTGCAAAAATTGGCACCAACAAACATAGTTGAACCGAAAATAATTACATATAAAGGTGGAGCTAAATTTGGTGCAGGAATTGGACAAGTATTTGATGAGAATGGAAAAGCAATTCCATTTCACGATCCAAGAACTGCTAAAGCAAGAAGTAAAACATTCTCAGGTGTAGCAAAAGCAATGGCAGACACATGGGGATAACAAGCGGTAATAAATGATACAAACAAAATTGTTTTTTTATCCATATTTTCCAATTTATGCATCCTTTCAAATAGGCTATAGCAAGTAATTTCAGAAGATATGACCAGTATGTAATTCTTTTTATCATCAAATCATAAATTCTGAAATTACCTATATTAGCTGTTTACGAGTTCCATAAGTAGATGAAAAAACAATTCCAAATTGGGAATTGGTAAACTTTTGTGAAATTGATAAATTCGCTGCTCAATCATATTGTGCTGTGCATGAAGTTGATGCAGATAAAAATATCGGGGATATTACAAAGATTGATGAAAACAAAATGCAACCGTTTACTATGATTTGTGGTGGATCACCTTGCCAGGATTTCAGTGTTGCCGGGAAACAGAAAGGCAGCATGTGGCAATGTGCAGATTGTGGGCATGAATATAATCCACTTACAGTACATTTTTCAAGAAGAAATAAATGCCCGAAATGTAGTAGTGAAAATCTTGACAAGACACGTTCATCATTACTTGTGGAATGGTTAAGAGTTGTAAGAGCAAACAAGCCGTTGTGGGGAATATACGAAAATGTAAAAAATATTGTTGGAAAATCATTCAAGGAAACATTCGATATGTTTATCGAAGAACTGCATGAATACGGATATAACACTTATTATAAAGTTCTGAACGCAAAAGATTTTGGAATCCCTCAGAACAGGGAGAGACTTTATCTGATTATCGTAAACAAAGATATTGATAACGGGAAATTTGAATTTCCAGAAGGTTTTGAAAGCAATATAGTCATGTACGATATTTTGGAAGATGAAGAAAATGTAGATACAAAATACTATGTAGATTCAGCCAAAGAGAAAGAAGCATTACAAGAAATGATTGACTCTGGTAAACTCCGTAAAAACTATTCAAACACTGTAAGATGGGGGGGCAGAGGCTCACTAGACAGACACCAGTGGGATCTTATTCAGATACCAGACAAGGAGCAATCATAAGTAAATGCGGAAAATGTGTAGATAAATTTACAGACTGTGCCAATACATTACTTGCAAGAGACTATAAGGGTTTCGGCAATCAAGGAATGAATGGTGTGATTTCAATTAAACAACCAGGAAAGGAATAATAATGGAACGATATATTTGTGAAAGACGATGTGATGAAGGGTTGAGATCTTTCAAGGGGGGGCTTTGTGGAACAATTCGTACAATCAATGCAGGAGGAGATAAAAGAGTGATTATTGAGGATAAAAACAATGTAAGTACAGATGATTATGCAATTAGAAGACTGACACCAAGAGAATGTTGGAGATTGATGGATTTTTCCGACAGTGATTTTGACAAGGCAAAAGCAGCAGGAATGAGTGATACGCAACTTTATAAACAAGCTGGGAATTCAATTTGTGTGGGAGTTCTGTATCATATTTATAAAAATCTATACAATGCTATGCCGTATTTATTTGATGACTTAAAAGTTAGCAGCTTCTTTTCAGGTATTGGAGCTTTTGAGAAAGGGTTGGATAGATTGTATGCAGAAATCAATTGATAATCAACCAAAAATAAAAGTATTAGGACGATTAAATATTAAGGGACTTGACATAATAAAGAGAATTTATTCTGCAGAAGGATTAGCACCTACTCTTTCAACGATGATGGGGGGCAAAGACAACCGAAAGTAATCGTCAAGAGAAACCATGAGTGATATGAAGCCGAGGTTAGTAGGTGGTTTTGGCGAAATTAACTTCGGCAAGCAATATCGCCAGGGAAATAGAATTTATGATGCTGATGCAATTGCAGTATGCTTAACGGCGCAGCCATTAGGTAATATGGGAGGCTACAGTAGCTTATATGTTGTCAGAAGAAAGAAAAGTAAAAAAGATGGGGAACGTATCAACGAAAAATAGTCAAGCTGGTACGGTATATTCGCCGGGGGGGGTGTTCACCTACGATATGTGCTGGCACACATGGATATGCCATTGGATATATTGTAGTTAAGAATTTTCCTTCTGGTCGAAATAATAGGAGAAAATAAATGACATATGGATTTATCTGCCCTAATTGTGGGCGAAAAGAAAATATTACAATGCCGATCACACAATATACATCAGAAGGTCATTTATGCCCAGAGTGTAATACAGAAATGCAGAGAAATGTTTCAACTATGGGATGTATGAGTATTGATAAGACCGGCGATTTTTACCGGCGTGTAAATTAGAAAAGTGAAATAGGAGGACTGGCAAAATTTACGACAAAAGTAAACGGAGAAAGAGAAGACACAACACTAGAAGATGTAAAAGAAAATTGAAGAAAATGTATAACAATGGATATGGAGCTGTGTGTGAATTCGATGAAGATAGCAGAGGTCGTACAGTTGCCACACCATATTATTGCCGGTGCTATAGAAGTAAAATGTCTTCATACTGCAAGAAACTCACAAATCGAAAAGTAAGGCGTTATAAAGGTGAAATTCATAAGGGTGGTAATTACAGAAGAGTATTCGATATGTGGTGGGAATTAGATTAGGAGGTCAAAATGGAAGTTCGTGAATTTTTGGAAGCATTAGGTATGGATCTGAAGAAACCAATTGCACAAGACATTTATGATGGGCAAGGAATAATACTTGGTGAATATGAAAGGTTCTTAGAATCGCAAACATCAATGGCTGCTGCAATGAGTTTAGCTGAAGTGTATGCAAATTGCAATAATGCTTATGATGAAATGAATAACGATAGGAAAATTAAGTTGCTTAAAAAGAGCATTAAGCATTGTAGAAATCCACTTGAAAAGAAAGGGTTGGAAAAACAGTTAAATAAAGCATACAAAGAAAGGAAAAAGCAAAAACATGAAAAATAATAAAGCAATAGAATTGACAATAACACCTAATTATGTTTCTGACTGGGATTTCTGTGATGCCGTAAGAGAACTTATCCAGAATGGAATTGACCAGGAAACTCTTGATTCAGAAAATGCGTTTGATATTTCATATGATGAGGAAGAAAAGACATTACAGTTATGTAGTCCGAAGTCATCTCTTGAAATCAATACATTATTACTTGGTTGTAGCACAAAGACAGATAATTCAGATACAGTCGGTCAGTTTGGTGAGGGTTATAAAATCGCAGCTCTTGTGTTAAACAGAATCGGCAAAACATTCACCGTATACAACAACAGTAAAAACGAAATCTGGATATCCAGTTTTGAGAAATCAAAGGTATTTGGAGAGCCGGTACTGACATTCAAAATCTTCGACAATATTACAGAAAATGAAGGACTTATCATTGAAATTGAGAATGTAGAGTCTGAGGAATACAAAAAACTTTTCAATGTTTGGTTAGACATGCCGGGGAGCGAACAGCACGAAAAGATTGAAACAACATATGGATGGATATTTACAGATAAAGATATGCAAGGAAAAGTATTTGTAAATGGACTTGCAATTGAGAGCAAAAGCGATAAGCACTTTGGCTATAATTTTAAGCCGAAATATATTACCCTTGAACGTGATCGTAAGAGCTGCAACAGTTGGGATATGAGTAGAGTTACGGCTGACATGATTTGTGAAGCTCTTAATTCCGGCACACTCAATATTAAAGAGGTTATTAAGATTGCGAAAGAAGGAAGATTCTCTGATATAAATAATCTTCAGTATAAAACATGGGACAGCAATGTTCAGAAAATCGGGCAAATGTTTGTTGATGAATTTGATGAAGAATACAGTGATGCAATTCCAGTAAGTTGCCAGTCTGATTTTGACCATGTAAAAGAAATGGGTGGAAAACCTGTTATCGTGCCATATGAAATCGCTCAGATTGTGTCTGATATCACGAAAGAGCGAATTGATAAACTGGCAGAAAATATATGGGGCAGTGGATTCACAACAAAAGAAAAACTGCAGCAGTGGCGTGATTTTTATAAAGACGAAATTTCCGAAGAAGCTATAAGACATTTCAACCAGATCATCGAAGAATTAAATTAGGAGGAACTATGGAATTTACACCTGAACTGAAACGCCGATTTTGCAAAAATTGTAATATTCCAATCTCAATTTTTGTAGAGCCATTTTTCACGGATCGTATCAAATTATTCTCTATGTATTATAACACGATAGAAGAATTGCAGAAATTCGTGAAATCAATTGAACCGTATGATTGTGAACAGGATTATTATGAGCATTACAATAAGACAAAAGATGCAGCTATCAATTTTATCAAAGGTACAGAAGGATATGAAAAATTCAACAACATGGATATGAAAGAAATTTCAAAAGCTATCTCAGAAATTCACATTCCTTCGTCTAATATCTATAAGCCGACAAACGATGGCAAAAGATTTATCAGTATTGATATGAAGAAAGCAAATTTCCATTCGTTGAAAGCATTTGCACCAGATATTTTTGATAATGCCGATACTTGGGAAGACTTTATACGGAAGTTTACCGATGATGAGCATATTATCGGAAGCAAATATGTGAGACAAGTGGTTCTTGGAAATTGCAACCCAAAACGGCACATTACATATGAAAAGTATTTGATGCACTTTATCATTCTTTATTTGGCTGAAATTGTTTCGCCGGAAGATATCGTATGTTTTTCAAATGATGAAGTTGTTATTAAAACAGACAATAATAAAAAATATGATATAAATGAAATTGAAGAATGCGTGAAAAATTCATATTTTGGGCAGCATATTCCATTCAAAGTGGAAGAATTTAAGCTGCACTATCTGGGAGAAGGTATCGGATATATCAAACGATATGATGACGAGAAGTTTAAGTTGAAATGTGTTGACAACGATTATTTTCCGATGATTTTGAGATTGATACAGTCCGGCTATGTAATGCTCAATGATTTGTTCTTTGTACATAAAGGCGCATTGGCAAGATTTAATGATGTACCTAAAAATATTCGGGAAGTGTTCAACTACGATAAAGGTGCAATTGTGGAATGGTAATGGAGGAAAATTGAATGATAAAAGAAGAGATGAAAGAGCATCTGATGTCAACAGGATTATACGAAAATACAGACACGGATATGTTTTATGAAGAAAGAATGATGTCATCAGACGAAGTAGTTTCGATAAAAGATCTTACAGCAAGATTTATTGGTGTTGATAAAGAATTTGATGGAAAACCGTGGAATATCATGCAGATTTTAACGAATATCCGCATGGTAGATACTGTAGATAGTAGAAGTGCAGAAAATGAAAAATTAGAAAAACTCTTAAAATGGATTGCAAAGGAAGAAGAACAGAGAATAGAATTCGCATCAAAGTGTTTTGAAAAGAACAATGCTTTAGGTATGCATATTCATAATGCGGAGGCATCAGAGTGTACAAAAATCCGCTGGACAATCGAAGATATTTTGAATAGTGAAAGAAGTGATAAAATGGGATTTAATGAAGCGTATGTACTGATGAAACGTGGTGCGAAAATCAAACGTCCAGACTGGACAGGCTATTGGTATTGGTCTGAAGAATATCAGACTATCATGATTCATTGTAAGGACGGTCAAGAGCTGGATATCAGGAGTACAGAAAATGTAGGATTCACAATGGATAATATCTGCCAGAATGATTGGATTGAGGTGAAATAGATGGAACAGAAATGTGAAAACTGCAGATTCTTTTGCAAGCTCAATCTATTTGCAAGATATGTCGGGACAGTAGGTGGTATAGGATGTGTGTCTGGTTGGAGAGTAGAAAAAATGCATTCAAAATTTCAAGAGTCATGCGGATGTAATGTATTTAATGTACTTCTAACAGATAGTGGCATAGTCAATGAGACACTACCACATGATGTATGTGAACTCTTTAAGCCAAAAGAAACGGAGGAACATGATTATGTCAAGAAATAAATATCCTGGATATTGCTATTGCTGCGGAGAATATGTAAAGCCGGGATTCGGGCATTATGAAAAGACACGGGGCAAAAATATGTATCGACAATATGGAAAGTGGCGTATTAAATGCGTGAAATGCGCAAGTGGAAGAATTGTACATGATACAGATAAAGAAGTATTACGTGTACAAAACGGGTAAATTAAAAACTGGTTTTATCCTTTTGGCGGTTTCTTCCCATGTTTCAAAATTAAAATCAGTATAATCGGGGCAATTTGAGTGTTTCTTAAAGGTAACAGATAAATCATCAGCAATCATTACCTTATATAAATACTTCAAGTTGCCTTTTTTATCATATGCTTTTACGATTGAGTTATCTAACCAAAAAGTACCAGGATATATTTCATAATCGAAACCGTTTTCTTTCCACATTTTTATTAAATCTTCATATATAGGCTGCATATTTTCCTCCAATAAAACCAGTTTTTCAAAAGAAGGAACAGGAAAGCATCAAACTTATAAATGAGACAATAGAGAAGTATAATGGGTATATTCCATATGTGTTGCAATCAACTGGAAAGGATAGTATTGTGACTGAACATTTGTGTAGATTAAGCAATCACACGGTCAAAACAGTTTTCAATAATACCACCTTAGATTGTGCAGATACATATAAGATTGTCAATAAGCATAAAAATGACTGGATTATCACAACACCGCCGGAAGGATTTTATCAATATGTAGAGCGTGAAAATTTTATTCCTACCAGATTTAGTAGAGCATGTTGTTCACTATTTAAAGAAGGTAATCATATAAATCATTTTGACGATGTAGAAAAAGCTATATGGATTATGGGTGTAAGAAATGATGAAAGCAATGCAAGATCCAACAGACAAGATATTGAACATAATCCTAAATGGGGAGATAGAAACTGGATCGGGTTACTTCCTATTAGAAAGTGGACTGAATTGGAAATATGGTGCTATATCATTTTAAATAATCTTGAAGTAAATCCTAAATACAAAAAAGGATATAAAAGAGTAGGCTGCGCAATAGCGTGTCCGTATAGTGGTAAATCAACATGGTATCTTGATAAATATTTCTATCCTAAAATGTATGATCGTTGGCATCGGATTCTTACAAAAGATTTCATTGAACATGGGAAATGGTGTACCCTGAATTGTACACTAAAAGAATATCAATACTATTGGAATGGTGGAGTGGTAAGAGAACAACCAACAAAAGAAGTAATCGAAGAATTTATGCAATACAAAAGCATCGACAGCTACGAAATTGCTGAAAAATACTTCAATAAGAAATGTACATGTTGTGGCAAAAATATAAGAAACAAAGATACAATAGCCATGAACCTAAAAATGCATGGGCGAAATATAACTCGGTTCATGTGTAAAAAATGTCTGATGAAAGAACTTCATATTGATGCGAAAAAATGGAACGAATACATAAGACAGTTTAAATCTCAAGGGTGTTCTCTATTTTAAATAAAAATGGGCGCAATGCCCATTTTTATATATAAATTTCTAAAATATTTCTAAAATGACTTGACAACCACCAGAAAAAGTATATAATAAAAATATAAACAAACAATAATAAATGAAAGGAATAAACATGATAAGAATTGAAAGCAATAAAACACTTCTTACTGATAAAGAGCTTACAGATATCAAGAAAAGTTCATACGATCAAGGTGTCATTGATGGAGTGAAGTTAGGTACTGGTGCTGTATTGAAAAACATAAATGCACTGAATCCAGAAGACATCGAGGATTTCAACAAAAGGAAGAAAGAAATAATCGACTTCTGTTTGAATGTAATAGCGGTCGAAGGAAAAGGAGCGAAACAGAAAATTGGAAAGAATGGCAATAACTAAACATGCAATGACTCGCTATGCCGAAAGAATTGCCGGAAGAGATGAGTTAATTGACATCAATATTTACATAGCTCAAAATGAGGACAAAATTATTGATGACATTAACAAGATGTGCGAACACTCAGAACTGATTTACACGGGAAAAGTTGGAAACCGTGACAATAATCCAGTTAATGTGTATTTATCAGGAACATGGATTATTTTGACTGATTTAACAGAGTCAAAGGTCATTACACTGTACAAAGTGGAATTGTATGTTGGCGAAGAATTCAACAAGCAGTTTATTCAGAAGAATCTTGATAAGCTGGCAGAAGACAAGAAAATTCTGGAAGCCAAACGTGCAGAAATAGCAGAAGAAAAATCCGCATATCTGGAAATCATTAAAAGTAATGAAGATTTGATTAACGAATATCGTGGCACAATCAAGATGCTTGAAAGAAACAATGCAGACTACAAGGATGCTATTGAAAGCATGGATGCAAGGTGTTCAAAAGCGGAACTTGCGGTTAAGCGAGATATTGAAGCTCTCGTAATGAGAAGAGAGTTTTAAAATTTGTTATAAACAAGCAATAATAAATGAAAGGAAATGTAATGCAATGTACAAACAGGTAATTGTAGTAAACAAGAGTTTAAACATGAGTCCTGGAAAACTGGGAGCTATGGTAGCACACGGAGCTACCTCATTCTTTTGTGAGTGGTTCAAGAGAAATGTTGTCACTTCAAATGAAACTTATAATGACTACCTAATCACTCCAAACGCAAGAGTTGATAAGGAACTTTTTGCTCAGTGGATTAGTGGCAGTTTCACGAAGATTGTGCTTGAAGTAGAAAATGATGCAGCAATGAAAGCAATCATTGAAAAGGCACATGAATATGGAATGGTCAACAGACAAGATTTCTTCAATATTGTAGATGAATCAACAGAATTTCTTGATATTCCACAGTGGGCGGTAATCGCATTTAAACCTATGGAAGCAGAGAAGATTGATCCGATTACGGGCGAATTAAATTTATACGGTTACGAAGAAAAAATGTCGATGGAATGGGAGAATTGATATGTTTGATTTTTTCAAGAAGAAAACTATAGAAGAGAAAATGGACATTATTAAAACTTCATATGAAAAACAACAAGAATCTATGGTGGAGTCAAAAAGTCCAGGTGAAAAATATATCTGGGTAGAAGGTTTCAAAGGCACGCAAGAGAATATGTGTTGTACGGTTACATATCCAAAAATGTGTGCATTTAGTGTCAATCACGAAAGAAAGACAGAACAGTACGAACTCAATGTGCCAAAGATACTAGAAGGTGATCCAGCAGTCGGTAGAAATGGTTTCCATTTCTGCAAAGATTTAGACGATGTTTTCCGATATTACCCATTTGATTTTCACAATAGATTTTTCAAAGTAAAAGCCCTTGTGAAAAAGGAAGAATATGATAATAGACTTTTTGCAGCTTTAGCAGCAAAAGAAATTATTTTGTATGAAGAAGTTTTCCCGGAATATGAAGAAGTGAAACAATATCTTAAATGCACCTCAAAAAGATATCACGAACCATATCAGTTTACCGAAGAAGACTTTAATGGCGTAAAAGAAATGGGTAAAGAGGTGTATTTTAAAAATAAGTTTATCGCTGCATTGGTCAAATTAGGTCACTCACATCTATTATCAGAATTGGTAGTAGAACAGTGTTCTTGTGATGTTGCATACATGAAACACATTATAGATGTTGCCACTGCATTGAAAGACGAAGGGGTTTCGAGAGATACGACTGCCTATATACTCTTAGGAGGTATACATGAAGTTAAGTGAAATAGATGATTGTATCATTTGCCCATTACCAGGCGAAGGTCTTTGTCCTGGCGGTATGGTTTGCTATGGTGGAGAACCAATCGAACCACCCTGTACAAGTTGGGATGGAGATGAAGATGTCGAAGACTATATTGAGTCAGTACATGCCAGTATCTTAGAAAGAGAAGAATATGAAGATCGTTTGCGAGAAGAAAGAGAAAAGAAGAAACGAAAAAATGAAATCGCCAAACGGAAACGCCAATATTTGAATATTTATTGTTACTCAGAGAAACATGATGTTAAGTCATTGAAAAAGCAGATAAAGAGCTATGAAAGTATTGAACGATTTGCAGACTCTATAGCAACAGCATTTAATATAACGAATGAAATGTTCAGATATCCAGAAAGAAAAGAAGTTAATCCAGAGATCACAGAAAAATTGAAGTCTCTCCGGGAGCAACTAAAAAAAGGCAGAACAGAAGCTAAAGGATAAGCAGAAAGAATGTAGAAATACAGAAAAATATAAATCTATAGGGAAGGAACAGGAAGATGAAGAAAAACATTAAGAAGATCGTAAGCATTATTGCTTGCGTGACGTTACTGTGTGCAATGACAGGTTGTGCAATGTTAGATTCTGCCATTAACGATTTAAAGGGTAGTCTTATCGGTAATGGATATGTAATTGATACATATGACAACTATGGTAACAAAGTAATGACAACAACCGGCGATAAAATCAACATTGAAGGAAATCCAGTTGAAACAACAAGTTATGATAGTTCTGGCGATATCATTACTGGCTATGAGCTGTCATCTATAATTACTATCAATATTGATGGCAAAGAAATCCAAAGCTGCGGAGATACATGCATTTTTGAGCAGAAAGGACTTAATGCAGAAGTTGATTTTCAGCAGGAAAATATCTACAGCAATACAAATGGCAGCATTGCAGACAATACATATATTGCCGGTATCGTAAACAAGTACAAAAACATGTTTGGTAAGTCAAGAATTGTTGTTGTAAAATCTCAGCTTGGACAGCCTATAACAGCTTATTCTGGTGATGAGGTGTACTGGGAAATTCCAGAAGATTTACCGAAAATGACAAAACTCATGATTGATGGTAAAGCACTGTATATCCACAGAGCTAATTTCCAGATCATTGACAAAGCATTACTAGATTAAATTAGAATTTCATACACTTGGAGTTTATTGGAATGAAAAATGGACTGTATGAGTATAAAGATGAAGGGATTCCTGGCGGTGGGCATGTAGTTATAGATGTTGTTGAGACAGAGAAAATGTATACATTCAAATTGGTTGAAAATACATGCCGATATGATCCGTGGAGAATTTCAAGCCTTTTCAAAAAATCAAAGCAAGCAAGGATAAAGAAATATCGTTCCAAACATTCAGTTATGACTTGGGATAACGGTTTTGTTGTATATCCATATCGTGATGGAATACCATATCTTTTTAAATATATTGAAGGAGGACAAAAGAGATGAAGAAATAAAGATTGACAACAGAACAAGTGTTCTGTATAATAAATGCAGACACTTGTTTCAGAAAATGAGTTTTCCCTAACCAGTAGTTTATATGAGTATGTATAAGAGTCCACTCGATATGCTTGCTGATTAGGTATTTGCTCTCCACCATATTAACATGATATGGTAAATTTTTCAAGAAACAAGTGTTTCTTGTTATAAGAAAGGAGAAGCAATGTTAGAAAAAATCAAACAGATTGCATTTAAAGTAAATTTATTTTTATGCAGATATCCATATGTAGTAGATTTTGTTGTATTTACATTAAATGCTATTATAAACAAACTATAATAAATGAAGCAATATATATGAAAGTTTTTATTACAAAGAAAAAGCTAGTTAATGAATTTGCAAAAGAGCTGGCGTATCTACAGATTAGAGCAGATTGGTGGCATTATGCATCGAGAGCCGAGGACAAATACAGTCAGAATATGTCAAGTAAAATGCTTGACGATGTGGCAGAACTTCGTTGCATATGTTCTAATTTAGGCATCATGAAAGCAGTATATGAAAAAGCATATAAAATCTATGATTTCAGAAATAGTGGGAAGAAAGGTTTCGTGCCGGATGTCAATCTCATTAAGAAATTGAATAAAGAATTTTGTGAACCAATGAAGAAGAAAAGACCAATTTAACGGAGGGTAAATATGACTCAAATGACTGTAGATAGAGTTAAGCGTGTGGCTCTTGAAACTATTGAATCTGAAATACCAGATGTTGACTATGGCTACGATTACGAAAAAGACATTGCTTTAGCTTTTATGTATAGAGTTGAAGGTATCGTTGCTTTAGCCAATAGGTTAGCGGAAGAATGTGCTGATGGATAAATATGAAGACAGATAAGAGAAAAGAAATTACAAAAATTCTGTCTCTATCAATTCAAAAGCACATAAATCCACGCAATGACTCTAGGATATATTGGTCAAGAGAAGTCACGTTTGACTACAGAACCAAGAATGCCAAAAGAGTTGATTATATGAGATTCAAGCCAGTAAATAACACGGTTGGAGGAATCGAAAAGGGAGATTTCTACTGTTATGAAGTCAAGTCTTCAGTAGCAGATTTCCATTCTAAAAATGGGCATAACTTCATCGGAGATTGGAATTACTACGTGATGCCAAAAGAAGTATTCGATGAGGTCAAGAAAGAGATTCCGTATGGTGTTGGTGTATTAGTTCCCAGTGGTCGTTGCCACTCCGGGAGCTGGTACGACTTGAAATCCATAAAGAAAGCTAAAAGAATGAACAGAGAAAAGCCTATTTCAGAAATGTTGCTGATGATGTTTAGGTCGGCTGCAAGGGATAGGAAAGTAGAGTAGGAGAAGAAAATGAAGAAAAAGATGATGGTTTTGATTTTTGCCATACTTTTATGTTTTTCTTTGGTTGGTTGTAAGGCAGGAGAAAGTAAATCTAAATATCCATATGTTACAGTAAAAAGAACAATGTGGAGAAATGATAACACAGATATAGATATTGGTGGTGAATATGAACTTAATGATTTTAATAAAGAAACCACTGAAAATGGCTGTACCGTAACACTCAATTTTGATTTGAAAAGTAAGAAAAAGAATAAATCTACATCTAAGACAACCAAAGAAGAAAACGATACTGTGCAAAAATCCAATTCACAATTCAAATTGGATGTTGAGCCAGTCCTACAGTTACCAGAACTTCCTACAGGTTGCGAAATTACTTCACTTGCGACTGTACTCAATTATTATGGATATGATATCAGTAAAACTCAGTTAGCAGATGAATACCTGGAATGTGGCGAAGTTGGAGATACAGATCCGAATGAGAAATTTATAGGATCACCATATGATATTCGTTCGTGTGGTTGTTTCTCTAATGTGATTGCAGATGCAGCGAAGAGTTTCAGTGAGAAGAACGGCTGTAATTTCAAAGTATACAATTTATACGGATTATCATTAGATGATTTATACAAATATGTAGAAGATGGCAAGCCGGTAGTAATTTGGTCAACTATTGACCTGAAAGAAACATACAGAAATATTACATGGGACGTTGATGGTAAAGAAATAGCATGGCGTGCAAATGAACATTGTATGGTGCTAATTGGATATGACAAGGGCAATAATACTTGTATTGTTTCTGATCCGTTACAAGGTATTAAGGAATATCCAAGAGATTTATTTAATCAGAGATATGAGGAATTGGGTAAGCAAGCTGTAGTAGTAGAAAAAGGTATTTAATATGTGGGATTTTGAAAAAGATTCAGACAAAACATGCTTCGACCATCTGGGTGATTATATCCCAGAAAGTATTGCAAACGAAGCGAAAAGAGAACTCAGAAGACGAGGATATTCTGAAGAGAAAATCCGTGAAGAAGAGTGGAAACGGACAAAATAACTATTTTATTTGGAGTAGCTTATTTAGCCGTTTTCAGACAAAATTATGAGTAAATAATAGAAGTCTTAGTTTCTGGAATCACCTGTATTACGGTGTTCCAGTTTCATAGATAAAATAGTTATTAGGAGTAGTAATGGAAGTCAACGAAATATATAAAGGTGACTGCCTGGAATTGATGAAAGATATTCCAACGAATAGTGTTGATATGATTTTGTGTGATCTTCCGTTTGGGCAGACTGCCCGGAATAAATGGGATTCTGTTATACCGTTTGAACCATTATGGCAGCAGTATAACAGAATTATTAAAGATAACGGTGCAATCGTACTATTCGCAAACGGAATGTTCACGGCTGACTTAATGCAAAGTAATAGAAAAATGTGGCGGTACAATCTTGTGTGGGAGAAAACACAACCGACAGGATTTTTGAATGCTAAGAAAATGCCACTTAGGGCGCATGAGGATATTTGCGTATTTTATAAGAAATTGCCTACATACAATCCTCAGAAAACGACTGGACACGTAAGAAAAGTAAGCAAAGCGGAACATAAGCAGAATTGTAAAGAGACTACGGATTATGAGAAATATGGACTGACTACATATGACAGTACAGAAAGATATCCTAGATCCGTGATTAAGTTCTCAAAAGACATTCAGAAATCAGCCATTCATCCGACACAAAAACCCGTTGGATTATTGGAGTATCTTATCAAGACTTATACAAATGAAGGTGAACTGGTACTTGATAATTGTGTTGGAAGTGGCAGTACATGTGTAGCTGCACTTAATACAAACAGGCAGTATATTGGAATTGAAATGGACGATAAATATTTTGGCATTGCTCAGAATAGGATTCGTGATTTCAAAGAATGCTTAAAACAAGCATAAATAAAGGAGAAACAATATGTATGATGATATTGTGAAGTATATTCCATATGGTAGAGAAAACGCCATTAGTAGAGATGATTTGGCAATCAAGGTTGGATGTTCTGACAGAATTATGCGAGATTTAATAAGTAAGGCAAGAAAGAAAACTGTCATCATCAACATTCAGAATGGTAGTGGATATTACAGACCAACAGAAAATGATATGGAAGATGTATTGAAATACAAGCATCAGGAAGAAAATCGTGCTACAGAAGTGTTTGGCAATCTGCAGCCGGTAAGAGAATTCATCAGGAAATATGGTAAGGGTAAGAAAAATGCGAAAGTGTGATAGTTGTCTTTATGGTGAAAAACTCTACGATGGTACATTGATTTGCCAACACATCGTATCTATGCAAGGAAGAGAAGCCACACAAGACTATATGGTTTGTAATAGGGTTGCTAAGTGTGATTTCTTTTTAGAAACAAATGTTAAATGTAGTGACTGCCAGGGTAGTTGCTATGCAATTCAAAGAAGACTTAATTGTAAGAAAATGGAGGTTTTGAAGAATGAAAAGAGTATTGATTGTCATTGATATGCAGGAGGACTTTGTGCGTGGTTCTCTGGGATCAAAAGATGCAGAAGCCATTGTAAGTAAAGTTAAAGCTAAAATTACCGAATACATGGAGCGTGGCGATAAGATCATCTTCACTAGAGATACACACAGAGAAAATTATCTGGAAACACTGGAAGGTAAGAATCTGCCAGTTGAACATTGTATCTATGGCACAGAGGGATGGCGAATTATTCCAGAGCTAGTTGATGACTGCAAAGAATATCCAGACTGCTCATTCATTGACAAGGTAACATTTGGGTATGAGAACTGGAAAGATATTTTCGGCACTGTAGATGAATACGGTATTGAGTTGGTGGGACTTTGCACTGATATTTGTGTAGTGTCAAATGCACTTGCATTACGAATGTTCTACCCGTCCTGGAACATTTCAGTTGATGAAAGTTGTTGTGCTGGTGTGACTACTAAGAAGCATAAAGCAGCACTTGAAGTCATGAAATCGTGCCAGATTGAGGTTACAAACAGCCAGAAAACTAAATAAAACTATGTTTTTATGTTGTCGGTCAAGTTCTATCGTGAAAGTCTCAAAACCCTTGATTTCAAAGGCTTTTGCGATACTACGTGTACCGCTAAATAAATCTAAACACTTCATTGTAGTTTTACTTCCTTTCTCAAATTGCGTATATTACGTGATTACAAACAACCAAATCAAAACATAGATTGGTATACAGATATCATGGAAGTATCGGCAAAAGATATTATTGAGAAATTTGGAAGACCAAATGTAATATGGGCAAGTCCACCGTGTACAAGTTATTCAATCGCTGCAATATCACATCATAGAAAGAAGAATGCTGAAACCGGTAGTCTTGATCCTGTAAGTGATTTTGCAAAGTTATCTGATGAGCTTGTGAAACATACATTAGAGCTTATCAAAGAATTAAAGCCTAAGTATTGGTTCATCGAAAATCCTAGAGGTGGCATGAGAAAAATGGATTTCATGCAAGGATTGCCACGATACACAGTTACATACTGCCAGTACGGTGATACACGAATGAAGCCTACGGATATATGGACTAACCACCCGAATCCTCAATTTAAGCCAATGTGCCATAATGGTGATTCATGTCATGAGAAAGCACCCAGAGGAAGTAAAACGGGCACACAAGGGTTAAAAGGTGCTGTACAGAGAAGTGTTATACCAGAGGAATTATGCTTGCATATTGCAGATATATGTAGAAAGTAAAGGAGAGCTATGAGATGGACATGTTAGATATTTGTATTAAACAAGGCTATGTACCGCCAGATTGTAAATTAGATGGTGCAATAGCTTTTATGATTGTCAGAGATGGAAAAAATCCGTGTGATGGATGCCATGCTGACTGCATACATAAAAAATCGTCATATTGTAGAGAAGTTTTTTATGACGATAAATCAAAAAGAGTACAGCGTAGAAAGAAATTGGGAACAAATTCAGAACCAACTATTTATGTAGACACGGCACGTAGCAGTACAACAATTACGGCTATTTTACCAAATTCTGAGATAGGATATGTAAGGCATGTAACAGATGGGATTGAATGCACAGCAGATTATATTGAGAATATGTGCATAAAATATGGCGCAAAACAAGTTATTATTGATACAAGTGGATTTGGAATAGCTGTATGTGATTCGTTGTTTAACAAAAAATTGCCCTGGTTAGATATAGTTCCTGTTCATTGTATTTCAGATAGATAAATGTTTGCAAAGGAGATTAAAATGAAAGTATTTTTAGGTGGTACATGTGCCGGTTGGAAATGGCGAGATGAGTTGCAACCATTACTTAAATGCGACTATTACAATCCAATTGTGAAGAATTGGAGCGAAGAAGACAGACTGAGAGAAGTCCATGAAAGAGAGACTTCTGACTATGTTCTGTACGGTATTACTAACGGAATTAAAGGCGTATATTCAATTGCAGAAGTTGTTGACGATTCAAACAAACGCCCGGAGAAAACAATATTCCTTAATTTGTATAAAACATATGAGAGAAGTGGAGAATCTAAGCAGATGGCACATAGCTTGAAAGCTGTAGAAAATATGTTAAAAGCAAATGGAGCTGTGGTATTCAGTGGTGAAAAGGCACTTCTGGAAGTTGCAAAATATTTGAATACTGTTGAGGGGTAAAATATGAAAGTATATGCAAGGACTAAGAGAATTCATGATGAGAACTGTCTTCCTGTACCATATAACGTAAATATTGCAAATGCTATTGAGGGATTTCATGACATGGGATTTGAAATACATTGTTATGAAAAACTCTCAGAAGCATACAACTTGTATCAGCAGGGGGATATTGTATTAGATGGTATTTTACAAGTAAACCATTGCCTTAACAAATTTGGGATAGTGTCAGATAATACTGATTATCCAGATGTTTTACAGAAATATCTTGGAAGAAAGATATGGACTGATAAGATTAACCATATAAATAATCATCCAGAATTATTTCCTGTTTTTGTAAAACCAGTTGTTGATAAGAAATTTAATGGTACTGTGGTACATAGTATTAAAGATTTAATTGGGTGTGGATCATGTTATGAAAATTCAGATATATTGTGTTCTGAAATAGTGGATTTTATATTTGAATGTCGTGGGTTTATCTACTACGATGAAATGATTGATTTACGCCCATACAAAGGCAATTGGCGCAACATGAATTTAATTGACACAAAAATTATTGATAATGCTGTCAAAGATTTTAGCACATGGGAAGGTAGACCAAATGCATGTAGTCTTGATTTTGGGGTTACAAAGGACGGAAGAACATTATTGATTGAACAGAATTCAGCATATTCATTGGGGTGTTATGGATTGTATAGTAATTACTATGCAAAAATGATTTCTGCTTATATTAGTCAAATAAGTGGAACGATAGATGAATGTGATTTTAGAATATATAGATAAGGAGAATTATGAGTAATTTTTATATTGCAGATTTACATTTAGGACATGAGAATGCAATGAGAAGGTTTGACCACAGACCTTTTGAATCGTTAGAAGAACAGGACAGAGCGATTATCGCAAATATCAATAACAGAGTATCGCCACGGGATAATCTTTATTTGTTGGGTGATGTGTCATGGTATAAGCCAGATAAGACTGCAGAACTGATTAAACAGATTAAGTGTAAAAACCGATACCTGATTATTGGAAACCATGATAGTTGGATTAAAGATGGAAAATGTAAGAAATTGTTCCAGGGAATTTATGATTTGAAAAGAATCAATGATGAAGGAAGAATTGTTGTACTTTGCCACTATCCATTAGCAGTGTGGGATCAGTCGCATAGAGGCAGCTATCATTTATACGGTCATGTACATAATAATTTGAGTGAAGACGGAAAAACGCCGACACACAATATCTTGTATAATGAAGAGATGAAAAATGCATATAATGTAGGGTGTATGCTGCCATATATGATGTATACACCAAGAACACTTGATTATATTCTGAAGAAGACCGGGAGGGTTTCTAGGTGAATTTAGTTGAGCATTATATACGAAGAATTATCAGTGCAACGGATATCTCTGACCGATATGAAGAAGGAATGAAAAAGTATGATCCTAACTATGAGTTAAAAGAACCGATGTATGAAGTAAAACTTGAATATGATTGTTATGGTCATATAGGCGAGTGTACTGAATGGTGGAAGAAATCATACTATATTGAAGTATTGGAAAAAGGATATTTTTTGGCATAAACAAACCAAAATAAATGTTGACATTATATAAAAATATGATATACTAAGAAAGGAGTTAGCAATGTTTGAATGGAATCCAGTTTTTAATTTTGCAATGAACATCAAACATAATTACTTGAAAAAGTTCGGCAAAGTTGAATACAAAAAATATGAGATTGAAGAGAATGATACTACCAAAACGGTATCATGCTTAGAATACTGGATTAAGACACTCAACGATGAAACAGCCAAAGAAAAAATCAAATATCTTGAAATAAATCAGGAGGGGGATCTTATCCTTGTCCGATATGGTAAATTCAGTTCAGCCGGTGATGGTCAATACGAAATTACTGTTGAAGACCTCTGGAATGCAGATAATGGATTTTTCTTGGAGTGCCGAAGTGTGGTAATCAATCTCAAAACAGAGGAAATTGTCATTGCACCATTTAAGAAGTTCAGAAACTTGAACGAGTGTCCAGAAAATGATATAAAAGTCGTGACAGAAGAAATCAAGAATGCAAAAACTGTTGAAATCACAAATAAACTTGATGGAAGTATGCAGTGTGTACGTTGGTATAACGGCGAAATCTTCATGTCTGGCAGTCAGGCGATTAACCCTGATATGTCGTGGAGATTAGCCGATGGAATTTTACGACTAACAGACAATAATAAATGCATGGCAAAAGAAAATCCAAGTCTTACATTTATCTACGAATATATTTCATTGCCAGATGCCCACGTTGTCAAATACACGAAAGAGCAAGAAGGATTGTATCTGATTGGTATTAGAGATGTGAATACCGGCAGACAGTATTCTTATAAAGAAGTTGCGGAGTATGCTGCTAAATACCATGTGCCGATGACAGAGATTTTTGACAAAACTTTTGATGAAGTATTGGAAGAAGTCAAAACAATCAAGTCGGATGAAATGGAAGGATTTGTAATTAACATTGATGGTCACATGATTAAAGTGAAAGGCGATGATTATACACAGATCCATAGAGTATTATCAAAAATTTCTTCAATCAATCTGATTATTCAGAGTGTGGCAGAAGATAAGGTTGATGATTTATATAGCAAAGTTCCGGCAGCATACAAACCAAGAGTACGGATAGTTGAGAAAATTGTTCGAGGATATATTTCAAACATGGAATCAGAAACTTCCAAATGGTACTCAAAAGCTCCAAAATCTGACAGAAAGACCTTTATGATTTGGGTACATGAAAATGTTCCACCGAAATTTAAGTCATATGTCAGAAACAAGTATTTTGATATAGAAAACAATTATATCAAATATGGAAGTGATAAATGCCCAGGTTATAGAAAACTTAACGAAATGGGTGTAACAGACTATAAGAAAATTTTTGAAGAGAGTGAGGAAGAGTAATGGAAAAACCAACTTTCGTGATGATGGTCGGTTTGCCTGGAAGTGGAAAATCTACTTTGGCGAAAGATATAAAGGACACGTATCATGGTACAATTTTTTCGTCAGATAGTATCAGAGAAGAACTTACTGGTTCAGAAGAGTGTATGGATCAGGATAAAGAAGTATTTCAAACGCTTCATAGAAGAATTAAGGAATATCTGATAGAGCATCAGGGGACAGACGGTTGTGCAATTTATGATGCATGTAATATCAGTTATAAAAAGAGAATGGCATTCTTGCGTGAACTTAAAAAGATTGATTGCAGAAAAGTTTGCTATTTTGTATGGACTCCATATGAAATGTGCCTTGAACAGAATAAGAAGAGAGACAGAGTTGTGCCGGAATATGCGATTGCACGAATGTACAAGAACATTTACATACCACAGTATTATGAAGGTTGGGACTCTATTGTTTTTGATTTAAAACACGCAATAATAAATGAAAGCAGCTTAACAAGATTGTTTTATGGGATGCCAAATGGACTTTGTAATATTGACCATGACAATCCACATCATCAGTTATCCATTGGGAATCATTGTATTGCATGTTATCTGAATGCTCTTACGATGACAATGGATTCGCCGGATTTCAATTTATGTACAGCAGCATTGCTTCATGATATCGGAAAGGCTTTTACAAAAGGATATAAGGATAGCAAAGGTAATCCTTGCGAGTATGCACATTACTACCAGCACCACCTTGTATCTGCATATGATGCAGTTAAATACCTCAGATTTGTAGAGGAAAATGGCAGGCTTGAAATTCTTGCATTGATCCAGTGGCATATGTTCCCGTACTTCTGGGAGAAAGATAACAACACAAAGATGCAAAACAAATACAAGAAATTATGGGGAGATGAGCTGTACGACAAAATCATGCTTCTCCATAAAGCGGATAGGGAGGCACACTGATGAAAAACAAGAAACAGATTGCCCGTGAAACAAATGGAGAAGTATACACAAGAAAAGAATTTATGAAACTTGTAGACGCAGGAGCGTTTATTCCATATGACGGGATTGGATATTTCCATGATGGTACAAATAGAACAGATATAAGTGTATGGAATAATAGTCTTACAGCAAAAGATGTTGAAAAATACCCATATGTATGTTGGTACAACAGATAAATAAAATTCATGTTTTAACGAAGGAGTGTGATAAATTGGCAAACAACATCGGTTATTTAACCAGTAGTAAAACACCTGAACACCAGGAATTATATACACCATATTATGCGGTTGAACCAATCGTAAAATATATACCGAAAAGTTATAGAATATGGTGTCCGTTTGATGCTGAATGGTCTTCGTTCTATCAAACATTTAGGGAAAATGGATTTGATGTCATCAGATCCCATATAGATGAAGGGAAAGATTTCTTCTTATATGAACCTGATGACTATGATGTGATAATCTCAAACCCACCATTCAATATCAAAGACCAAATTCTCGAAAGATTATATAATCTCAATAAACCATTTGCAGTTTTGCTACCACTGAATACTTTACAGGGAAAAACTAGATATAAATATTTCAAAAATGGAATACAAATACTCAGTTTCGACCAACGGATAGGATTTCATAATAGACAAAACATGAATTCTACAATAGAAGGAAGTCCATTCGCAACTGCATATTTTTGTAAAGATTTTCTACCAAACGACTTAATTGTTGAGAAACTAGAAAAATATGAAAAAGGATTATTGAATTGATTGGAGAAATTATATGAAAGTGATTTTTCTTGATGTTGACGGTGTGTTGAACTCAGAAAAAGATTTGTTAGAAGCAAAAGGAAAAAGTGAGCTGTTTGACAGACCGTTGGCATTATTAAAAGAGTTAGTCGAATCAACCAAAGCAAAAATAGTTGTATCATCAACATGGCGAATTGGTTGTTCAAAAAGTGGTCGTAATTCGTGGTATGGAGAGGAAATCTTCAAAACACTTACAGATAGATTGGCAGAATATCAGATGGAAGTATATGATATTACACCAGTCATAAATAAGCCGGGAGTGCAGCGTGGAGATGAGATAAGAGCGTGGCTTGAAAATGCAAAAGAAGAGATTGATGCATTTGTTATTTTAGATGACGATGCAGATATGTGTGAATTTACAGGAACGAATCTTGTACAGACTTCCATGAAAACTGGACTACTGGAATACCATGTAGAAATTGCTAAAAGTATACTGAATGGCGAAAATATCACACATGATGTTGTCCTTGATGCAGTCCGTAAAGTGTGGGACAAATTACCTGAATTACGGTTTGGTCAGCTTATTGTAAATGTTTTGGGTTCAGATCCATTTTATGAATTAGACAAAAACGTAGTAACAAAAATGAGAAAATACGAAAGGAAAATAGGTGAATGATACAGCCAGTAATCGCACGAAAGCCTAAATTCGTGATAAATCCGCAAAGATCTCCAACATTAGGTTTTGGATTAGATACACCAGTTCATTATGCAACAAGGGTGTTTCTTCCAGGAAGTCAAAAAATAATTAACCTACCTATTTGTGGAGCAAATTGCGTATGTCCGTTATTACTTACGGACGATATTAAAAAGTGTACCTGTCATGATTGTATTATTAAAGTAATGCACCGAATGATAGGGATAAAACAAAAAGGAGAAAATGAAGATGAAGAAAAATCTGACACAGATGGTATTCGTTCTTGATATGAGCGGATCAATGAAATGGCTCGCGCCGGAAACAATTGGTGGTTACAATACAATGCTTGCCGACCAGAAGAAAGAAGATGGCGATGCACTTGTAACTACAGTTCTTTTCGACAATAGATACATCATGGTTCACGATGGCGTTGATATCAAAAATGTTCAGAATTTAACTGACAAAGAATACAGACCAGAAGGTATGACAGCCATGCTTGATGCCGTTGGAAGAACAATCAACCATGTCGGAAACAGACTTGCAGATATGCCGGAAGAAGAACGACCTGAAAAAGTTGTATTTACAATTATCACTGATGGTTATGAGAATGCAAGCCATGAATTTGACTGGAATACAGTAAAAGAAATGATTAAACATCAGCGTGAAAAATACAGTTGGGTGTTTACATTCTTAGGTGCGAATATTGATACCATGCAGGTTAGCAATGATCTGGGAATAAGTAGTATGTTGTCAAAAACATACAGAGCAAGTAAGAGTGGTACAGGAAAAGTATTTTCTGCAGCATCAAAATCTGTATCAGTTGCAAGAGGTGTAAGTGCCGATGCATTGAATAGTGCCCAGACTATGTGTTTCATGTCATCTGCACTTGATGAAGCGGAGGAAGAATAATGAAATGTTTCTATCATAGCGATATGGACGGTAAGTGTGCCGGTTCAATCGTTGCAAGGGTAACAGGAAATTACAACTCAAAAGACTACATCATGTACAACTATGATGGCGAAATCCCAACGGAACTTATTGAAGACGGTGAAACAGTCTATTTTGTAGATTTGTCATTCTCGGTAAATACAGTAGATAAGCTGAAAGAAATCGTTGAAACAAAACACTGTGATTTAATCTGGTGCGATCACCATTCATCAAGTATGGATATTCTTGCTAAATATCCAGAATTCAGCAGTATTAAAGGAATCCGAAAGGAAGGAATTAGTGGAGCTGGTTTAACGTGGATGTATCTTATGGGATGTGATTTTGATAATATCCCCCTCTTCGTAAAATATGTTAGTGATTTTGATTGCTGGCAGTTTAAATATGAAGAATCGCTGTTTTTCAAGTATGCACTCGAATCTACGGATTATGATGCGCTGGATATTATCTGGAATAAACTTGTAAAGGATTCAAACAGTAAGGATAATCCTTTACTTGCTGAAATGGTACATAACGGTATTATTATTTCTAAATATGTAGAGAAAGAGTATAAAGCATACAGAAATACCTATGCATATGAATCAAGAATTGATGGAATCAAATGCCTGGTTGTAAATAGAAGCTGCAACAGCTTAGTATTCGGAGAGGTAATCAAAGATTATCCGATTGTTGCAATCTGGGCATTCAATGGAGAAAAATATAAATACTCCATTTATTCAGAAAAGCCGGATGTTGATTGCTCAAAAATCGCTGAGAGATACGGCGGTGGAGGTCATAAGGGTGCATCTGGTTTCGTATCAAACAAAATGATTTTAAACAAAGTGAATTAAGAAGGAGAAAAATTATGTGTAAATGTGAATGTAAAAAAGTTGAAAATGTAGAAGTAACTGATGAAATGATGGCAGCAATGCTTGGTTGTGTATTCGGAGAAATTATTTCCGATATTATTGATGGCATTGCAGAAGAAGACGAAGCAGAGGTTAGCATCTCTCAGAATATCGACCTGGAAAAAGAGATTGAAAATGTCGTATTCAACGATCCGGCAACTATCGTGTTCTGGAAAGATGGTACTAAGACAGTAACTAAATGCCATGCTGGTGACACGTTTAACAAGGAGACTGGACTTGCAATGTGCATTATCCGTAAGCTGTGTAACAACAAACACTTTAACAACGTATTTGAGAAATACTGCAACTAATAACGGATAAACAAACTATAATAAATGCGTTGACAAATTTGGAAAACGTGATACAATAAACAAGAACTAAGAAAGTGAGAGAATTATGTTGAGGATAATTATTGCCGGATCAAGATTTTTTGAGGATTACAATTTATTTGAATCCACAATGTTTAAAGTGTTGTTTCATCTCAATAAAAAATATCCTCAATATAATATCCTCGTTATCAATAAAGAAGAAAGATTATTCAAAATAAACCCATGTAGTCTGGAAATTATTAGTGGAATGGCAAAAGGAGCAGATACATTGGCAGTGAGATTCGCCAATAAATATAATCTTGCACTTAAAGAATTTCCGGCTGACTGGAATAATTTGAATGTATCACCATGTAGAGTTATTACAAATTCGTATGGAAGCTATAATGCATTAGCAGGGCACAAAAGGAACAGAGACATGGCGGTATATGCTTCTTCAGACGATGCTTTTGGAGTTCTTGTTTTATTTTGGGACGGAAAAAGTAAAGGTAGTAAAAATATGAAAAGTCAAGCCGTAGCTTTTGGTCTTGAAATTTATGAAAACATCATAAACAGACAATAATAAAGGAGAATGATAAACATGTGTTCAATATGTTTACAGAACCCTTGCCACCCAAGATGTCCTAATGCTGTTAGGAGAGTTCGTGGAACTTGCGATGAATGCGGAGAAGAATTATACGAAGATGAGTATTATGTTACAGATGATATGAATGGAACATATTGCTCAGAAGAATGTGCGAAGAAAGCAAACGGCATACATGAGACAGAATGGGAAGAAGAATACAATGATTGGAGAGAAGAATGATTAACGAATTTAAAATTAGTCTTTGTACTATTGATAGAGTTAAGGATTTCTGCCGGATTACATCTGCTATTAAGCCTGATATGGATATTATTGTTGGCAGATATATCATTGATGCAAAATCAATCATGGGAATTTTTAGTGTTGATCTTTCAAGAGAATTAGTGCTGAGAATTTCATCAGATGATGTTGAAGAATGCAAAGAAATCAGAGAAAAACTGAAAGCATTCATTGTGGAGGATTAGCATGAATAAAGCAGATCAGTATATGGAAAGAGACATCAAGAATATCCTTGAAAATGGATATATTGATGAGAACCCACGACCTAAGTATGCAGACGGAATACCGGCACATACATATTCAGTGAACCATGTTTGCCGAACCTACGATTTATCAAAAGGCGAATTTCCTATTTGCTCTTTAAGAAGAATCGCATGGAAAACTGGTATCAAAGAAATTTTCACTATCTATCAAAGACCGACAAATAGTATCTCAGAAATGGAAAAGATGGGAGTTACCTGGTGGAAAGACTGGGATATCGGAGATGGAACTATTGGGCAGAGATACGGCGCAACCGTGAAAAGATATGATTTAATCAATAAGCTCATTGATGATATTAAGAAAGATCCTTACGGCAGAAGAAAAGTCGTTTCCTTATGGCAAGAAACAGATTTAAGAGAAACAGCCGGTCTTGCACCATGCGCCTACAACACAATATGGAATGTGCGTGGTAAATATCTTGATATGGTATTGATTCAGAGAAGCGGAGATATGCTTACTGCTTCTGGTGCTGGTGGGGTTAATGAAGTTCAGTACGCAGCATTGCTTATGATGATTGCACGCCACACTGGTTATGAACCAGGTGTATTTACACATTTTGTGGCAAACGAACAAATTTATGACAGACACATCAACCAGGCGAAAGAAATGCTTAAGCGTGTAGAAAATCTGAAAATTTCCGATATTCATAGTAAGCCAATGCTCAAACTTAATCCAGAGAAAACTAATTTCTATGATATGACAATTGAAGATTTTTCTATGGAAAATTACGATCCGATTGTTCCTCAGTTGAAGTTAGAACTTGGAATTTAGGTGATGATATGGCAAGAGTAAATTATATTAAATGTGATATATGTGGAAAAACAATAGACGAAAATACATTTGATAGTGCAATCAGATTTTTCGCCGGAATAATTCATAAGGGCAAAATAGATATTTGCAAATCATGTTTAGGAAAGATAGACAAGGTTTATGAAGATATACGGACAGAAGAAGAGCTTGTTAGATATGCAATAGATAGTGAAAATGCCGAAGAATTTAAAGAAGATACAAATTTATATACTGCTTATTTAACAGGTGTTCAAGACACAGCAAAGTATTTAAGTCAACATCAAATAGTAAAAGGTAAGATTTGAATGGTAGCAGCAATAGTAGCAGTAGATGAAAACTGGGGTATTGGTAGAAACGGAGATTTACTTGTCAATATCCCAGAAGATAAAAAATTTTTCAAAGAAAAAACAAGCGGTTCAATCGTAATTATGGGAAGAAAAACATGGGATTCCCTTCCGAAAAAACCACTACCAAACAGAAAAAACTATGTAATCAGCAGAAATCAAAAACATGTTAATGGCGTAGATTTTATATCAATGGATTCAGCGATAGAACTTATCCAAAATGAAGACAGTGATATTTTCATCATTGGTGGTGGTCAAATCTATGAGAAATTGCTTCCATATTGTGAAAAAGTATTTGTGACAAAGATTTATAAGTCTTTTGAATCTGATACGTTCTTTCCTAATATAGAGGAAGATAACACATGGAAATGTGTGGAAAGTGGTGATATTCAGTATTATCAATCTATCCCATACGAATTTCTTACATATAAGAACCGTAAAAAGCAGGAGGACTTTTAATGATTATACTTGTTGGAGGAAGTGCAAGCGGTAAGTCAACTATTGAAAAGATTTTATGTGAAAAATATGGGTACAAAAAAATAGTATCTTATACCACTAGAAGCCCAAGAGAAGGAGAAATTGATGGTGTAGATTACCATTATATTTCAAAAGAAGAATTTTTGAAGAAAGCTCAAAGTGGATTTTTCGCAGAAAGCGGAGTCTATAATGGTTGGTACTATGGAAGTGCAGTAGAAGACTGTACAAACGACAAAGTAGCTGTTCTTACACCACACGGAATGAGACAGCTCAAAACGAAATCTGATATAGATGTTACAAGCATTTATATAAAAGTTCCCAGAAGAGATCGTCTGATAAAGATTCTTCAAAGAAAAGATGACATTGAAGAAGCCAAAAGAAGAGATGCTTCAGATGTCGGTCAGTTTGACGGAATCGAAGATGAGGTAACATATGTTATTGAAAACCCTGAGTATAAATTTACACCACAGGATATGGCAGAATTTGTACATCAGAAATATACTTCAACACGAAAAACAAGCATAAATAAATGCAAAACGATATTATGTGATGTGGACGAAGTGATAAATAACTTAGTTGAAAAGATCCTTGTCGAATATAACAAGCAATACAATGACAGTCTCACTCTAAATGACATAACAGACTGGGAAGTTAAAAAATTCATCAAGCCAGAATGTGAAAATATATTCACGGAATTTGGTACTGATGAATTCCTATCTTCTTTAGAGCTACAGCCAAAAGCAAAAGAAGTAATCGGAAAATTGATGGCAAAATACAATTTCTATTTTGTTACATCAACTTATCCTGACCATGTAAGAGTCAAAGATGAATGGCTCAAACGGAACATTCCGCAATACGATAGTGGAATGCTTGTTGTGTGCCGGGACAAACACTTGGTACATGGAGATATCCTTATTGATGACTGTATAGGGAATTTTACACTGAATCATACGAAAGATTCACCAGTTAAATATAATTTCATATTTGATAAACCCTGGAACAGATCAGTACAGGAGGACAACACAAAGAACTTTAGGGTTCATGGTTGGGATGAGATTTATGAACTTATTGATAAATTGGAGGATTTTTAATGGTCTACAAACGTGATGGACAGATTCAGGAATTCAGACCTGAAAAAATCGAGAATGCTGTTTTAAAGGCATTCTATGATGTTGAAAAAGAAGAAACAGAATATGCAAAATCAAGAGCCAAAGAAATTGCAGAAAATATCAGTGCGCTTGATAAAGATATGGAAGTTGAGGAAATACAGGATATTGTAGAATCTCAGCTTGCTAAAAAAGATATGAAAGTCGCAAGAAAGTACATCATCTATAGAAATGATAGAACCAGAGACAGAAGACGCAGAAGTGAACTCATGAAACAGTTTTCAGAGAAATTGAAAGCTAGAGATGTTGAGAATCAGAATGCAAATGTTGATGAAAAATCATTTGGTGGAATGATTGGTGCTGCAAGTGATGTTATGCTGAAACAGTATGCTCTTGATGAGTGTATGTCCGAATTGGCAAGAAACAACCATATTCTTAACAGAATCTATACACACGACTTAAATAGTTATGCGGTTGGTATGCACAATTGTCTCAGCATTCCATTTGATAAATTACTTGCAAATGGGTTTAATGTACGACAGACGGATGTTCGCCCAGCACAATCTGTCAATACAGCCGGACAATTGATTGCTGTAATATTCCAGTTACAGTCGTTGCAGCAGTTCGGTGGTGTTTCTGCAACACACATTGATTGGACACTTATGCCATATGTGCGAAAGTCATTCAGAAAACATTATATTGTGGCATATTTAAAAAATACAGCAGCGTTCTTATACTTAGACCTTATGGGAATGCTGTTTGATAACTACGAAGACGAAATTGGCATTGTCAGAAACCGATTCGATGACTGGATTGATGAGAATAAAGAAAACTTTTACAAAGAGACAGGACTGAAAGAAGAGGACTTTTTCTTTGCAAATAAAGAAAAACTTGATCCTATTTTCTATCAATCTGCTTTATACGATACAATCATTGAAACAAAACAGGCAATTGAAGCATTATATCACAATCTGAATACGCTTCAGTCAAGATCTGGAAATCAGTTACCATTTACTTCTATCAACTATGGTACATGTACTGAACCAGAAGGAAGAATGGTAATTAAAGCATTACTTGATGTTTCTATCGCTGGAATCGGAAAATTACATAAAACAAGTATTTTCCCATGTGGTATTTTTCAGTTGAAGAAAGGTATCAACAGAAAGCCAGGAGAACCGAACTATGATTTATATAGATTGGCACTCCGTTCAACTGCACAGAGGCTTTACCCGAATTACGCTAACTGTGATTGGTCAGGAAATGAAGGGTATGATCCAGATGATCCGAAAACATACTTCTCAACAATGGGCTGTAGAACGGCTAACGGTTGGGATATCAATGGATTTGGTCAGACAAAAGACGGTAGGGGTAATATTTGTCCGGTAACTATCATCATGCCAACACTTGCTATGGAAACAAAAGTTTCACTTGAAGAGAACAATTGTTTTACTGGTGGAAAAGAATATGATGAGAAATTATTGGTTGACAGCTTCATGGAATATCTTGATAAGAAGATTGATGAAGCGAAAGACATGCTTATCGAAAGATATTTATGGATTTGCAAACAGTCACCAGACTCAGCGAAATTCATGTACGAAAATTTTGTAATGGAAGGTTTCGATGGAAAAAATATTGAATCTGCCATGAAACACGGAACATTAGCAGTTGGTCAGATTGGTCTTGCAGAAACTTTACAGATTTTAGTTGGCTGCAATCATACAACTAAAAAAGGTATGGAAACCGCAAAGAGAATTGAGCAGCTTTTCAAAGATAGATGTGCCGAATACAAAAAAGAGTATAGTTTAAACTTTGGAGTATATTATACCCCAGCAGAGAACTTGTGCTTTACAGCAATGTCAAAATTCAGAAATAAGTACGGAGAAATCCCGAATGTTTCTGATAAGAAATTCTTCACAAATTCAATGCACGTTCCAGTTTGGGAAGAAATGAGTCCTTTTGAAAAAATTGACATAGAGGCAGAACTTACAGGATATAGTTCAGCCGGTTGCATTACATATGTCGAATTGCCATCAAGTGTAAAACAAAATATTGATGCACTTGAAGAAATTGTAAACTATGCAATGGATAAGGATATTCCTTATTTTGCAGTCAATGTACCGAATGATATGTGTACCGAATGTGGTTATACAGATGAAATCGGAGATGAATGCCCGATTTGCGGTTGTCGAAAAATCAGAAGATTAAGACGAGTAACGGGATATCTCACTGGTGATTACATTGAAGCATTCAATGAAGGAAAACGCCAGGAAGTTGACTACCGTGTGAAACATTTTAACAATGCCTTAAAAGCCAAAACGGAGAAAAATGAATCTCATTAACGGCATTGAAACTGATTTCAGATTTGCCGGAATTGATAAATTCGATGTAAATAATGGTAATGGAGTTGGAGCAACTTTGTTTGTGCAAGGTTGTTCCCACCATTGCAAAGGTTGCCACAACCAATCTACATGGGATAAGTCAAAAGGAATTCCATTCACACAAAGCATTTATGATGAACTATTTAATGAGTTATCAAAAAAGCATATTTCTAGGCTTACTCTTTCTGGTGGTGATCCATTAGATAATGTGGAGCTTTCATATTTTGTAAGTAAAGATTTCAAAAATCTCTATCCAGAAAAAGAACTATGGATTTATACAGGATATAAATATGAAGAAATAATTCACCGGGATAAGTATAAAAGCCTATTAAAATTATGTGATGTTTTAGTAGATGGAGAATTCCGAATAGAAGAAAAAGATCTTCGATTACAATTTCGTGGCAGTAGAAATCAAAGAATCATTGATGTGCAAAAAAGCATAGTGGCGAATAAAATAATACTTTGGAAAAGAAAGGAAATGTTATAATGGCAAAAGTAGTAGCAAAATTTGAAAAGGTAAGTTATGAGCAGTTCAAGAAGGACTGGGGAGATACATTTAACGCAAGTGATGAGGAAATTATTAGAAAGATTTATGACGGAATCAAATTACCGAAACGTGCAACGGTTGGTTCTGCCGGATATGATTTCTTCACACCAATCGGACTGAAAATTAAACCTGGTAAAACAGTAAAAGTACCTACCGGAATCAGATGCAGAATTGACAATGACTGGGTATTGAAATGTTATCCTAGAAGTGGTCTGGGATTCAAATTCAGATTACAGCTCAATAATACAGTCGGAATCATTGACAGTGATTACTATAATTCTGACAATGAGGGACACATTTTTGCAAAAATTACAAACGACACTAACGAAGAAAAAGTTATAGGTCTTAAATCTGGCGAAGGATTTATGCAGGGAATTTTTGTTGAATATGGCATCACAGAAGATGATGATGCAACTGGAATTAGAAATGGTGGTTTTGGAAGTACAACAGAATAATATTAAAAAATAAAGTTGAAATATAATCACAAAGCAGATATAATATAATTGCCTTGTAATACTATGTACAGAAGTAACTAGCATTTTTCTATAATTTGTAAAAACAATTATTCTGTAGC